CTCCAGCGCCACCTCGTAAATATGTGGGTCCACCACTGGCAGTTATTGAAAAACCACGAACAGCCTGATGAGGTTGTTTATAGTAATTAGCGCCACCTAGAGCACTCGTTGGTGGAGTTGTGGTTGCTACAACGCCGTTTCCACCAAGACTATGCGTAACAGATACCGTTGCTGCGCCACCCTGTTGGATTGTTCCTGCCGTGGACCACCCCGTGCCATCAGCCCATCCAATACGCGATGCATTACCAAGGGTTAATAGGTTTTGAACAAATATACGATAACCGTTAGGTTGGATTCTTACACTGTCACCAACAGACATGTTGTAACAATAAATATCTCTAGTTAAAGAGTAGACACTAGAAGAAGGTGCAAGACCCAAGGCTGTTGAACTGCCGTCAAAGACAACAGAACCGTCATCGCCAGTGCCATAAACAACATCTGGCGCGTCAAGGAATTGAGCCAATCCGTTTGAACCATATTTGACTACAGCGGGCATCAGGTCTCCTCAATACCGACCACTGTCATATTAACAGATGTTGCAGAAGAACATAATGCCGTCAATTGGTCACTGTTTGTAGCGTTTGCTGTAGAACCGTTGTTTGTCATAACCAAGGAACAGTTAAAGGAAATTGTCTCATTAGCCGCAATTGTCATGGCACTTAAAATATCGTGCGTAGCGGCTTCCGTGACATTTAATGGCTTGAGGCGAACTGTCACCGTCTTTGCTGCTGCCGTGGTATTTGTCAAAATAATTTGCTTGACGACTGTCGTTGTACTGATGGGGACAGTGTAGTACACGGCAGTTGAAGCCGTAAGTTGCGATGGTCCGACAAGTCTTTTCTGTGTTAAGGGCATTACATAACCTCCATTATAAATCTCATTTCAGCATCACGCACATTCGTTGTCAAAGCAACAGTACCAGTAGCATTGGGTAAAGTAATTGTTCTATCGGCAGTTGGGTCAGTAACGCTTAGGGTTGTTTCGTAAGTATTCGCAGTTGCGCCTTCAAAAATAACTGAACCTGTTAAGGCAATATTGCCGTCAACATCTAGTTTTTCAGCAGGGTCGTATTTGCCAATACCCACACGATGGTTAGTAGCATCAACTTTTAATGTTGTGGAACTTATCCCAGCCCCATCAACTCTTAGGTCTCCTTCTAATACAAGACCAGTTGAGGTGTCATATAAAAGGTTTGCACTGCCTGCGGGATTGTTTGAACTATCTTTGTAAACGACCTGATACGCATCACCAGCAACAGGACCTGTTGCACCTGAGGGTCCCTGCGCTCCAATTGCTCCCTGCGGACCCGTATCACCTTGAGGTCCAGTATTACCATTTGTGCCATTCATGCCAGGATAGCCCTCTGGACCTTGTGGTCCAGTTGCACCCGTTGGTCCTGCTGGGCCTTGCGCTCCCGTTGCTCCCTGAGGTCCAGTATCTCCCGTTGGACCAGCATCCCCCGTGGCACCTGTTGGTCCTACTGGACCCTGCGCTCCCGTTGCTCCCTGAGGTCCAGTATCTCCCGTAGCACCCGTAGGACCCGAAGGACCCTGCGCTCCCGTTGCCCCCTGAGGACCTTGCGCTCCAACATCGCCAGTACGAGCAAAAGTAATAATGATGCTCTCACTATTACTAAACGCCGTAGCAGAACCTGAAACATACGAACAGTCAACATCAAAGAAGCCTGTTTCTTCCGTGACAGCAGAAATGGTAAACAAAGCAAAATCTGATGAATCAGCCTTATTAGAAATACGGAAGTGACCCTTTATCGTACTTGTTGAGTCGTCAATAGTTCTTAGATATGACTGAATGTCAGTTGCGTTGACATCAACATCGTCAATTTTTAGTTCTGAAGCAAGACTGATGTTTGCGTTGCTGAATTTAAGTTTTCCTGTACCAGGATCGGTATGTGCTGTATCGGTATCAAATACATATTCAAATGTGATTCCGCCAAAGTTGCCTTGGGCACCTTGTGGTCCTGTTGCGCCTTGGCTTCCTGTCGCGCCTTGAGCGCCCACATCACCTTGCGGACCCTGAGGACCCGTAGAACCTTGTGCGCCAGTGGCTCCTTGCGAGCCAGTTGCACCTTGGCTTCCAGTTGCGCCTTGCGGTCCGACATCACCTTGTGGACCAGTCGCGCCCTGAGCGCCTGTAGCACCTTGTGGTCCAGTCGCCCCCTGTGCGCCTTGAGGTCCAGCATCACCTTGCGGTCCTGTCGCTCCCTGACTTCCAGTAGCACCCTGCGCTCCCGTAGCGCCCTGTGGACCTTGCACGCCCTGTGGACCCGTCGCCCCCTGAGCACCAGTGGCTCCTTGCGAACCAGTCGCACCCTGAGGACCAGACTCCCCCTGAGGTCCTTGTGAGCCAGTTGCGCCCTGAGGTCCAGTTGAACCTTGCGCACCTGTAGCCCCCTGAGCGCCAGTTGCACCCTGAGGTCCTTCAGGTCCCTGACTGCCAGTAGCGCCCTGTGCTCCAGTACTACCCTGAGGTCCTGTCGCTCCTTGGGCACCCTGACTACCCGTTGAACCCTGTGGTCCAGTACTGCCTTGCGGACCTTGGGCACCCTGTGCGCCCATTTCTGCAATAAGAGTCCAGAATGTTCCTTCTACGGGCGTATCGCCAGTGTTGCCCCCATTTGCATTAATGCGGTACCAAGTCTCGCCGTTATATGTGGCAACATCACCAATCGCATAAGAAGATCCAATATTGTACGCACCAGTAAAATTCCATAAGGCGTTAGCCCCCTGTGGTCCCTGAGCGCCCTGCGGACCAGTACTGCCCTGTGGACCCGTACTTCCTTGAGGACCCTGCGAACCCGTAGCACCCTGACTACCAGTTACTCCTTGAGCGCCCGTACTACCCTGCGGACCAACATCACCTTGAGGACCAGTCGCACCCTGACTACCCGTCGCACCTTGCGCTCCAGTTGCTCCCTGAGGACCTTGCGCTCCTTGAGCGCCTTGAGGACCGACAGCAGTGGTAGGAACAAACTTGGTGCCATTAAAAACTAGGGCTTGAGCACTTGTTGCGCCAGTCGGGTCAATCTCAATACTGTCAACGGTCAAGGTACTTGAAGACAATGCTCCAGTAACTGTAAGTGATGTTGCATTTCGTGAGCCGTCTGCAAGAAGGTACTGAGTATGGTCGTCGTCGCTAAGACCAGTGAGAGAACCGTGGTCAGATACTGGCTCTGTTGGTACGCCACCACCAGAAACAATAGAGCGCACATCCGTTACAGCAACAAACGCTGCACTTGGCGTATTTTCAAATGAATTTTTACACTCATAAATAATTTTATAAAGAGGTCTAAATTCAACAATAGGGAACCCAGCCAAGTCTAGGTCACTATAAATAGCCGCTTCAGCAGCGCTCTTTTGACCATAACTATTTTGACCAAGAATTGAAATTACTGGATAGTTAAGATTGTTAGTAGCAATGATGAATGACACACCAAAATAGTTGTTTTGAACATCAACGGTAGACCATGTACCAGCAGTATTTAAGTTATACCGAGGGCGAGATGTACCCTGCTTTAACGGGAATTGTGTTGGCGCATCATGTTTCCAATGCGCATTAGTGCGATAAAAAACAGGGATTTCAGCAATACCTTGAAGAACTTGTTCCCAAGTATTTGCTGTAGGTGTATTTGAATGTGTGATGTCAACTTGTAAATCTTCATCAAAGAAAGTTCCGTCAGCGATATCTAGTTGAGCGTGAGAATCTAGCGAACCATTACCATCAAGAATATAGTTGTTCGCGCCAAATCCGTTGGCGATAGCCGCGCCACGAGTTCTGTGAAGATACTCGTGTGTTTGCCAGTCAAGAACAATGCCGTGGCGTTCATCAGCAAAGAAGTATGCTTTGTTGTCTACTTCATTCCAGTAAATATATGCGGTAGGGGTGTCGTTTTCCCAATCAAAATATGATGTGCGATACGAAAGAACACCAGTATTGCTGTAATAAATATAGTAAAGACCACTCGTGTCAGGAATGTCAACAGTTTCCGTAGTTGTTTTCGTATATTTGACACCCTTGCACCAGACTTCAAATGATGCTGAAACTGGGGAGATTGAGAATCGTCGGTTGCCTTCATCAAAAGCAATAGTGCTTTGCGACTTATCAGTATGACCAATTGGTTCTCCACCAGGAAGATTGACTGGGGCAGTACCTGGAGCGAACTTAGTACCGTTATAAACAAGCGTGTTGCCTGTAGCCGCACCAGTTGTATCTACTTCAATACTGTCAACATAAAGCGTAGGAACTTTAAGGGTGTCGTCAGTCTTTAAAACATTGGCAGAGTCACGATAAATGTTGGTATCAACAGCATCAGTTCCATTACCCCACGAAATTTTTCCGCCAGCATCAATACTGAGGCGAGGATTAGCATCACCATTAACGCCAACATCTATGGCGGTGTCTGCTGCTGTACTAAAAAATCGTGCGCGGATAGCCGCGAAAAACTTGTTTGCCATTGAGCCTCAACTCAAAATAGGTGACCCCGCAAGGTCTATAATTTTAGCCTGTTACTACTACTCGGTAAGAAGAAGCACCAGGCGCGACACTGAAAGTAACTTGAACTCTGTTGACCGAGGACCGAACAACATCTGTAAAAACAGTGTCGTACGAGGCTGAGTCAAAAACTTGAACTGTGACATCGCGCGTATTGAAGTTGTGGTCAATATCAAATGTTGTCGCAACGCCAGTTACTGTTTGCGAAGCAACACGAGCCAATGCTGGGGTGTTGGTTGTGCCTCCAGTGATGTCGCCAGCAAGGTTAGTTCGTGCGCCACCAGCAGTACCTGAGCCAGTACCACCATCTGCGACAGCAATATCAGTGCCGTTCCATGTACCAGTTGTGATGGTTCCAAGGGTTGTAATTGTTGCTTGACCAACATAGTTAGTTGAAATGTCAATTGCGTCAGACGAAACAGAAATACGGTTTTCTGTTCCGACGGCATCAATTTTGTTACCGTCTTTAGTTAAACCGTTTCCAGCAATACTTTGACCAGCAGATGAGAACTGAACGAAAGTGAGGTTGGTCGTATTGAGGGTGATAGTGCCGTCTGTTGTAAGAACCCAACCCGAGTCAGACCATGCTGTTCCTTGCTCAATAAAAACAAACAAGCCCGGCGTAACTTCAGATGATGCGTTAGCGTCTGATGCTCGTGTTAAGACCCAAGGGTTTGAACCGTCACCAGCGTCAGTGACAGTGTAAATACCGTTATAGGGGGCATTGCTGGAAGTCTCATTTTTGACAAGGATACGAACACCCTCATCAACACCACGAGTCAATGTCGTTCCGTCAACAACTAGAGCGGCGTTTGCCGATGCTGTCAAAACATTAGATAAGAATGTGTATCCAGACAAAACAGCGTTAGTTGCCAATTTTGCTGATTGCTTGACATCTAGACCCGAGCGAGCAGCATCAACATATGCTTTGTTGGCTGCGTCAAGATCATTTTCTGGTGCCGTTACCTGTAGGCGACCATTAGCATCTCGCACTGCCAAGGTTCCGTTTGTATTGGATGCTGTGGCATTATTTAATAGGGTGTAAAAAGCACTCGTTAAAAGACCAGCGTTGCTTCCGTCAGCAAGGTTGAGAGTGAGGGTGATTTCCCCCGCGTTGCTTTCGCCAACCGTCAGGGCGCTAGCGTAAGTTCCAGCGGATGTAACGCCATTGATAAGCGTTTCCCAAGCCGCACCTGTGTAGTATTTTACAGCATCGTCGCCCGTATGGTAAAACATACGACCTTCAAATAGGTTGCTATCAGGATTAGCGCCAAGTTTTTCAAATGTACCATTTAGAATCTGATTGCTATTCAGATCTAAATTTGTAAGAAATTTTGTTGCCATTGAATTTATCCTTTAGGTCAAATACGCATAGCCCGAAAAAGGCGCAGTAAAAGATACACGCACCTGAGATGTACTTATATATGATACTTCCCCAATAACCGTTGTAGATGCAGTATCAACCACAGTTACGCTTGGATACCCACCTAGGGTGTGATTAATGGTCCATGTGGAAGATGCTGATGCCTGAGTATGAACATGACGAGTTGTTGCACCGGGGATAAAAAATGGAGATGCAGGCCATCCTGACGATGTTTTTGGTCCCCATAATGAACTATTTGTAGTATTTACATATATTTCACCAACTCTGCCAATGTTGGAGGTCGGGTTTGTGGTTCCAGTGACAATTCCAAGACCCTTTGACCCCGAAATGCCAACTAACGAAACAAGGACATTAGTAGTTTCCTCATTTACGGAAACAAGGTTGCGTAACTGGTCGGGGGCATTCTCAATATTTAGTTTTGTTACTTCTTGGACTACCGAGACATTGACATCGGTCATCTAGTGACCTCTAATTCAAGTTTTATTTTACCTTTTAAGATGCGAAACACTCTACTTTGTGCGTCAACGATCTCAATGTCGTACACGCCATCCGAAGTCATCAGGGCAGTATCCGCGGCAAGGATAACTAAAGTAACTGTACCTTCATCGCCACCGAGTGTAATTCCACCATTTGCGGTGGTTAGTGATTTGACGATAGTAGAAGAGTCAATTTCTGTTCTAATTTGCATACGAGCGGTAAAGCCCGTCAAATCATATATTGAATCATCGGAATTAGTTATAGTTACAACACGCTCAAAATGAGCGCCCTGGTCAATTGTAAAGTTATAATTGCCAGCAAGCACACTAAACCTCCAAAACAATGGCTACAACTAATTCTAGCCCTAAATGTGACAGTTTTACAGCATATAAGCAAACGGAGCGGTCAGGAGGGTACCGCTCCGTTGCTCTCCTTGTCGGGAGGACCTTATTCTTCGTCGGTATCTTCGTCTAGGTCATCATTATCGCTATAAAAGAATGATGCATCTAATTCTCTAGTCATCATAATTTCTCTGGCACAATCAAGCATTCCCGTACCAAGCCAAGTAGTCATCCCATCGGATGTCCCAAGGTGAAGGTCGCGAGAATCATTATCAAGTACTTCGGCAATAATGATCCAGTTTGTGATCATTTGCTCTGGGAACGCCTCGGATATTAGACCCTGTAGATCTTTATCATCGTAAGGATTTCCCATTTATATATTTTAGCAGTCAAATGAGACTAAAGAATTAAACTAAAATCATGCCTGTACAATGAAAATCTTTCCACCACTAGGTCCAGTATCCCCAACGGTGTATGACCGATAAGCCAAAAATGAGCGTACAGGGCGTACAAAAGCATTTGTTGTTTTTGTTTGACCATTTAGACTACCAGTATCTATTCTTTGCGTCCATGCCAAGGATGAACTGTTGAGGTACTCAGTTGAAGTCCAGTATGCGCCAGTCTGAAGGTCACCAATAGCCTCCCTCTGAATACGCAATTGAGCAAATTCATCCTTTGATGGCAAAAACCAGTCAGAATAACCGCCATAAACTAAATCTGCACAATACGCAGAGGCGTTAGTTGACGCAACACCACCAGTATCAGCAATGATATCTATTGTATTTTGCGCTCCAGTACCAATAGCAACGCCATCAGCGGCAGTCAGTCCCCCAGTATTCGCAACAATAAATGCCTCATCTAATGAGCCATCACTATTTAGGCGAGCAATAAAGTCAGTTATGGTAGTGCCAATTGTTACAAAAGTACCACCAATAATAATTTTTCCACTAGACTGAATTTCCACACCTTGGACACCCGCACTAGGAGTGCCATTGCCAATGAATGATGTGTCCAATGAGCCATTGCTATTCAGACGAACAAGATTGTTTGCTGTCGTGTCATTGAATGCAGTAAAATTTCCACCTACAACTATTTTACCGTCAGACTGAATTCCCATATCATAAACACCAAGAGTTGCAGTAAATCCAGTACCAGCATTTGTAGTAAATGCGGTATCTAATGAGCCATCGCTATTCAGTCTTGCAATTCTATTTACGGTAGTCCCATTGAATGAAGTTATACCGCCACCTACTAATATTTTACCATCAGACTGAATTTGTATTACAAAAACAGTGTTAATAAATCCAGTACCAGCAGCGGCAACGAAATCGGTGTCTAATGAACCACCACTATTTAGACGAGTTAAATACCTTGTAGTAGTTCCATCAAATGTAGTAAAATATCCACCTACAACTATTTTACCGTCAGACTGAATTTTAATTGCTGAAACAATGTAATTAAATCCAGCACCAGTAGCAGTATCAAAATCAGTATCTAATGAACCATTACTATTTAGGCGAGTTAAATAATTTACGGTAGTTCCGTTGAATGTAGTAAATTGACCACCTACAACTATTTTGCCGTCAGACTGAATTTCAATTGCTTCAACAACGCCATTAAATCCAGTACCAGTGTTAGTTGTAAAAGTTGTATCTAAAGTGCCATCAGAATTTAAGCGAACAATACGACCTACGGTAGTTCCATTGAATGTCGTGAAAGAACCACCTACAAGTATTTTTCCGTCAGACTGAATTGCTATATAACTAACGGAGTGACTAAATCCAGTACCAGTAGTAAACGAGTTATCTAATGAGCCATCGCTATTCAGGCGAATTAAACAATTTACAATTATATTATTGAATGAAGTAAAACCACCACCAACAAGTATTCTTCCGTCAGACTGCGTTTTAGTTATATAAACGACCAGATTGGCACCCGCCTCAACCACACCAGAAGATGGTGCCCAAAGTCTAGTTACTTCTTGAGAGGCTGGCGCAACTTCAAAACATGTTATTGGAGTAAAAAATTCCTTACAGATGTGTTGAATCGTAAAACCCATTGGGCGTGATTTTTCTACAGCATTAATCACTGTCTCGGAGTCTTCTAAGACAACCCCACCTGGAGTTTCCGATGTATATGTTTCAAGGGTAATAGTCCACGGGTTGACAATTGGATCTACTATATAATTTACGGTTTTCGTGCCAGTAAGAACAGTTTGAGCAGATTCAATGATTGCAGTCTTTGTTCCAGCGTTGTGACCTATTCTTGCTGTCGTAATCTGATCTCGTCGCCCTTGGACAAAGTTGTTGTCAGAAGTATCGTATGACTCAATTTCATCCCAATCCGCCGTAGCGTTACCGTCAGCAGGATCGTCTATTAATGATACAAAAGAAGCCCATGTAGTTGGCAAGTTACCCCACGGAGTAGAGCCACCAGCAGATTGACTGAGTTTTGTGCCAACAATCTGGGCAAGCCAAGGAAGGAATTCCTTGTTCGCTACTTGTGGTTCAACTAAAGAACTTTTTGTTGAGTTGTCCGTTGCGTCATATCCGCCATCAATATCCAAATAGGGGAATGAGTCAAGTTCGTCAACTGCCTTACCTGCATAAGCCAAACCAACATCCATGAGCCTTAGCATGGGGAAATTGGGCGCTGTTTGCTCCGAGTCTTTTTCTATAAAAAATACTGGCATCCGTTCCATGCACATACGCAAAAAGAGGTTATTTCTAATTGCATAGGTGTTAGTCAAAACTGGGTGGGCTAAATAAATTGCTGAGTTATTGTGATTTACAATTTGGATTGTTGTGGTGAAACCAGTATTTCCCTCAGTTGGGGGGACTACGATCTCTGGTCCACGAACAATTCCCCATGTGAGGGCGTTTAATACTGTTGTGACTGAACTGCTATCGCCATACGAAGAAGTGACAGTTACGGTTGCGGTTACTTTAGACTCACAATAGATGCGACCATAAAATGTAATGAAGTCATTCTTGTACGAAGATGGTAATTGAATCTGTTCGTGTTGTAATGTTACTTGACTAGAGGACGATGGGGTCACCTTTAGCGTATGGTATTGATTTTTAAATCTAAATGAAAAATCAACACTTGATGTTCCATTTGTGGTTTGCCAAGTTCCAGTAGATGTATTGAAATAAAAATCTTCTGGATCAAGTAAATTTCTACAACTACCACTTAGGCTTTCCGCAGCATCAGAACTAGTAGCCATATTAAATGCTTTCTGTGGTTACGGAAGAGACGGGGAGCGTGCCTTTGAAGTTGAAAACAACATTGCCAGAAACATCTACTGATGCAAGTTCACTACTATTTGCATTGACACTCATTGTGAATGAGTCAACATAGTCAACGCCAGAAATTTGAGAAACATCGGCAATCATCTGATTTTTACGAATTTGTGTTGTAAAAGGATATTCAGATGGAGATAAATAATTAGTTAAATATGAATCTATTTCTGTTCTAACATCAAGTGATGAATAGCCTTCAATGACGGCAACTGAAACCGTAACTGAAATGTAAGCAAGAATAACATCGGTAATAGACACATCAAGACCACCAATGCATCTTGAAGCGATATCGTCAGCAATTACGCCCTTTTGTTCTGCCGTTAGACTAGCGCCAGTTGAATCTGATAAGAAAATTGTAATAGCGCCAGTCTGTTCAGCAGCATCAAATCGTACTGTGTCCAAGATCTCCACCTGAGGTGACTGCCCACCTACGGTGGTTAGAACGGTAGTTGCCGCTCCAGTATAAGAATATTCAGCAACTACGCTTCCACTAGCAACTACACTTGCATTAGTGCCTGAGATGCCCCAAATGGTTTCATAATCATTAATCCCAGTATTTGTAACTCGGACCGTTGAGGCTGCGCTCATAATGGGAAATGAGGCTGTTGGTAAGGTATAAAAACTTTCGCCAGTTGAAGTATATTTAATGGCATCATAGCCAGTTCCAGTATTGGCGAAGACTGCCCGTACTACGCCTGCCGAGTACCTACCAAGTGAATCTGCCTCTAATTTAACCAAACGAGTCAAGTCATATGTTTCTACACGGTAGGTGTCAGAGTAATTCGTCAAAATATAGTCTGTTGTCTGCGATGCCGTAGCCAATGAACGACTAAGACTTCCGAGGTATGTCCGTGTACGGCTAAAGAATTCAGCGTCTGTTTCCGTTGCCTCACCTTGAACTAAGGTTCCATCAAATTGTGCGTCAATTAATTTGACAATTGGACTCAAAATTGTCAAAACTGTTCCATCAGCAATAACTGGTTTTGCGCCAGAAGTAATTGCCTTTACCTGCGTTGAAGCCGACTCCGTATCCCCGCTGGCAATAGTTACTGATGCCGTGGTCTCAAAGATATGAAGGACCACTTGGTCGTCAGTAGTCTCGTAGTATCCAACTTGAGTTCCAGCAGGAATCGTCAAGCCAGAATCATCAATTGCCGAAAAGATAACAGCACCAGAAGCAAATGTTGACTCAAGGCGATACATGCCCATGACGCGGAGCATTCCCTCAATGAGGCTATTTGGAAGCCTATTGATCGCCCCCGTGACGAGACCTGAGACATACGCCATTGCCTGAAGCATGGCATCTTCCACGGTTCCTGTTCGTGGGTCAAACTCGGGGAGCGCGATAAGGGCGTATTCACGGGCAAGCGAATAAATATCTGATGGCTGTAAATCATTAACCGTAAGGTCAATGTATTCACTAAAATCTGGTGATGCCATTATGTATTCCTCTGCCTAAAGCCTAAACCGATTTCAACTAAGCCTGTTTCGGTTTCTGATATCTGAACATTGTCAATCATAATTTCTGGAATGAACGCTCCAGCGGTAAACGCCAAGTCTCGCGTTAATGCGGATTGAAATGTAGGGTCTTCAATTCCGTATGTAGGAGTTATTGGTAATTCACCAGGAATGATCTGGATTGATAGAGCAAGTAATTGCGCGTAATAGTCGTCTGAAGAATCTGTCAATTTTTTGACAGCACCATTATAGAATTGAATCGGAAAACGCAGAGTATCCATACTACTATTTTGCCATCTTTTTGCTCATCAGGCAGAACCACCATCAAGCGACTGAGGAGCGGTAGCGATGCCACTTAATGCAATTTTACCAATAACAACCAACTCGGATTTAGAATTGTTTAAAAAGGCGCAAATAACACTGTCATTGACCGCTGGGATGGCTTCAACCCCAGAAACAACGCATGGACCAAAAGCGTAACCTGGTGCGACGGCACGAAGTTCAACATAGACCTGAGAGCCGACAACACGCCTAACTATCCCATAGTGAATGCCACCCTGAAATGGGACGGAAACTGCCTTGTTTCTGGCTGTGAAATTAGGATTCTGCATAATTTTTACTCCTAAACAAGACCAGGATAGTTTTGTTTAAATGATTTTTTTGAGTCATATGGAGTAATAAGAAGTTTAACGACACTTTCTTGGCGCACTGCTCTAAAAAATATTTGATCATTGAATGCCATAAGTAAATTGTTAGCCTCATTATATTTTTGTATTTTTGCGTTTTTAGTAGGTAATCCATAAATTAATTTTGCCAGCCTCTTTGCACTAGATTTCATAGTCTCTTTTGATACCCCAGCCTGAGACTGCATATGTTGTCCATTTATGTATTTATCAATTAAAGTATTAACAGCCGCTGGATAAGTCTGTTGAGGAAGATTAAGTAAATCAATACCGCCACTTGCACCAGAAGAATCAGTTGCACCTTGCGCTGGGGTTACTGTTGTTGTGCCAGTAACTATAGTGGGAATCCCTCCTTCTTCTATTGCGGCGAGTGCATCGGGAGATAAGCCCCCAGCAACTGCATATGTTTTTACTGGAATACCAAACATAAAACCCCATAAAATACTTTCAGCCAAAGCCTTATCTTTCGTTGAAAGTTTTGTAGAATTTTTAATAATAACTTTAGCACTTTCAACACTTCCTCCTCCTCTTAAGAAGTTGGCGGCTATATTTACTAAATCTTTAATGAGGTTTCCATTAGAACCCGTATACCTAATATGTGCGAGATATTCTTCCGTATACTTCTTAGAGCCACCAAACTTTACTTTTGAAAAGTCAATAGCAAATTTGTTTTCTTCTTCAGTGTCGGGGTTACCAATTTCATTATCTTCAGGATTCCCGCCTGATTTTGTCGTGTCTTTTTTTGTTCCGTTAGTAGAAATGTTTTCTTTATTTGGGTCAACTGGCGTGCGGAACTGAACTCCAACGGGTTCAAAAGTTCCCTCACCGAACTGAACATCACTAATTAAATAAAAACCATCAAACCCATGCATTCCGCCAATAAGAATAGTCATACCAGGTCTGAGCGAAATGCCGTTTGCCCTATCCACGGTCATAGAACCAGAGGCAGCGCGAACATCGTCATCCGAGCGACGAATGGTAGGCATGTCTAGAAGAACATATTTATCTATTACTTCTGGAAAATAATCAACTGTCGGCTCTGGCCAGATAAAAGGAATAAACTTTATATCTCCATAAACAAATTTGGGATCTCCCCACTTGCCAAGAAGCCATTTTTCTGAAGCATAAAAAAGAGTATTGTCAGATACAAAACAAACAAACTCTTGCTCACCAGCAGCGCTTTGTAAAACACTCCAAACAGAGTCGTCAGTGGTACCACTATTAGACTTGACTGTAGCCTGCTTTTTGGCATCTTTTTGTCCAACAAAGTTCATGTTGTAGCGCAGTGCCATTCTTTGAGCAAGGTCATATCCTGAAATGCCGTTGAATGCCTCAGGGCGCTTATCTCTCTTCATCAACTGGATAGCCTTTGAACGACAATCAAGTTGATGCTTTGGATGTATTCCTTCACTCCGTGATGTTTCTATGGCTGCAATTTCAAAAAGCAATCCTTTATAAAAAGCATCTCGTCTAATTTGAAAATAGTTAGCCTTAGCCATTTTGAACTCTGGGTCAATAACGCTTACTGAGATTTCGGATGACCCAGAAATAGTCAAAGAGACACTTAGTTCTGTTATTGCTGCCGAAATATCCCTATTGGAAAAAGTTCCTAAGTCGCCAAGACTAAATAAATTTATGTCAATGTTGTCAAAGTATGCCATTATCCTGTTGGTCCTATAATATTGCCACTATATTTATCTCTATCACGGACGGATGTATAACTAATAAACTCATCTTGAGGGTTTGGACCACCCTTTTTGGGAATGTCAACAGCCGTGTTATAGGTGATTTTAGGCAACTCTGCAATAACGACCCTTGGATTAACATTTTCAACCAATGTCATATTTGCCTCAGCGGCAGTGATCTGGTTTGAATCATTTCTACGCATAGAACTAAAATTCAAGTCTTGAATAGACCAGAAAATGTTTTTAGATGCGTCAGTCGTCCCTATTGGATTAGAAATTTGCTTATCCAGGTTTGTAAAAAATACAGGGCGGGCAATGTTTGCTATGTCAAACAATAATTCTAAATCATTATCAACAGATGTAAACAAACCATCTTTTGGAACTGCAACTAAAAACTTGATAGATAACTGTCTTGACCTAAATCTACTGAATGCAACAATTGGCATTTTGCCAGGACGAGAAATTTCTTGCAACTCTGGTCCCATATTGCCATACTGGATTTGCTGTGGGGTAAAAGGAAAAGTAAATGAAATTTGCGGCTGAGTTGCAATACTTCTTGTTACATGCATTGTTACAGGAAGGGCATTTGCAGTGTTTGTATAGGCTGTTTTAGTTAATTCAACTGTATCAAGTGGATTGCGCTTAAACTTTGTAACAGTCGTTGAAATAAAGGTACGAGAACTTGGTTTGACAGAGCGCAGATCACTATTGGTTGCCATGATTAGTACCTCTCATTGCGTGAGCGTTGTGCACGCTCAATCTGATACATGACTTCAGATGCCAGAGCATTGACATCCATATTTGGAGTGGCATTGATAACTAAATTAACATTTGAAGTACTACTTGATGACGGAGCCATGATTGGAGCACCCATGTACGGAGTAGTCGTATCACCAACAGGACCATTGCTTGGTACGACATGAAGATGGCGAGCACTGCCATTGCCGTGGAATTCCGCAAATCCGCCAGCCTTATTAATCGCCTGTCCGTAGAGTCCAAGGTTTTGACCAACGAGGTCATATGCGCGTCCAGCGGCGTGATCTGAAGACATAGAACCAAGAGCATTGGTTCTGAAGCCTGATGTCACTGTACGCTTGCCAGCAATCTGAGCATCAAATGCGGAATGCTTACCCATGGTATTCAACATATTTCGTCGGGGACTTGCTGTATCTCCGCCAAGTTCGTCAATAATCATTTGAGCGGCTGTACCCAACTTGGTTACCGCAGTACCAAATGCATCCCCAGCATCAACCCACTCAACCATTCCAAGAGAGAGGTCATCAACAGAAGCGCGCAAGAGTTCTTCATTTGTTTTCTGAAGTTTTATGTTGTTTGCAAAATCTTCGCCCAGAGCACCACTTAATTGAGAGTTTATATCGTCATTAATTGATACACCATGAGGAGTTTGTGTGTATTGTGGAGTTAGAAATTCCCCAGCGTTGATTTTGCCAACTATTCTTAGATACTCATCAATACCCTGCGTAGCAAGGACATTGTTCAGCATTCCAGTTATATCTGCGACACTACCACCCTCATAACCAACACCAGCAAGACCAGAAACAAGGTTTTCGGCAGCGGAACCAGAAACAGCACCAGCAAATCCTTGAGCACCAAAAGCAGCCTCCATTATTTTTGCATTGTCACCATTAAACAATGCATCTGTAATCCGTGTTCCATTAGGATCAGTCAGAACGCCATAACCAATCTTGCCATTTTCATCATAACCGTAAGCATTATATTGTGAACCTTCTTTTGTTCCAATATTTCTATACAAAGCCTCAAATGCCTTTACTGGGTCTCCACCAGAAGCAAGAAGTTGTTCTTGGAACATTCCCTCAAGGAATGCTGCTGTATCTTCTGGGGTTAGGGTGCCAGCAAGTGCTTTCTCGCGAGTTGTTTGAGCAAGTTCATTAGCAACTTTAGGGGCATTTAAGATATCCACTTGTTTTCTAATATTACTAACTGCGGTCGCATAGGCATCTGTTAGGTAATTATTTAGGTCGTCACCAAAGCGCATTGTTGCAATACCAGTAGCGGCAAGAACATCTTGGAGTGTCATCATGCCATTAGCCAACGAAAATTCTGCGGAGTTTGCTAATTTTGCAATTTCTTCACTAGTTAAGCCGCTCGCGGCGCTTAGATCCTCAAAACGAGACTCCATTAATTTGATTCCACCCTCAAGTGATTCTTTTTGCACTTCCCACTGTTTATTTGCTTCGTCTAGTGCGGTTCCACTCTTGAGTTGACCATCTGCCATTATTTGTGCATATTTTCCAAATTCTTGCATTGCTAGTTTTGCTGATTCAAGGTCATTTTGACCTAAAGAATTATTTACAATGTCTGAATATCCATCAACAAACTTACCAGCGGCTTCCCTTGCCATTTTTTTGTATTTTCCATCTTGCATCCAGCCCTTAATACCACCGTAAATAGCACCAATAGTTCCTGCAACAATTGCTCCAACGGCAGGACCGACACCAGGAATAGGAATAACATTACCGACAATAGCGCCAGCACCAGCCCACGCTGCTCCAGTTGCTAAGGCTCCAGTTGCCGTTGAGGCGGCTCTACTTCCCCCAGTTTTACGGTAAGCCAAATCCGACAGTTGGTCACCAGCCTGATAACCAACTGTTCCGAGGGTAGTAACAGCAGCGCCTAGACCACCACCAAGAAGAGGTATTTTATTTCCAACAACAGCACCAACGATAGCGGATGAAATTATGTCATTAATAATATCTGGACCAGGTAGCATCTGAGCAAAAGCAGCGGCACCTAAGGCTGCTGTAGTTCTATTATTATTGACCCAATTTGCACCCCTCTTACCCCTATCTACCATTCTGTCTTTAAATCCCCCAAATCCACCCTCACCAGTCATTGCTTTCATTGCCATCATTGGTCCAACCATGCCAATAAAGGCACCAAGCGGACCCATCTTTGAAAAACTTCGGATAATGGAACTTAAACCACCAACCATTTTTCCAATAATTTCCGCAATTGTTGTAAGTGTTGGCAATGCTTTCATAAATGCTTCACGCATAGCACCAAATAAATCAAGTATTTTGGTAATTAAGTTTTCAATAGAGTCACCGAATTTTAAAAACTTATCTTCATTACCAACAACCATGTCACCAAAGTTTTCAAAGTTCTTTTTAAGTCCGCTACCAAGCGCCTTGATAATTCCACCAAGGAACTTATTAATAATTTTGCTAGCAGCACTAAATCTTTGTAGATACGCAGTAAAAGAACCAAAGGCTGATTTGACTTTTTCCCAAAATGATGCGAATGATTTAAAGAAACCTTCTTGTCTTGGGACATACTCTCGCATGAACTTCACTAAGAACTGCGAAATAACATCTATACCGTTAACAAATTTGTCTAAAAGTCCACCTTGGGCATAGTCAGCAACAAGTGGACTAATTGCAGTGAATGTCCGCACTACAATGCGTCGGATTTCTTCAAACGCATACTGGACAGGCTCAATAAATTGAGCACCAAGGTCACCAAACATGACCTGCATTTGAGTAACAAAGGATTTAAACTGACCAAGTAAAGAGCCTTGCACCGCTGCTGAAGCACCAGAAACTCCAGCCTTCTTTGCAAACTCGCCCGATGAGAACATCTTGATAATTTCTGCGCTAGTCATCTTTCCGCCAGCAATCATTTCCTTGTAAGTTTTTTCAAACTCAGGACCGATTTCCTTGGCGGCACCAGTAACTTTTGAACTACTTAAGCCTTCACCTTTTTGAATAAGTGAGATGATGTTTGCTAGTGAACTTGCGCCTTTTTCAACATCCCCAGATGCGTAAGCAAAGTCAAGCAATCCAGCCAAAGCACCACTTGTTGCGCCAGTGACTTTTGAGTTCTTTGAAGCGGCTGCAAAAGCCTGTGTAAGACCCTTCATGCCAACAGTAGCAAGACGAGCATCTCCTGTCATCCCTCGTAGGGCGGCGCTAGATGCCTTATAGTCCCCTCCGTAGCGACCTGTGGCTTGAGCGGCTACAAACTGACGCTGAGCGGCGGCTACCGTTGCTAGGGCAATAGCGGCAACTGCAGCGCCCTTGGCTAGGGCAGATAACGCAACTTGGTATGCCTTGGCGGCAAATTTACCAATTGCTAGCAAGCCGTTGACTGAAGACAACGCCAATGCCAAACCAGCAGTTTCAAGTCCTGCGCCAATCATGGCAAACTTGTAGGTAGTCTTTAGAAAGCCTGCTAGACCCTTTCCTGCCTTGCTTGCTTTTTTGAATCCCTTTCCAGCACCGTCTGCGTCTTTTCCTAATCTTTGAGTGCTTCTGCCTGCATTGCCAGCCGAGCCGTCAAGATCGTTTAAGGCATCTCCAAATTTTCCAGTACTGATGCCAGCATTATTTAATTGAGCGTTAGCGAGTTTTGCCTTGGCAACAAGTGCTTGAAGTTTGCGTTCTACCTTGTCAATGCCGCCTGTATTGGCATCGGTATCAATTTTTATAGTGACTTGCTCGCGAGCCATTGGTACCTCAACTAAAGTTTGACGGCTAAAGAACTATTTGTTCTTATTTATTTTACGCTCTTGTTCAGCCCTATCAGCCTCAATAACTTTAGCACACGCATACCTAATAATCCATTCTTCATCAGAACAGTTAAGTAATTGTATAGGGTCAGTACCCCATAGTTCGCCAAGTCTAGCGGCTGCAACAATCCGCCCGTCCGAGACTAGAAAGTCTAGGACATCTTCGTAGGGTCCACCGTCTCAACGGTGTCTGAATACCCCGCCGCCTCTAGGATTGCTAGAGCCGCCCCTTCAACATGAGGATCAATGCCGAAGAAGGCACGGACGCAATCTGGCACTGGACGAGTTGTGTTGGTCATCTGGAGAATGGCTTCCGAGGCAAAAGTAAGACCAATGCCATCATCGTTGGTAACTTGCTCGCCATTAATGTAAATTCCTACACAAGTGTGACCCACTACAAAAGCAGCAAAGCGGGTGGCATCCATACCGCTCTTGCTGTCTTCGCCAGCATTTTTGCGCCAAGAACGAAGTTGATGCTGTGTAATATTTGGCGATACTTCAACTGTTACACCGGGTCGTTCTGGGACTTCAATAAATACTGATGCCCGTTCAACCTTTTTGGTAATTACTTCTTTCAGTTGTTCCAAAACGCTAGGAGGCTTAACATCCTTAGCGACCGTCTTTTTGGGGTTGTTATCTTCTGACATGGTGAAAATATCGTTGCTCATGTTTTGAACCCTAGCATGAAAGAAGGAGCACCTAGTGGTACTCCTTCAGTCAAACTATTACTAAATTTTTAAATCAGGTTAATACTTCAGAAGTCACAGTCTGAATACTAAAGGTCAACGAATAAGTTGAAGGTGCACCGCTAGCGGCATCGCCATCAGGCTCAGTCAATCCAACAAGTAACGCTTGTGGATAATTACGCTGAAGTTCGGGGGTTGCAACATTGCAGTTCAATTCATCAATTTGAATGTCAAAATAAGCACGACCAACCATCTGACGAATACTACCAAGAAAGTCTCCGTCAGTGTCTGCGTCATAGTGACGAGTTAATGTGATGTCACCAATTTCCGCAGGAGCACAAAGCACTTCGGGGAATAACTTTCCACCAATGTAAATTTTTTCAACTGAAGCAGTGATTTCACCACCAGTTACCTGTGCGAAGTACGCAAGCGTGCCGTCCTTGCCAGGTTCAAGAGGCGTTTCAACATTGCCCTCATCCGACGCACTGATTGATGCGACAATTTGCCTCTGCGCGATTTTGCTCATAGTTGTTCCTTGCTCCTTATCAGTTTACTGATGCTGTGAGATTTGACTTAGTGACATCAACTTGAATCTGGTCACCAATGCTAGAAATACGAACTCCGACTTTAGCCTTAACCAAGCCACCAGCCAATTGAGAAAGCGGGTTGATTGCGTCATTGACGACAACCGTGTATCCGTAGTCAATGCGACGACCAGTTGCATCAAATGCTTCGTACAAGCCACCAGCAATGCGGATTGGCTCTAACATTGAAATGAGGCGACCCTTAACGCGGGTAAATAGCGCCGAACGACCATCAATTGGCGAGAACACCAAGTCTTCCAAAACTGCCTCACATTTAGCAACAACGAAGTTGAGCATTTCACGAGCGTTCAAGAAACGATAGTTGTCCTCATCGGATGAAAGCGAACGAGCACCATACACGCGAACGCGACCATTGATGATTCGCAAAGTATTAACTCGCGACTCGTCAAGGGTGTTACTGACGGTCTTGGTGACCGTATCATTAAGACCAGTCAACCAGCGTGATTCCGTAACAACACCAGCGTACGCTGCCCATGAACCAGTGCGGTTATGAGCAATTGAACGCTTAGCGGCTACGAATCCTTCTGGCGAAATGACGATTGCAGTTCCGTCTTCCTTAGTCGCCTTAACCCAAGGCCAAAACAATCCGCCGTATTCTGAATAGTCTTCAGAACCAAGAGTTTCAGCGTGATCGGCGGCCTGAGTTGCGGTGTAGTCTGACGGCGTTGACAAAACGGCAATACGGTGATTCTCGTAGCAGTGGTCAAGAATTTCAGTATGAACTGTTGTGATATTTCCGCTAGTCACCAAACCTGGCATTGAAACAGCACCAGGACCAAAGTCGTAGCCAAAATCATCCAAAGCAGTGAACCATGTTGCATCAATAACACCATTACGGTTGTCGTCTCCAGCAGAGAAAGCCGTTGCACTAGTGATATTGTCAAAAGTACCCGTACCGATAGTTGCCGTAATGTACTTAGATGCTACGGCAGAGCCAGTAATCTTATTTACAAGGGCAGTAGCGGTAGCAACTTCTCCCGAATTATACACAAGGTCGCCCGAAAGATACAACTTGAGAGTCTTACCAGAACCAAGCGCAGTAAGCGTTGTGGTCAGGTTTGACGACCAGTCTCCTTGACCAACCGCGGTCAGCGTAAGGGCGGTACCAGAGGCGGTATTAGGGACTTGCAAAACGCCAGCGGTGGCTGATGCTCCAACGACACGCGAAACATAAACTTGTGCTCCGCCTTCTTCAAAGAAAGTCTGCACCTGTTGGTGAACTTCTCCATATGAAACATAATCACCGAAGACTGATTCATAATCAGAAATACTGGTCACTAGTTTCGCTTCGTTAGAAGGACCACGCTCCGTGAATCCGACAACAAACCACGAGGCAGTTTGCGACTGGTTGATTGTGCTCGGTCCTGTTCGGACTGATGTGTTGACTACGATTCCGGGCATCGTGCCTTCCTCCGCTCCCATAACTTGGGACTAAGTTCATGACTTTATGAAGTATACCTGGTCTAGTGCCTATATTTTGAACAGGTGAAACTTACCTGTAACTATTGTGACCGATTATTGCTATCCTCTAGTGGAACAACTGTTATATATTGTCAAAAGTTTCTTCAATAGCGACATTTACTACTTCTGGCTCTATGCTTGTTGCGCTTGGTGCAATAACTGGGACGCGACTAGTTTCCACAATTGTCACTGTGTATCCAAGATAAGCACCAGCCATAACCCGCTCGCCTTTTATGAGCGTCAGTTCAGAATATTCCTCACGAATACTTGATTCGTCAATCATTACTTCTAAACCTTCTGTATCCCCACATTGGTTAAGTGATGGACCATCAAGGATGGCAGAGCGCAATACTGTTGTAAGTCGGTCTCTTTTTAGTGTGGCAAGGTCGCTTTGGTCATCTTTTACCCAGATATATGTGCGCATTGTGTAGTTAACACTAAATCTTGGATCAAATAGGCGCGTATAGTCGGTTCTTTCCAAGCCATCCATTGAAATCGCTACAGTAATCAAAGTTGGCCAAGCATCAATTGCTACGGGTTCATAGGCTAGATACTTTTTAGGCTCAGGAAGTTCCTCATCATCCAAGTTCCAAGCATTGCGATATTTAACAAGCCTGTCTGGTAGATCAGATTCTAGATATAAATTGACAAATTCTTTTGCCTTATGGGGTCCCTGCATTGTCATTAGAGCGTCCCATTAACAATATAGTTAGCGGCTTTTCGTGATAAATCTTCGCTAAATCCTCGTGGTTCAAAGATAATTTTTCGTGCTGGCATCTTTGTTGTCCCATATTGATGAAACTTTGCATATTCAACATTTGTACCAAAATTTGCAAATGTTGGGGTAATAACATTAGGAGGACCAAATAATGATGTCAAAGAACGCATCAATTTACCAGTAGGACCTGCTAATGGCGGGTGGGTATACGATTTATTATCACGACGCGGTGCCCAGCCACCCACTGGCAAACCGCCAGTGGCAAAGTTTTCCGCATTTGCTAATTCAAGCATTTTCCTTGCATACATGAAAAGGGGCGTAAAATTCTTTGAACGCAATTTCATGGTATTGAGGCGCAAAAGTGCTTCCTTTATATCAACATCAATATCAATATCAACACCAAGGCTCATGATACGCGCACTCTCTTCCATTTCTTAACAGAACGAAGTTCTTCCTCAGAAAAACCAGTAGTTAGAGGTGCGGTGTTTCTAGTCTCAAGATCCTTGATGCCAACAACATCATCGTGCATGTTTTGCATTTCACGAGATGCTGCTCGTAAAATTAAGAGTCTAAAGATTTTAATTTCGGAACCTGCCAACCCAGCGGAATACTCAATTTCAATGGAATCGTTGGCGAAGGTTCGGTAAATATCTACGCCATATCGCCTTACGACATAATCAGTGCCTTCTACCAGAACCTCAGGGACACTCCCTGGTGTGGGCGATGTGACGGTAATTGTCTCAACAGAAGAGATTGGCGAATTCCGCACATAAAGGGTGTACGGGGGGTGAAACCATGTCATTGGGCGTTCGGTGGTGTCAAGGCTGACATCGTAAAAGAAAGACGATGTGGGTACGCCAACGCTATTTGACTCAACGACATATGTTTCCGTCAGCGTCAAAACCTCAATAGTACGGCGAAGCCATGCTTCTAATTCGCTTTGGAGACCTTCAAGGACATATTCGGCAGCGTGAAGTTGCCTGTTACTGAATTTAATGTCCATGTAACGCTCTAATTCAACAATACTGACAAGCATTCTGCACCTTCCTTACGGACAAGTTTACTATTTAATGCTCGGCTTAGAGGTATGACTCTAAAATGTCATCCCAATTTTTAGCCATAACTTTGACATTTAATGCCTCAACTAATTTTCTATTCTTTTTGGCTTCTTCAGCACGAGCGTTTAAGTTGCTCATTTCTGTCAGGTAATTAACCCAATCATCCTTACTAGAGGCAAGAAATCCAATTCCGTACTCATCATGCAAACGGCGGTATTCGGAAAGGTCGGACATCACTACAGGGATATTTGACGCAGAGTATTCAATTGCTTTAATCCACGACTTGGCATGATTGAAGGGAACATCGTTGAGGGGAGCAATACCACAGTCAAAGTCAAAAGATAACCGAGCATAATTTTTAGGATGGTGCATCGGAGTCATAGTTACAAATTTACGATCAACCCCAACTTTATCTGCAAAATAGTCAACAGATGAATTATGCCCAGAGTGGTGCAATCTCCATAGTGGATTCTTTAGTACCCCGTCTAAAATCTCAAGGTCTCCAGAACGATGCGAAGTTGACCCAACCCATCCAACTTTCATTTTTTTGGGACGGTGATAACGCTGACGAAAATCCGTTATTGTCACGCAATTTTCAATAAGGTGCACATTTTCGCAACCAAATTCAGTTTTAACCTTTTCAGCAATATATGGCGTACTGACAGTTACGGCATTCCCCAGTTGAATAATTTGTTTGTAAAAGTCAATATTTTCTGTTTTATTGAAATCTGGATGAGTTAATTCATATGCCTGATTATTTTCGTGAAGTTCCCAATACCAGTCATCAATGTCGTTAATAAAGATTTGATTTTTGTTTGGATTATTGGCGATTTTATCTGCAAGATTCTTAAACATGAGCCGTTGCAAGACGATGATTTCGCAATCATAATGAGAGGTCCCACTCCAATCTCCAATGCCAAATCCTTTTTGCGGATGATGAACTAAAAGACCAGTAACTGACCTATATTTAAGGTGTTTTCGGTTTTGTTGAATCCGAACCCAATTTGCGCCACCAGGAACAGGATGACCAGCATCGTCATGCATTGAACGAGACCAATCGGTTGAAGCAAAACCAACCTTAATTATTCTTTTAGTATGAGCCATTCTTCCCTCGTTTTATAATATAGGGGGAATCCTAGCACGCAATTTTATGGATCAGCGTCCTCCGCGGAACCTATCTGGGATTAAGTCTCGTCCAGCACCATCGGGGTTGCCAGCGCCGCCAAGACGACGATTTAAGCCTCTTAAAAGGAATGCAAGAGCACGCCGCCACCACGCAGGGCGACGACCTTCGCGCTCGTCTGGTTCAGTATCTGGGGTACCACCGGGTATAGGCATATTTTCTCCTAATCTCTAAAAGATTTTAGCACAATATAATAACGCGCTACTGATTACCCATCGGCGTTCGGCGGACGCTCAATAATAAGGGCATCGTCTTTTGCTGACGATGGGGCTTCAATTGGCACCCACGCTGACGAATACTTATGGGCTGAGATATTTTTATCTTTTAACATGGTTCCGTCAACCATTAGGTCAATTTCGTCCATGTGCATGACCAACATACGCTTTATATCGTTTTCGCTATATTTACGAGACCGTAGAACTTGCTGGATAATTCTTGATAATTTCTTTGCAACGACCTCACCTCTGCTTCGGTTGAGGCGTACATGAAGAATCATAGCCTCAATTTCATCACATTCAACAAAAATAACTGGGACAGTATTATCTGTAATTTTTAATAGTTTTTGTAAACTGCAACTAATTTGCCACCTGTGAGATCCATCAATAATCATATTGGTGTTTTTCTGCACAACAAGGGGCTGAAGCCATCCGTAGTCTTCTAAAGACCTAGCCAAGACCTGCAAATCTGGCTTCAAGATATAAGTGGTTCTCCATGAGGCAAGATTTAATGCAGAAGCATCAACCCATTCCATTTGCCCATTTCCTAGCATTCCAGATTTTCCTTTTCCAAAAATTCCCATGATTTCCCCTATCGTGAATCGTCTTGATAATCAAGTGCGTCTAATTCAGCCATTTCCTGTGCCTCTGCCAATCGCATAGTATGCGCTCTGGTTTTTGGTCCAATTGGATTTACTGAACTAATGTTAAATTCGTTAATTAATAAATTTCTAATCAACCAGTGAACTGGATATGAATAAGGGTCTTTGCGATGTTTTTTCCTAAACTCGGATGCAAATGCCATTGCTCGCTGTTTTAACCCTGGTGTAATTATATTGTCATCAATGCACAATTGCACGCCTTTCCATCCTCTAAGGGCATACATTTGAATCATGAGTTCAAGGTCAAACTGAGACCACAATCGTCTTTGTGCGTCAATGTGCGGAAAACACTCCACTAATCTGTCGTAAAATTCTGGCTCTGTTCTGACTACATCTTTAATACGGCGAATAGCAACTGAGTGCAATGGAATACCAATACGACTATTTGAGCCAGATAGAGCAGCGTGGTCATAGTATTCACAATACGAAGCGTTATGTTCTTCTGAAATAAATTTAAACACATCACTTGCTGTCCAGTCATAAATGACCTTAGCAAAACGCAAGGGGATTGATTTTTTCATTTTGAAAGGAATGTTGATGTAATTTTCGTTTAACTTCTGAACACACGCTCTATATCTGACCATTGACTCGTTGGCTCGTACGCCAGTCAAGAACGCAACACTTCCAGACTTTCCTTGCATTGTGTAATAGTCAATTGACTCTGGAAGGATTTGATCTCTCGTAAGTCCAAAATGCTCAGCAGTAATTGCCCATGGTGGGATATCGCGGTAAAGGCGACCTTCTCGTTCCCGCTTAGCGGACCAAAGTAGGCAAAACTCTCGCCTGCCCAAAACCCAAACTTCTTGACCCATTGGCATGCAGTACCACTCCATGTCAACCCAGTCATAGTTGCGTACTTCTTCAATGTATTTAATAGTAAGAGGAGAAACCATCTCTTCATCTCGGAAGATAACTTTTACTGGTCCAAGCCCGCGTTCTTCGTGGATTTCTTTAGCAAGATACAAAACAGCAGTTGAGTCTTTTCCTCCAGAGAATTGAACGCATACCGTGTCAAAAGTGTCGTAGACATGGCGAATTCTTTCGCGAGCAGCCTCAACACAATTAATATCTAAAAACATTCTTTGCCTAGTCATAGTTTTCCTTAGCGATAGTCTGCGTGAGCGTCTAAAAAGTTAATTAATTTTTCAGCGATTGTGTCTCCGTCAGTGGAAACATCGCTTCTAAGCCACTTGACAAATGCATACCAGTGGCTTTGTTGTTCTGCGTTATCAAAAACAATCGTGTATTGAACTACTGCGTTTCTAGTACCTTGAGCACCAATACTCGTACTTCCAGAAGCGGCGACTTTCCTATTGTCAATTGCTTCCGATGGGACGAGTCTTGAACCTTCAGTAGTGTGTTCTACGCCGTACTTTGGTGAATTCTGTGATGGATCTATTAAAACTGGAGCGGTGTAACCAATAGTGCTTTCTTGAGTTCGCTCAATCCTATTAATTTGTTCATTGATTGATGCCATCTCAAACATATCCCAACCCAAATCCTCAAGTAGTTCAGGGTATGTGTCATCAATGTCCCCAAGTAATGACTTCAGGATAGATGGGTCCGTATATCCAAGTTCGTTTGTCCTGTTGTCCGCAAGAGCGAAAGCAATAGCACGAGTATCATCTGCCTCGTATTGAACAGCGGCAATATGCGTCCAACCTAGTTTTTTGGCTGCTTGAAACTGGTGATTACCTGCGATAACAGTCATTGTGCCATCTTCATTTGGGCGAACAACAATTGGTTTGAGTTGTCCAAATTCCTTATAGGAAGCAATGATTGCATCCAAGTTTCCCTTGCGAGGGTTATTTGGCAAGGGAATTAGTTTTTCTATGTCAACTAGCAAATTAGTTAGTGATGTATCAACTTGATAATCCATAATTTCTCCTTGGGTTACGGCATTGTTTGAGCGCGAACATTGGCAGCAAGCGTTCTTAGTGCGTCAATACTAGTACGAAGCGAATGAAGGCGTTCTCGTTTACTTTTGACCAATGCTTCACTAATTTTGTATTGCATTATTAAATCCTGCAATTTATAATCAGCCCATGCTTCGCGCTCTTTAATTGACCCTTTTGCGCCAAGGTATTCCTTAGCCCATGAAGATTTCATATTTGCGTCTTTAATGGCAGCGTCTTGAGCCAAGGTTTCAAAATTTTCTGTTTCATTTTCTAGTAAGCCAGTTAGCCGAAGAATTTCTTCTTCTACTTCAATCTGACTAATTGGTCGGTTTCTGTTCAATTGTGCCTCCTATAGTAGACCAGTCAATTTTTTGTAGACTGTCAATATTTTCTTTTCCCCATTGGTATCTAGGCTTACCGAGGACATATAAGCCCATTTCTTGCAAAATCCAAGCGTCACACATATCGTCTGACCCCTTACCAGCCCAAACAATTCCAGTCTTGGCGGATATTGATGAGACTACTTCATTTTTTGATGCATTACCACGCCCTGTAGCGAATTTTGCTCTACAAGTAGGGGGAACGACAGCAAAAGGTATTTGTAAATTATGTAGGCAAAGCCTAATTACTCCACCTAGTTCTCCAATAGAAAACGCTTGCCCGCTACGGCTAGCAAAAGAGTATCCCTCAAGAACAACTACAGGGTTTTGTATTTCTTGTAGCAGTTTAGTGAATTCGTTTACTATATCAGCAAGGCGATCAGTATCTTTTGATTTGACTGAAATAGTTCCTTGATTATTGTCGTATGCCCACCCCGTAGATGTGAGTGACAAGTCCAACCCGACAACAGTTTTCATATTTTTACATTAGTCGGTTGTCATTTTTTTTAGGGGAGATAAACTGGCGACACGGAGGCATAATGACACTAAGTAACGAAGCAAGAAGAGAACGAAGCAAGCAGGCGCAAGCAAACCGCATGGGTTATAGAAACCTGCCAGTTATATATGGTTCAAAGACTCATACAGTTCTTGAATTTGCTAAATTTTTTAACCGACCTGTTACAAATAGGGAAATTTTTGATTTTTCTTCACGGTTCAAAGAAATTAGAGAAGTAACAGATGGATTTAACGACCTCAGAGTAAGAGGATTGGCAGTAAGAGTTGGGGACAAGCATCAAATCACAAAACTTGGTATTGATGTCTTATACCTATGCGCAAGAATACATGTAGAAAAATCATCCTCTTATACAAGAAGCGTCAAATACTAACTAGAGGCTAAAAAACTATTTGCTATAATTTACTTGTCCGTCTAACGCAACAAAGGAAAAAAAATGGCAACAGGAGTTTTAGCCCCATCAACAATCACCATGACAATCCCGGGTAGCCTAACCACTTCAAGTATTGTTACAATGGCAATGCCTTTTAATGGTCAAATTACTGGCGCTTATGTTGCAGTCACGACTGCACCCACCACTTCGGCGCTTACCGCTGACCTCAAGGTTGGTTCTGCCGTTGCCGCTGCTTTCTCAATTGCCGCTGCAGGAACTTCGGATGAAGGTACTTTGACTGCGGCAAATGTCAAGTTTGACAAGGGTGCCCTTATTAGCCTTGATGTTTCGGCAGTCGGTTCAGGTACCCCTGGCTCAAACATGACGGTTGCATTCACAGTTATTGAAGGCTGATAAATCAGTCCCAAGAATGTTTGGCTAAACCGAGGTCAAATGCTAATTGGGGATTATTCCCAATTCGTGTGTGACATTCACGGCATACTGCCATCAAATTGGATTCGTCAAGGATAGACCCACCTTGAGAGCGTCGGACTAGTTCGTGGATGTCTCTACTAGGGCGACGAATATAAACCATAAGATTGTCATGTTCTGCAAAGACTGGACATGCTTCACACCAACGCCGTTCCTCTAGTAATTTTTTTACTAGAGGAACTCGTTGTTTATATAGTTCTTCAGTTTTTTTAGAACGCTTTTTTATTGGCTTTCGGGGTTTCATGACTTAATTTTAGTCAGCAATAACATCTTCAGCCCTGATTGTATTAAATGTCCAATTACCTTCAAGCGATGCCCATAAAGCCTCATCAATTGAAGTGGGTTCAATGTCGTATAATTCAATAAGTGCTTTGTGTTTTTTGATAGCGTTTTCATAAAGCATTACATTTTGACTGGGGTCGTTTTGAATTGTCCCAGTCTTAATCATTAATTCAACTTCATCAAGCCTTCGCTCAACATGAAATTTGAATCTTTCAATTCTGCTGGAGCGAGCAGAATAAGCAGACATTGCTTCTGCTAGTAATTTTGCACCATCAGCACCGAGTGCTTCGTATCTCTTTTTATCAGACTCAGAATCAAAATAAATCGTATCCAATTGTTCAGATAAACTGACACTCAAACTAATTAAAGAGCGTTTCCAACGATCCCAATTTTCTTTTTCTGTAAGAATGCCTCTTTGTGATTTAGAAACTTTATTTTTTACTTCTTCTGCCACAAGACGCGCAAATGCATCATCGTTCATAACTTCCCTTATCTATTTAGTCCAAGACGGACAGATTTTCTTAAAATTACACCAATTACAAAGAGGACCTGTTTTTGTTGGAAAATTTTCATCTTCGCAGTACTGGTCAATTAAGGACTTAGTTTTAACAATTTTATCAACTGTTGTTTTTACTATATCCTGAGTTACTGGCGTTGTCAGGACTTTTGGTCCAGTGAGATAGATAAGAGAAACTGTCTCAGTCTCGCCAACGCCCAACTCCTGCAACATTGCCGCATATATGAAAAGTTGCAAGAACTTGTCATCCATATATCGTTTATCGGGGATTTTCCCTGTTTTGTAATCCTCAATAATAAGTGACCCGTTGTCAGACTTCTTAAATCTGTCAATAAATCCTTTAACAGTTACACCCTCAATTGAACCATAAACTTCGCGTTCAACATCTACAAGATTTGTTTCCTGTGGATCTTCAAGTTTCCACAGATTCTCTACGCACCACCATGCTTTCCAGCGGAACTCACGAGCATCTAGTCTTAGTTTGCTAGTTTCATCCTTGTAATACTCTTCCCATTTTAATCGCGCTAATCCTTTTGCCATGTCAATTGTTCGTTCATCTGATGGCAAAAGGTATAACGCTTCAAGAATATCGTGGACAAAGTTTCCAAGAAGAGTGTGAACCGTGGGGGGTTCCATCATTCCGTCAATTTTATTGAATTTAAACTTCAATGGGCATTGATGAAATGTATTAATTGATGATGGTGATAGATGCGGTGGCGCTACAAGCATTATTCTGCGCTGTCAGCAAAATCTGGAGAAATAGTTCCCCCAAGATGAATGCGGAGAGCCTCCACCGTAAGAACTTCTAGTTCTTTAATGGTGAATTCGCTTGGCTTTGGAATTGCTCGTCCATCGCTCCATGTTGACCAGTAAGCGCGTAAGTCTTTAACTTGGTCCTCGGTGAGTAAGTCCCTGATTTCCTTGAAACGATTGTACTTATCAACAACTGGGTCAATTTGTACTTCTGCGTGAATTACTTCATCCATTTCAATTGCATCAGCATCACGAGCAAGGTATAGACCTACTCCAAGATGTTGGCATGCCTTTTTAAGTGCGTCAGAAACGGCACCCTTAAATTCATCACCTAGGTCAAGAATATCGCCACTCTTAGTGCGCTTGATCTTGGTTCCACCAAATCCAGCATGGGAAGTATGGAACATAGATGTGGCACCTTCGTCATAAACATCAACACGAACATGTGCAATTACCCATTCAGGGTCATTCTTGTCTCGTTCGCAAGATACAACAGTATGCGACCATCCACATGGTCCAAATATCCTGTTCATTCGTGTAATAACTTCCGAAATAGGAATATAGGTAAGGCTTGCCCCACCTTTTTTGACTTGGCGTTCCATTTCTACTGGAAATGGATCAGATAGTTTTTCGTATAGATTTTCCATGATTATTTACCCTTCCTTAGTGAGATACTTGGTTCTGCTTCGCCTGACTGACAGTAGTCGTCGGCATTTACTCCAATATTTGACAATGCCGTAACTCGCCAATATGACGGCTGAACATAGTCAAGTAATGCAGTAATCATTTCTTTCGTTGAAAGTACACGCTCGCCAGTATCCATGTCAATAGCAAGCGACTCAATTTTTTCCGAAACTACATCTGCTAAATCTTTATGCTTCCATGCTTTTCGGTTTTTGTCCCATTTTTTTTCAATGGTGTCACCTGATGAAAGGACTACCATTTCTGTTTCGGTCATTTCTTTGAGCACATGATGAGTTAAAGAATTGTAAATAATTGATAATTGAGTTTTGAAGTTTGAAATCTCAACGATCATTTCACACCAATTTTCTAGTGTGATTTGGCTATCTACTGGGTCTTTTTCTTTCAATGACTCAATGGAATCATCAAGAAGAAGAATTGCAGATTGAAAATCTGCAAAATGCAAAGCATTATTGCCCTCGTTAGTATCTTTCATTTTTCTCCTAGTAAGTAGTTATGTGTTAGAGGATTATAGTTGCTCTACTCCTCTGAGGCAACCCCAAACCTGTTAAATGCGTAAATGCTCCTACGGCAGAGTCAACTTGGTCATCGTGGTTGCAAGCCTCGGGAAAAGATGCAAATTCGTCTAACCAATCCGTAAGCCAAGCACCCCTAACTAGGCGAACATTCCCATTGGCTACAGCCGCCGCAAATGGACGGGCGCGGGTAACTTTATCGCCAGTCGCCCTTATTCCCATAAAGTCATAGCCTGGTAGTACATATCGTGCATATTGGTCAATCAGTGCTTTTCCTGACGAACCAGGTTCTTGCTCCATCCTGATCGTTACCGCATTTCCGTCTTCATAGGCTGTTTGTGCAATTAATTGTTCTACTTTTTCGCCCTTAACTCTGGCTTTCTTTACATCTAATATGTAACTTATACCCGAATCAAATAAAATTAATGTACCAACGGTCCAGTCGGGGTCTGGGTTGGTATGTGATGGTTCCGTAGCGGCGCAGTCCCAGAACCTAACAGCGCGAGCATTAGAGGCAATCTGAGGCACTTCATGAGGGTCAATGATGACAAAGTTCTCTCGGTCAAACAATGTTCCGAGGGAGGTTGTAAACCAGTCGCCCTCTTCTAGTCTGCGACGCTCAATGGGGTCTAGGGCCTGCAATGCCTGCCGATATGACTCAGCGTCAATACCGGGGTTGTCGTGGAGTTTGGAAGGGACGAAGATCCGTCCAGTTTGCATTCCCTCAACGATAAATCTTTGGCGAACCCAATTGGGGGCAGGGTTGGATGCGGATCTCATTCGCAGAGGAACCTGCGCTAGGGCACCTTTTGCTGGACGGCGGAGACGAGAGAACATATACCGATAGTCGGATTCTCGGATTTCGGTAACTTCATCCATGCCAATAAATTGGAATTCAGCACCCTTATAGCGAAGGTAGTCCTGCTGGTTATTTAGGTATCCAAATGAGATACGAGCGCCAGAAGGGAAAACAGCAGTATAGTTATTAGCGTTCCACCTAACATTGTCATAGTTTGCCACCCAAGACTGGAATCTATCCATGATTGCACCAGGGAGGGCAAGGTCGGCGTATGTTCTTCGGAAAAGAATGGCTGAATAATTTGGGATATCAACATACTGTAGGGCAGACATTAATAGAGCCGAACTTTTACCTCCGCCAGCCGCTCCTCCAAAAAGTGCTTCTAGAGCGTAAGTCCGAAGAAAAACCTTCTGAGTCAAGGAAGGCTCCTCAGGGCAAAACTCAGACATTTTTGGTTCTAAATATTTTAGAATTGATTCCCAGTCAGTCATACCGTTCCCTCGTAGATCATAAGATACATTAGTGTTGACCAAAGCCTCAGAGGTACATGTGAAAAATTTTCTGTCAAAATTTAAAGGCAAACCATGGCGCACAATGGCTGCGGACACTTTAATGATAACATTTATAGTGCTTACAAGTATTGGAGCATACATGATAGCACCGCCAGTTGGACTAATTACTGGTGGGGTATGTTGTGGCTTATACGGCTTTCTTTTGGGGTCTGAATAAATATGGCTTGGAATTCACGAAACACCAAGGGACTAAATTCATCTGAATCAAAGGCTGCCTCGCTCGGCCCTGGCGCTCCTGTTGCACAAAACCCCTCAATGGCTGGTAGGGGTTATAAGGATTCTTGGGATATTGAGCGTGCGTACCGAGAGGGTATGCAGAAAGTAACTTGGGTTTCGCGTTGTATTGATGCAATCTCAGGTAACCAAGCACGGCTTCCAGTCATTCTGCGAAAAGACAATAGTCCTAGTGGTGAAATTTTTACAAAAAAACATGAAATTTTAACCCTTCTTAATACAAAAGCAAATATTGGCGAAAACTCATTTATTTTTAGGTATCGTTTATCTAGCCAACTTTTAATGTCAAGCCGTGGCGTTTTCATTGAAAAGATCCGCGGTCGCGATGGACGGTTAATCGCACTCAACTTACTCCCACCGCAACACACTTCCCCGATCCCAGACGCTAAGAAGTTTGTCTCTGGGTATGAAGTAATGATGCCAAATGGTGGAAAGATCATTATTCCTCCAGACGATGTGACATGGATTCGTCGCCCGCATCCTCTTGACCCTTATTTGTCAATGACACCAATGGAATCCGCTGGTATCGCCATTGAAGTAGAAAACTTAGCAAAGTTATACAACCGAAACTTCCTGCTTAATGACGGTAGACCAGGTGGTCTTTTGGTTCTTCGTTCGGAAATTGACGATGACGACAAAGATGAATTGCGAAGTCGTTTTCGTGGAAATATTAACAAGACTGGTTCAATTACGGTCATCTCATCTGATGATGGCGCTGACTATATTGACACCTCGTCTAGCCCGCGTGATGCCAGTTACATTGAAATGCGCCAGATAACCAAGGAAGAAATTCTTGCCGCATTTGGTGTTCCAGAATCTGTTATTGGAAACGCCGCTGGACGAACTTTTAATAATGCCGCTGAGGAACTTCGCGTTTTCTGGATGGAAACAATGATGCCTCACCTTGAGCAAATTGCTCGGGCATTAGATGAATTAGACGAAGAATACTATATTGACTTTGAAACTGGGAATATCCCAATTCTAATTATTGCTAAGCAAGAGCGTGAGCGATATAGCAAAGATGAATTCCAAACTGGTCTTATTAGTATTAATGAATATCGGACCGCCACTGGACGAAAGACCGTAGAGTCAGATATTGCCGACAGTCTCCTCCTGTCTCCGAACCTTGCCCCAGTTGCAAATACAGAGAAGCCTTTTGATGCCGCTCAGGTTCAACCTGTTGATATGGCTGGTGGTCAACCTGGTGCCCAACCTGGTGCCCCTGCTGGTCCTCCAGGCTTACCTATGCTCGGTTCTGAGCCACCGCCAGAAGGAGAGCCAGCCGTGGGCGAGGCGACTCCAGTGGGCGAACCAGGTCCAACTGACCAGATTGCACCAGGTGCATCGCCGGGGCAAGAAATTGAAGGAATTGCACCTGTTGCCAACGCGGCACCGGGTCAACTTTCCGCTCGTCATGGAAGATTTGAAGTCAAAACAGAGAATCAAGCACTTGATGCTTGGGATGTCAAGGCTGAGCAAACCACAGAACGATGGTCAGAAATTCTTGATCGTAACTTAGAGCGTTATTTTGAAAGACAACAAAGGGTTGTTCTAGAGAAGGCTCTTGGTGCAAAGGCGCGCAAGTTGATGAGTTCTCGTGAATTGAAGACAGAGGATGTTTTTGATACCCCTGTCTGGAATAGGCAAATTGCCGACGACCTTGGTCCTGTCTATTTGGCAATTCTCCAAGATGCTTCTGAAATTTCACTAGGCGACTCTCAAAGTAGTAAAGAATTAGATGAGCAACTGGTCAAAGAGTACATTGCACAGCAAGTTGAGCGAACACAAAAGGTCAACGACACGACCAAAGAGGAAATTGCGGCGGCTTTATTAGTTGCCATGGCAATTGCCAACGAGGACGAATCTGACAGAATGAGCCTATTACGGGCAGCCTTAGCCGCTATTTTCGCTAATTTACTTGGCAAGCGTCGTCGCGTCATTGCTGAGCATGAGGCTTCTTCGGCTTTTAACGCTGGTACTTACTTTGCTGGTAAGCAGTTGGGTAAGTCTTCAAAAACTTGGATTACTCGCCGTGACCAGAAGGTTAGGTCTGAGCACACAATTCTTCATGGCAAGAGTATTCCCCTTGGAGAAGGTTTCATGGAGGATGGCGCTTTATTGAGGTTCCCTGGTGACCCTACCGCTCCGCTTCATTTGACTATCAACTGCCGATGCAGACTGAAATTCAATAACTGACTTTACTGAAAGTCGTACTTTACTGAAAGTACCTTCCACTAGCAGTACCCCTATTGCGTTTATGATTAGTGTGTTAGTTACATGAGGTGAAAAATGCCTGTACAAGAAGCAATAGAATTCAAAGCAATGCCTGGTCAAATTGGTATTGACGAGGCTAAAGGCATCGTTGAATGCTTCGTTGCTGGTGTTGGCAACAAGGACAGCGTTGGCGATATTGTTCTTTCTGGTGCCTTTACTGAAAGTCTGAAGCGACGCAAGCCACGAGTCGTTTGGGGTCACGACTGGAATCACCCAATTGGCAAAGTTCTAGAAATTTACGAAGTACCTGCTAATGACCCTCGTTTGCCCGCAAAAATGAAGCGCGCTGGAATTGGTGGTCTTTATGCTCGCGTTCAGTTTAATTTAAAGGCAGATAAAGGTCGCGAGGCGTTTGCCAATGTCGCGTTCTATGGCGAGGACCAAGAATGGTCAATCGGCTACAAAACTTTAGATGCTATTTACGATAATGGTCGCCAAGCAAATCTACTTCGTGAAGTAGAACTATATGAAGTAAGCCCTGTATTGCACGGAGCAAACCAACTGACGGGCACTATTTCTATTAAAGCAGCAAAAAAAGACGAGCCAGTAAACTCTTTTGGAAAATCAAAATGGGTGATGTTTGATCGTGAATTTGCAAGTCGCCTGAAAAAGGATTATCCACAAATTTGGGCGCTTGGTGGAAACATCAAGGGCAATGATCAGTATCGCATATTGACACAGATTGCCGAAGCGGGTGGAGTTGCCAAAAATCAGGCACAGACAAATGCATTAGAATTGCGTGAAGCATGGGTGGCGCGTCATGCAGGAGATTTCCGACTACCTGGCGTAATTGCTCAAATCAAGTGGTTAGCAGTGGGTAGTCGCGGTGAAGACCACATGAAAAATGTAGTCCGTGAAGCGATGCAAAAGCAAGATGCCAAAATGAAGGAAAAGACATTCCCAGCAGGGGAAATGGACGAAGAAGAAATGCCAAAAGGCATGGTAGGTCGTCAAATGGGGATGGCTCGCGCTTTGGCGATGGAACTTGGGAATAGGTTTGGTGGTCCTGCTAAAATTCGCCATGCTGATTCAAATATGGTTGTTTTTGACCACATCATGAATGGCGTTCCAAGCACCATGCGTGTTGCTTTCCATTTTGACGGTGAACGGTTTATGTTCGGTAAACCAGACCGCGTAAAGCCTACTGTCGTGTATATGCCAGAAAACGAAGATGAGGAATACTCCAAGCCTTCAAAGCCAATGATGAAACCAACTAATGCTGGCAATGTTTACGACGATCAGTACGAAGATGAGGATAAGCCCGTCTGGATGAAGCCCAAGGCTTGCGGTTGTGGCGGGAAAACTAATGCGTCTTCAGAAATTGATGATGCATTTGACAGTTTCAAATCTCTTTTTTCTGAAGAGGTCAAGGCTGGTCGCGCTATCAGTTCTGGCAATCTTGAAAAATTGATGCAGGCTATTGAATTGATTCGTGGTGTTGTAGCAGGTGGCGGGCGAGCCGAAATTGAAATGAAAGATCCAAGCGCCAACATCTCAACTAACATTGAAGACTTGTTTGGAGTTAAGCAATTACTTGACCCAGTTTTTGAATACCATAATTTAAAAACACTCGCAACCGAGACTGGTATTGAAATAAAGGGTATAGTTTCAAGTAGTGCAATGAGCGCCATCAACACGGCGCTTAGTGTTTCTGATTATGATGCTGAATTAGTAGTGGAAAATAATTACACCGATAACTGATTCAGGAAAGTAATATGGACACAGAAAAATCTTTAGTAAAAATAACAACCAAGTATCACTGCATGGTTTCTGGAAAGAAACAAATGGAACCATGCGACGGATGCACCAACCCACAAGGCTGTCTTTCAAAAGCCATGCAATACAAGGAGAATGAAGAAATGGACGAACTCAACGAAAAGGCTATCGTCAAACTAGATGCAGACGGTGCTGTCGTAAAGTGCGCCAAGGGTCTTGAGGCTGCTGAATGTGGCTATAAGGCTGGAGCAAAAGTTTGTGGTGCTTGTGGTGCAATGGCATCAATGACCAAGGCTGACATGATGCCAGATGCCGAAGAAGACGAAGAAGAAGAAATGTCGGATGACGACACTTCAATGATGCCCGATAAGAAGAAAAAGGGTGGCATGGGTGGCTACGCAATGGGCGAAGATGACGAGGAAGAAATGATTCCCGCAAAGAAGAAGGGCGGGATGGGCGAGTATTCCGAAGATGACGAAGAAGAAGTCATGCCCGCAAAGAAGCGCGGTATGCCGATGGTGGATGCGGAAATGGCTGACGACGAAGAAATGATGCCTACTCCGAAAAAGAAGAAGCCAATGATGATGGTTGAAGACGAAGAGGAAATGCCTGAAGACGAAGAAATGGGCAAGACTTGGATGATGAAGCCAAGCAAGCGTTCGCGCATGATGGCAATGAAGTCACTTGAAGTTAAGTCTGAAAATGACGATGTTTACATGTGTCAGTTGGAACGCAAGTCATACCCGTCAGCAAGTCAGATTTGCGAGAACTGCCCTGGTGGATGCCAGACAGAAGGCGGCATGCCTGGTTTGTTGGATGTTGAAGGCGTTGGTCTTGGCATTATCGGCGGAAAAGTACTTGACTCTGGTTACTCGTTTGACGACGACCTTTTTGTTGTTCAACTTCAGGCAAAAGATGGCAATACATGGGAAATGATTGCCGATGGTCAAAGTGGTGAAATGTTGCGCATGGAGCGCATTAAGACACCAGACTTTGGCATTGAAGGCAAGTCGGCATTTGATGAAGAAACTGCTTCAGACTTTGGAATCGTTTCAGCATCAGAAGCAGTTGAGATTGCATTGAAGTCGCTTGAAGCAGAATTTGATGTAGTTGGCGATGTCGTTTCAACTGACTCGGATGTATTCCTCGGTCATGATGTCTACTCAATTGAAGTGGATGCAATGAATGGCAAGTCATACGATGTCTATGTTTCGCTTGATGGACAGTTTGTTGGTCTTGACGAGTGGACTGCCGATGAAGCAGAAGAAATTGAAGCAGAGGCTGCTGAAATTGCACTGAAGCGTGCATACGACGAAGAGTCACGCACAGACATGGCTAAGGGCGGTATGGCAATGCCTGACGGCTCATACCCAATCAAGGATGTTGCTGACCTTCGTAATGCAATTCAGGCATACGGACGAGCCAAGGACAAGGAAGCAACCAAGGCACACATCATTAAGCGTGCAATGGCTTTGGGTTCGGAAGATTTGATTCCTGAGAATTGGGTTCCGAAAGATGTTGCTGACAAGTTCTCTAGCGAAAAATCTGAAGACAATCAATTTATGGCATCTTTGATGGAATTTGAACTTCTCGCACAAGAAGAGAATCTTAAAGACATTCTCTAATTACGAATTCCAATTAAAAAGGAGTCATTCGTGTCGTTTGATTTTTCAAAAGTTAACGGTGTCCAAGTAAAATTAGCAGTATCTCCTGATGCTATTCCTCAAGAACGCATCACTGGGGATATTCTTAAAGGACGCGGACCCCGACGAGGAAACCTAGAACGCTTACTTCGTTATTGGCGACCCATTATGCGCAAGCCTGGTGGATTTCGCCGTTGTAAAGTCATTTTGGCAGACCATCCCGAATTATTCCCATTGAATAACATTTGCGCTTGGCTTCATCATGAGACTACTGGCTTATGGCCAAACGAGGGATGCCATCACCCTGGTATGAAAAATTGCCGTAAGAAAATTCAAGGTGTCGTTAGAGGTTCAGTTATTAGCGATAATGAATTTGCTCAGCGTCTTTCACGGCTTCGTGGCGATGGAAAGTCTCTTGACTCCATGGATGGTTACGATTCTGAAGTTGTAACTGAATCAGACTTTAATCACGCAAAAACTGTCCTTGATGATTTTATTGAAATGGAAAATAAATTCATTATTTTTATTAATGATGATAATAATTGGCTTCACGAAGGTCAAGACGAAGATGGAAATTGGTCTCCGCATGATTGGATGAAGCCAGAAGGTCACGAAAAAGACTGCGGATGCGGGTGATTTAATTGGAAGATAGTGACCGCAGGGAAAACCATCCTGACTGGGTTCAGGCACGGGTTAAATCATTTATTCAGGATACAAAAGTCGGCACTGTTCGTTCTGGTTCTGGCGTAGGGCAAGCACTACAAGGCGCAGTTTCATATGTAACTCCTGGTGATGTTAGTGGTGTAACTAGCCCTGTTCGCTCTCGTCTTTACTCCGCCATTACTCCTGGTGGTCGTGGCTTGCGCCCTCGTGTCAATAGACCAAATGAGCGCGGATATCGTTGCCCTGAGGGATATCAGTTTGGTGGTCGCTTTACTGACTCCAAGTGGTCCACATGTGGACGACAGTTATTTGATATCCCATCACTATCACGAACTTTGCTTCAAATTGCCGATAACGCTATTCGTGTAGGGCGTGGTATTGGTTATCAAAATCCTGACACAAACCCTCTTGGTGGTGCCGAAGTTACTGGCGGTTCATTGATTCAGAGCCGTATGGCAAATATTCCTCGTGTTAGTGCTTTTGACAAAAAGAAGCGTGATGATGGCTTAAAGGCGGCAATTGACGAGTTAGTCAATCCATTGGCTCCAGCGTCAATGATGATTCGGCGCGATGGTTTCCCAATGCAACCAGTCGTTTCTGCTGGAGAATTACGGAAAGTTCCAGACAATCGCAATATGGAAGGCGCAGTCTTTCTATTGTCTGCATCCAATATTGATTCTTTTGGTGGCGATGAATTGGGTTTATTGTCAAATACTGGCGTGAGCACTTTGATTTATGTTCTACCTAATGGTTCTACTGTTCGTATGGACAAAACCCGTGCGTTAACCGTAGGCGAACGGCGCAAGTTGGGCAAGACTGTCAGTTCGGCATCCAAGATTGACAATAGTAATGATCCATTGGCTCGTCTAAAAATGGTCATTTCAGACTCTGGTGGCGGAATTTCTATCAACAAAGATTTTTCTAAAATTCGCAATGCTGAAGAAGTTGTTGATTCAGGCAAATTTAAAGGAAAGCCTCGCTGGGTTGCTGAAGCGTTTCGCAATAGTGGCAAAAAGCGTACTGTTTCTCCCCAGTCAATTGTTGATGATTCCAAGTTGGATTCCGAAACAGAAACTCAAGCAAGTAAAAATATTAATGATATTGAAACTGCTATTGAACATATAAACAACGGTGGAAATCTTTCTGATATTAATCCCGCTATTTTGCCTCAGGCTATTCGTCGTGCAAAAGTTTATCGTCAAAAGAATATTGGATCTGGTCGTATTCTTTTTGAGCGTGCTGACGGCGGTGTTTCTTTTATAGAGGTTTCCAATGGAAAGCGCCTTGAGCATCTTGGTGCCCATTTTTCTGCCGCTATCGCTGAACATCTTGAATTACCTACTCCTAAAGTCCGCATCATGGGCGAAGGAGACAATCGCCCGTACCTCGTTCAAAACATTGATACTGTCGTGCCAAATGGCAAATTACAATCTATGAAGTTGACAGATATGCCCGCAAAAGACCTTGCTGGTATTTTTGTTTCTGATTACTTGACAGATGTTCGCAAACGAAATCCTTCTACTGTTTCGGCTGTTTCTGCTGATGGTAAAGTTCGCGCAATTGCAACGATGAATACCCCCTCGTCGTTGGCTGGTTTATCTGCTGAAGAAATGATCAAGCGTCGCTCCATTGTTATTGGCGATTGGGTAAAAGCAGATGGGAATAACATGATTAATGCCATCAAAAACCGCAATGAAGAAGTTCGTCGTCAAATTCTGGCTGTTTATGAAGATTTAATTCAACGAGCACGCGCTTTTAAATGGGATAGATACATTAAGCAACTACGGTTAGACGGTAAACTTTCTAGTGCAGAACAAAAGCATATGGATATTGTTAAATCTCTATATGACCAAAGACTAGACAATTTAGCCAAGTCTAAGGAATCTTTTGCTAATATTTTGGAGTTAGGCAAATGAGTAAAATAGTTCTTATTAAAGACGCAATCAAGGATGAGCCATACGCTCTTGTGTCTTACGACTTCATGGAAGTTAAGGCATTTGCGTTAACGGACGATGCCGAAGAGTGGTCTGAGTGGGCTAATCAGTCATGTAAAACAATTGACGAGATTCGTGAAAGTCTTACCTATTCACTTCAGACAGAACTTCCACGACCAGCAACTGAAATTGAATTAGATGGAATTAAGCAATTCACCACATCTGAGCGTTTTATTCAAATTAAGTCTGCAATTAGTGAATCAAAACTTGAAATGGTTGGCACATTCAGTCGTCAGAGTCGTCGCTTTGCCGTAAAGACATTGAAAGATTCGGAACTTCCAGAAAGTCCATCTTCATTGCCTTTGACTTCTTTTAGTGCTCAAAGTCGGCAGGCAATCATTGAGTATAAGGCCTTGTCTTACAGGGCTGACAATAAGTTCTCGGCTACAGCCTTTGAAGCAAAGGGTGCGCGAGCATTATGGGACCCCTCCCTTGGACCATCTGGCGGATGGCGATGCCCTACTGGTTCTCAGTTCGGTGGATACATCACTGACCGCTTTGGTCGTGGATGCGGTGGAGGGGTTCTCCGTCGTGTTGGGCGAGCATTAGTTGATGCAGGTCGTGGAATTGACAAATTGGGCGAGGCACGAGGCGCTCGTCGTCTTGGTCGTGCCGCTGACAAACTCAATAATAAGCCTGGTGGCGGACGCGCTCAGCGTGCCGTTGGTAATGCGGCTAATGCCCTTGAGCGTGGCGCACAGCGTTTGGTGGGAGACTTTAAGCCTGGTGATGGGCGTGCTCGTCGTCGTGGTATTTCAGCACCAGATATTGCTCCTGAGCGTAAAAAGGAAATTGATGACCGCTTGATGGCTATTCAGGCAGAACTTGATGATCTGGTTGATCAGCCTCCGACTGGCGATATTGAGAAGCGTATTACAGAACTTACCAATGAAAATAAGAAGTTGCGTCGCGAGCGAGATGGAGCAATGCCAAAGCGCATTTCTGCCGTTAAGCCTGCTCCATCAAAGCGTCGTGTTGTTAAGCCTGAGGCTGGACGCAACGAGCGAGTTCAAGGTGCACGCCCTGTAAAGAAGCCAGTTACGCAAGGTCGTCGTCAGGGCGTTCTAGATCGTGCCGCTCAACGACTCGTTGGAGAATATGACCCATCAGAGTATAAGCCTGGTGACAAAAAGCGTATCAAAGATCGCGAAAATCGCTACGCAAAAGTTTCTGATGAAGCATTGATTAATGCGCTAAAGATGAACTCGCCCAAGGCTGTTAAGCCGGGTCAGAATCGTGACATTGAGGCAAACAAGCGTCAAGAGCGACTTGAAGTTCTTCAGGAAATGCTCAATCGTGGCATTGATGTCCCAGAACAATTCAAGAAGGAAGTCAAGCAGTATCGCTTAAAGCCCCAGCGTAAGAAGCGTGGCGCTAAGGCTGGTAGTCGTCGTAGTCGTGCCGCCAACGCCCTAGAGCGAGCCGCTCAGCGAGTTCTTGCAGGGGACAAGAATAAGAAGCGTCGTGACCGTAGTCGTCGCAAGCGTGCCGCCGATGCTCTTGAGCGTGGTGCAAAACGGATTCTTGATGGTAAGAAAAAGCCTAAAAAACAAGATAATCGCAAAAAGCCACAACCAAACGGTGGTCTTAACCTACCTGGCGGTGGTCGTGGGATTATTGAACCGCGAGATACTGAAGGTCTACCAAAACCAGGTATGGGGGGCATGCGAAAGCCTGGTGAAGGTCAACTCAGTCTTGAAGAACTTCAAGATTTAATAGATAGTAATGCAGGAATTACTGGTCTTTCTGAATTACGCAAACAGTTTAAAGATTATGACGATGCCCAGATTGACGATTTTTTAAGTCGTTTTGTTAAAGCACGCGAAAAAATAGATAATGATGATCCAGAAAGATTAAAACTTGACAAGTGGATCATCAATCTTGAAATGGAAAAAACCGCTCGTGAACTTGATCGCCTAAAGAAGGGCAAGAAAGAACGAGATAATCAGCGTGCCCGTGCTCGTCGTGCCGTTACCGCTCAAAGCGCATTTACCCCCATTCGTCGTCCACGCCCAAAGAAAATGAAGGGCGACAAGATTGCTTGGGACGATATGGATGCCCAGCAAAAAGCACGCATGCGTAATCGTGCTATTGCCGAACTTGATGATCTTGATGCAAGTTGGCGCAAGCGTCTTGGTTTAAAGAGCAATGAACCACTCACTGACAAGATGATTCGTGACTACATTAAAGAACGAGAGAACAACAAGCCTGGTGCTTACATTGGCGTTCTTAAGGCTAACGCTAACGACTGGGGCGTTCTTAAGGATTACGCAAATGACCTTGAGAATGGGGATATTCTAAATAATCTTGGTCCGAAGCGTCGCAAGACACTTGTTGACGACTTGAATAATGCTTCTGCACCTAAGCGTGTTAAGACACCAAGTTCACCCCGACCCAAGTCTGCCCCAAGTGCAAAAAAGCGTGATGGTCTAAACGATAATGAAAAGAACCGTCTCAAAGAACTTGACGGACCTGAGTTTGACAACCAAGTAGAAGCATTTGACGAAGCAGAGCGTCTGGCTAAAGCAAATAATGAATCTATGGTTGCGTTTGAACAAGATGGAAAATTCCGTGTTGTCAAGGCTCAAGACTTTAACGATCTACTAGATGGCATTGATGATGACAGTCGTATGCAAAATGCGATTGGTAGTGTTCGCCATTTTGATGCTAATGGTAACGAAAGCAAAATTGATGTTTCCGAGTCTGCTCGCGTTAAGCAATCAATTAAAGAATCACTTGGCATTGATGCTCCAGAATCGCTTGGTGGCTCAATACCCGATGATCGGTCACGACGAAATGTGCGTAATCGGTTCCCGAATAATGGACTCCCCGATAAGGCATTCTGGCGAGACAAGGACTGGAAGCCTCGTACTGGTGGAGATGATGCAGAAAAGCATGAGCGTAGGTTTGGTCGCTACTTTGATTCCGATGGCAATATTAATGCTCGTGGTCGCTTTGTTAACGCTCAGTTAGAACAAGAGCGAGCAGAAAAGGCAAAGCCTAGGTTTAGTAAGACACCAGAATCTGTAATTCCAGAATCTAGTCGTAGAAAAACATCTACTTTTAATTTTGGTAAAGTTGAAGTTTTTGGCGAGGATAATAACGGAAGAGTTCTTTGGAAAGACAAAGATGGCTTTGTTATTCCTGACAACATCGTAAATGATGAAGCCGTACGACAACGCTACATGCGTTATGCAAAAGAGGGGCGAGATGCCTATCTAAATGGAACATTTGCGCAAAATCTTGGCAAAAAGATTGATGATCTTTTAGTCAATAACGACCCCGATAAGCGTCGTGATTTAAGAACTAATCTCCAAAATCTCATTGAAGATCGTCGTTTTTTAATTGCACGAGATAACCCCGTTGCGGAACGAGGCAAATGGGCTGGGGAATTAGTCGCATTCCAAAACATGCTTAACGAGTTGGATGCTCATCCAAACGCAGTAGACATTTCCCCAATGAAAAATGAAGGACTTGATTCCTTGCCCAAGGCTTCTATTAAGCGTCGCGATTTATCCCTTATCAAATTGCCTGAATTTAAAGAAGCAAAAGAAGTATTCGTTCAATATTATGACCTTCGTAATGACAGGTTCAAAGCACATCTTGAAAACGACAGGCTTGATGATGCAAATATCATGATTGAAGGACTTGCTAACGAAATTGATGGGCATAATAAGATGTTGGCTGACCCTGCAATGCCCGAAGAAGACAGAATTAAGATTTTAGCGCGCCGTTCAGCCGCTCTTGAAAAAGTAGGTAAGTTTAACCAAGATTTGCAACTTCGTATGGATGAAATCAATAAACGAATTGGCGCAGAGAACGCTGCACGATTAGGAATTCCAAGACTAAGCGAAGGCAACATCCCAGATAGTGTTGACGCACGGCGGAGAGCAATCATTGGAAACAATTATGAAATAAGGCTTTTGGACAATATCAACCTTGAAAGAGCAAAGGAACGCGCTGCGGAACTTGCAAAAGAAAAAAATGATGGCGAAGGCATCTATGTTACACAGGATAAAAAGAGTGGCAAATTCTTCTTACTAACTCGGGCTAATTTTGAAGAAGCAGTTAAAAACGATGCTTTTTCTGAAAATTATGTCGTTGATGCTGTCGTCTATGCCGCAAAGACCCCAGCGCCACCAAAGCCTCCTAGCGTTGCAAGAATTCCTGATCTAAATGATCCGTTTGATGGATTTAAATTGTGGAACATGCCAATGAGTTTTGATGCGGACGATAAAGGTAATGCAATCAACGCAGCAAAAAGATATGCTGTTGAATTTGATAGCGATTTTGTAGTAGCACAACGCATAAGTGATGGAAAGAAATTTGTTCTTGATGCTCGTGACTGGAATGACTTTGTAAACTCTCCAAAAGTAAATAGTGATGATTTCACTGGCGTGGCAATTTTTGGCGGATATGGAAGAGATACCGACGGAATGCCTCGGCTAAACGCTGGCAAAAAACAACTTATTAATGAAATGCAAAGTAGAGATTTAGGTCGCGTTTTCCCTAAGGGTAATCGCATTTTTGGTAGTGGTGATAAGAAAGCAAAAGAACGCGCTCAAAAGTTTGCCAAAGAACAAGCAGATGCCGATGGTCGGAATCGTTATGTTATTGACACTGGCAAAGAATATATGGTTGTCAATGAAAAAGAATATAAAGAACTGCTAGCAGAATTCAATAACAAGGAACAACGCCTAAATGCAACGCTATCTCCAGAGAAGTTCATTAGAGAACGAAAAGGGAATAATGGAGTAGGTAGGGGCGCTCTTTCTGGTCCAAGGGAAATGGATATTGATTCCGACGAATATAAAGACGCTGTTGTAGCAGTACATCAACAGAAGGGGTCAATTCAAGATATTCCAGACCCACTATTTGCTGCTGTTGTATTTGACGAAAACATTACGGACGGTAAGGGCAATTCATTAGAAATGCCAGATGGAAGTGGCGTTGTTCAATTTGAGGACATTTTTTCTGGACGCTTTCAGCCAGATGAAAATTTTAGATTTGAAAATTTAAGATTTAAGTTTACGCAGAAAAAGCCAAATAATTACAGAGACCCAGACTATGGCGGGGTCTGGGCTGTTTATAAAGTTGAAGACAAGCAAACTGGCGAAACTTGGTGGATTAAATCTTCGGCATATGGAGTTCATGACGCACTACTTGAAGACATTGGCATGGAAGGTGCTGGTATCTTTAATTTTGCCGCTGCAAATAACGCAAAGAACATAAGAATTAGTGGTGAAATTCCGCTTGAGCAAAATGGTAGAAAAGTCAGATGGACTGCCATGCGTGATATTGATGCATGGGAAGCCCCAGAGGGTCAAGAGCAACTCAGTTGGGTAGATGCCAATAATGGTGGCATTGACGGCAATAATGTCAGTCTAGAAGATATGGCTAATATTTTTGTTATGGATTTTGTCTTGGATAATCAAGATAGGCATGGCGGAAACTTCAAAATTGCAACTGATAATAATGGTGTTCAGCGTCTAGGCATTATTGATAATGGTTTAATGTTTGGTGGTCGCGGATATGACATTATTGGTATGAGCCGTGATAACCCATTATCAAAAGCAGACATTAATCAAATTGCTGCAGAACGAGAAGCGTTAGACATGAAGGGATATGCAGAGGGTGATGGAAATATTTTAATAAGAGGATACAGTCTTCCTTCTTCATTCAAGAATCGCCTAGCGTCAAGTCAATTTGCTAGAGATGAATTCAATCTTCAGGTTAAATACTCAATTGAAACAATGCGAGAAAATATTGACAGAATTCTTGATGAGCAAAGAATTAAAGGAAAAGGTATTAAACTTTCAGAAACAGAACTAGCACATCTAAAAGCAATGAAATTAGTTGCTGATGCTCGCTTGAAATATCTTGAAGCAAACCCAACTGCTGTGACTGACTATTTGTTGAAAGACCTACAAGTTAATCAGTCTTCTTCAACTCCCAGTCCAATAAATGCCCCAATGTCTCCAATTCGTCGCCCAAGGGGATTAACTGGTCGTCAGGTTGGCTCGCCTTTTGCTGGAGGATTGTAAAATGGAACAAGATATTGAAAGAACAGAAAAATCTTTAAAGGATTTAAAGAAAGAAATCACATATCCTGCTGTTATTTATGTTGAGACAGAACAGGGAAATATTGCTCCAATTTTAGTTCTTGAACGAAAAGGTAGAATTACTTCTTATTTTTGGGGCGATGTTAAACGCTATGATTCAAATGAGTATAATGTTGTTGGTGATACTGTAAGACTATCTATAGGTTCGCAGTCGTCAGCAAAACTATTTTTTATTGATAATGCCACTCCTGTGGACATTGACAGACTTATAGATCAGGCTAAGAAAAATAAGATAGTCAAACCAGAACCTAAAGGCAAAACATCAAAATGACTACCGATTGCGAAACTTGTCGTCCGCTTGTAAAAGTCATGAACCCCCAAATGTCTACGGACCGTAGGCGGTTTATGATTGAGAGCAAGGCTGCCGAATATCGCAAACACATGGGTCAGCCAAGCGGTTTATTGCAAAAGGGTGCTCGGGCAATATTTGACCCTAAACTTGGTCCGTCTGGTGGATATCGCTGTCCTGAGGGGAGTCAGTTTGGTGGTTACATTACCGACCGCTTTGGCAGAGGCTGTGGTGGGGGTATTATTCGCCGTGTCGGGCGAGCCTTTGGAAAACTAGGTCGTGGATTAGATAACATTGCAGACAGGCGTGACCGTAGTCGTTTGGGTCGTGCCGTCAATCGCCGTAGTAAGCCTAATCGCGTTGCTCGTGCCGCTGGTGCGCTAGAGCGTGGAGCACAAAGACTTGTTGGCGAATACAAGCCCGGTGACTACAAACCAGGTGACGGTGGTCGTCGTAATAGGCGCAACCTACCTGGTGGACCCTCTTTGCGTCGTTCTGCTGTTCCACGCAAACCTAAGCGTGAACGCAAACTGCCCAAAGACGGGGACAAGAAGCCTCGCACCCAAGGGGCAACTCCCAAAAAGCGCCCCATTATTGAGCGCGCTGCTGAAGGGCTAGAACGCGCTGCTCAGCGTGTTTTGGATGAAGATCGCAAGAAAAGAACACAAGGCGCTAAGCCTGCCAAGCCGAAGAAGCCTGTTGCTCCCAAGGTTCCTTCACTGAAGCCAAATGTTTCAGAAGATAAAAAACGAAACATCACCGACATTAATGATATTGACTGGGATAATTTAACTCCCGAACAGCGTGACGAAATTCAAGGGATTCGTTGGGATGCCATTAGTGACCTTGAAGACAAAATGTCTAAGTATATTGGCGTTCCAAAAGAGCGCATGGACCCTGTTCTATTTTTAGACAGAAATGAACGAAACAGAAATAATAAAAAATACCAAGCAGATGTGCTTAAGTGGAGACAATTACACAACAACTTTCAAGATATGCCAGCAGAAGCAATTAAAGAAATTGACTGGACCGATGGAGAACGCAAGAAGATTCTTGATGTTGTTAATGGGGATGTAAAGCCCGATCTTGCAAAAGACGGTGGAGAATTTGACTGGGATAATTTAACTCCAGAACAGCGTGGCAAAATCAAGGACATTGCAAACAATGCGCTAGAAGACGACAAAAAAGCACTTCTGAAACATTTTGGTGCTGCGAGTTGGAATAATGACAGAGTTAATCGTGCTATAGATTTAGCAGACAAAGGATTCATAAAGAAGGATAAAGCCAACGAAATAGAAAAAATTGCATTGAGATGGAATCTGTTGCAAACCCAGTGGAATGACGAACCTAATCTTGCTATTAACGACATTAATTGGACAGACGACCAGCGTCAACAAATCCGTGATGCAATTGGCATAGAGGCTCCTAAGAAGCCCAAGACCCGTGGTGCTGACTTCTGGGAACGACGCAAGAATAACAAGCCGATCAAGCCTGAAGAATTAGATGTTGAGGATGCTCCAGAGATTTTCTCAAGCAAGCCAGACGGCACATCTGAAAGTAATCGTCTTGTCAAGGCTTGGGAACAAGCATATGGAGACGAAATAGATAAATACTTTGCTGAGAAAAATGTAGATCGCCTTGAAAAATTAAAAAATTCAATAGATTTTATTCTCAATAAAAAAGAAATGAATCTATCTCCTGCTATGCGTCGGATGCTTCAAGAAAAAATTAATGACATAGACAAGAAGGTTGCTGCTCTCCGTGTGCGAAAAGCACGAGGTGCACGCACTGCCACACCAAAGCCAAAACTTCCCAGTCTTGTAGGTAAGCCAGTAAGCCGTCAATCAAAAATTACTCGTATTAAAGATAATGTCATTGATGCTTTGCGCATTAAAAACAGGCGTGAGAATGCTATGGGCGACTTTGCTCCAGACGCAATTGGTGATGGCGTACTTGCTTTCCCTGAAAACATTGTTAACGATGACATTAAAAATGTGGCAGATGCAGTCAAGTGGCTTGATGACGGAAAATCATTATACGAAATTCCACAACATTATTGGCTAGAGGCAGTGACTGAGCATGTAGATAATGCAAGAAATCCACAATACAATAAAATTCCAATTAATAACCCTGGTGTTATTAAAAAGATTTTCATGTTTGAAAAATTAGACAAAGATGGAAAAGGCACTGGAACTGGTGTCGTTTTTGCTCGTGCTCCAGGTAATGCAAGAGACGGCATGGGCGAGGTTATGGGTCAACAAGTCCTTAATGCTCTTGGTATGAATGTTGCTCCTGCGCGATTTGACGGAATTGTAAGAGACCCCGGCGGTGAAACTCCTGTTGCCGTAATGCCATTTGCTTGGAATAGGGCAGCACAAGGAGACATGCAACGACCAGTAGCGATGAATTTTGACCGAAAGTTGTTTGATCAATTTGAAGATAAAGGATTCCCTGTACGACTAGGAAATTTATTAGGCAACTATTTCATGGGTGTTGGGGATAGGCACACAAATAACGCAATGATGGCAATTGTTGATGGTCAGCCTCATATTGTTCCTATTGACTTGGGCTGGAATGGTAACAGAAAAGATTTTTACCTTTATGCAAAGGGTGGATTTCAAGGTTTCTCAATGGACCCTGACTTATATGACAATATTGCAAATCACTTAGCCACACTTGATCCCGCAGAAGCAAAAAAACAACGCGATAAACTTGTTGAAGTTTTTGATGGAATGGTCTTGCGTGGTGATGCAATTGTTGCCCAAGGTAAAGATAAATTCATTAAAGATGCTGTAGCAATGATGCATCTTGGTGCTGATCCAGTTAAGAACGAGTCTTTTGTAGTAGAAATTGACAGAAAAGAACTTGAATCTACGATGGAGAAAAAAGCATCGGATATATTTGATGCTTTAGAAGCAAATGTTGCGCAGGCGAAAAATGAAAGAGCGCGTTTATTTGATGCATGGGGAATGGAAGATGTTCCTTCATTGGGAGTACTTGAAGTAGTCCGCCCCACTAAGCCAAAGACACCAAAGGTATCTACACCCAAGGTATCCACACCTAAGGCACCTACCTCAAATGCATCCAAACCAAAAAGTGCTCTAGAAAGAATTATTGCACCACTTCGTATCAGTAATCCACAGAAAAGAAACCCACGAGTACCAATCTTGGCGGAAGTAAAATCTGGTGAATTAATTGCTCGTCCAAAAATGATAGAAAATCCAAAAATTAAAAACCGCCAAAATGCCAAAGACTGGCTTGACAATGGTGGGCTAATTGAGGAAGTTCCGCAAAGATTTTGGGCACAAGCACTTTCTGACCATGTAAATGGTAACGCGGCAGTGAAACAGTATAAAGAAATTGACCCATCTGATGAAGTAGGTCAAGGTGCAGTTAAGACTACAAGAATTTACTTGGCACTTGATGAAAATGGTAAACCAACTGCCCAAGGGTTCCTCATTCAACGCGAAGGTGGAGTAGATAAACTCGGTGGGGCATTAGACAGAAATAATGTGGCAGAGTTGGTTGTAGCAAACATGCTCAATGCCTTTGGACTTAACTACGAACCAGCAAGACTAGATGGTCAACTTGACGAAGATGGAAAAGAAGATTTAAATAAAGTTCCTGCTGTTGTTATTCCATTTGCATGGAATGGCGGACCAAACTATGTGAATGTTCAAAAGCCAAGTGGGTGGAATGCCGCCAACTTTGACAGGGATATTTTTGATGGTCTTGCTGATAAGGCATACCCACAGCGACTAGCAGCCTTTTTGGGAAATCTTGCTTTTGCCATTCCTGATAGGCATGACCAAAATCAAATGGGTCAAATTATTGATGGTGTTCCTATGGTCGTTCCAATTGACTTTGGTTGGGCAGGCAAATACGGTCCAATGGATTTCTATGATTATTTAGATGGCGAATTTGAAGAACTTGAACCTGACTTTTTTATGGACATGCAAAATCATTTGAATGGTTTAGACAAACAAACAAAAATTGAACAAACACAAGCAATCAAACAAGTTTGGGACAATATTGAATCAAAACTAGAAGAAACATTTAATCGCGGGAAAGATCAATTTATTAACGATTTCCTTGATTTCTTAACACCAGAACAACGAGCAAACACAAGAGTGGTTGATCAGGCAACATATAAACTTAAGCAAATGTATGAACTTTTAGAAACACAATACAATGAAATTCAAATTAATCGTCCTGAATTTCTTAAGTAAGGTAACAAGGAACTGACATGGCTCAATATTTAATAGTTTACTCAGCAATTAATCCTGACTATAAACGAGGCGCTCCGTCTGGTTCTATTAAGTTTGACGGAGTTTCTGCAACAATTGTTGGACCTGATAGATTTGTAAAAGATTGGTCAAAGAAATTATCTATTTCCTCGGTCTTGGCTTCAAGCATTAATGACAACAAAGTGGATATTTCAAGTTTTGTTTCAACAAACACCTATGTTGACATGATCTTTTTTGATGACGATAGCGCATCTAAGAGTGATGATGGAAAATTAAAAAAGTTATACGATTCCATTTCTGGAAGTAAAAGAAAAATCACCCTTGAACGACTTCCAACTTTTGATGATCCAGACTTTACAATTGAAAAACGAAATGCTTTTTTCAAAAAGGCACGCAAAATCAAAGAACAAAGTAGAAAAAAATAATGGCTGAATATCTTATTTATCATGGCGATTTTGGCTCCAGTATTGACGACCCCGGTCTGATGTCAATTAAGGCTGATGGGGTCAAATTAACTATTCGGACCTCTCGTGACATGATGGAAGAGTGGAAAGATCGCATTGAAAATTCTATGGTTTTGCAGGGTTCAATAAAAGATGGACAAGTAGACCTTGAAAGATATATTTTTGCTAATAAGTATTCCACATGGACATTCTTTACTCAAGAAGAATTTGATGACTATAAAAAAGTGTACAATTCTGTAAAGGGTTCATCAGTAGTTGTGACTATTAAGCCAGAGAAAAAGAGCAACTAAAATGGCAAAGATGCGCGCGTCATCCAAAGAAGATGCAATGAAGATTGCACGCTATGTTGGCTGTTCTGGCGCACACCAAGATAAGAAGGGGAATTGGATACCTTGTGCCAATCCCGAAGATCTGGTGGAGATCCTAGATAAATCTGCAAGAAACTCTACTGAAAAGTTAACCAAGAAAAAGCGTCGTCGGTTTGTTAATGGTCAATGGGAAAGACTCGGAGAACGAGGTCCTATCAGTATTGACACAATTGACGGCGGTGGACTTGTGTCTGGTATGGGCAAGTCATTAACTGAATGGTTCAAAGAGGAATGGGTTGATATTTCAAGACCCAAAAAGGGTGGCGGGTTTGAGGCGTGCGGACGAGATGACGCAGACAAGGGCAAATACCCTAAATGCGTACCAGCGTCACGAGCAAGCAATATGTCAGAGGAAGAAATTCGTTCTGCGGTTTCACGAAAAAGAAGAGCAGAATCTACACAAAGTAGAGATGGCAAAAAACCGATTTATGTTCCTACTGATAAAAAGAACGACCCATTTGTTTTGAACGAAAAATCAGCAATACCCACAAATCCAGAACTTTATGCACGGGTTAAGGCTGAAGCAAAAAAGAAGTTTGATGTTTATCCTTCTGCTTACGCAAACGCTTGGTTAGTAAGGGAATACAAAAAACGGGGTGGCGGATATCGTTCTGAAAAAGCAGACGATGGCGATTATGAAGACTTTGTTGAAGACCTCACAGAAATGCAACTATCCGATTTTATTGATTGGGTAGATCAAAAAGAAAAAGCAGAAAAGGTCTGCCCGCCAGCAACATCAGATATTGGCTTAAATATCAAGAATCGTCAGAATGCTATCAACACGGCTGGTTATGGTCCCCTAAACCCTAAAGAACCCAATGTGGACTTTTGGGAAAAGAAGGCAAAACGCTGGTCTGTAACGATTGAAGAATCCAAGAAACAAAAGTGCGGAAACTGTGCTGTCTTTATTAAGACTCCTCGGATTCTTGAATGCATTGAGTCGGGTCTTGGTAATGAGGCTGGAGACACTGCTTGGGATGCAATCAATGCTGGTGACCTTGGATACTGCGAGGCATTTGACTTCAAGTGTGCTTCTGCCCGTACCTGTGATGCATGGGTCGGTGGAGGTCCAGTAACTGTTGAAAAGGGTAAGCAAGAGGAAAAGGCTGATACTTCCACGATTATTATTGGTCGTGCTAAGCCTCGCATTGGTGACCCCGATGTCTACACCGACCCCAACTCTGCTCGTCTGCGTTCTCGTAAACTTGGTTGCATTGGTATCGCTCGTAGAGAAACGCCAGATGGAGAAGTTGTCTGGACACCCTGCACAAATATCTCAGATCAACGCAGATACCAAGGCGAAACACCCTTAGGTCAGCGAGATGAGGCTCGGCGTTTTGCTGACAGACTTGCTGAAGTTGGCGGTCCTGATCGTAAGCGCCGACGCATGCGTAAGTACAAGAGCCTTGAATACACGACAGATATAAAGGCTTTTCGGACTTTGGGTTCAAGTATGGGCGGTCGCGGGATCAGTGGTAGTTGTCGTGAATTTACTGGAGTTGATGGCGATGGTGATGGATTCGTATGTAATCCCGCCTCTCGCGAGGACGACCTACCCCTTGCGGACACCCGAAAAATTTTTAAGCGTGGCGGTAAAATGCTGTCAAGACAAGAATTGGTAGAGCAAGATGAAACAATTCTTAATATGTTTGGCAAAGGTGAATCTTTATCAAAAATCGGTAAAGAAGTAGATCTTGACCCAAAAGAAGTTGATTTTTTAATCAATGGTTTCCGCAAAAATAATCCAAAATCTGCATTCACATTATTCAATAATCGCAATATCAATATTCAAAAAAAGCGTGAAGAGCGCAGGAAATTAGTACTTGAGAATGTTAGAAAAGCCACAGATGCCAACCGCAAGTTAAATGCAAGAGGCGAAGACCCTACGCCAGAATCTGATGATGATCTTGATTTTACCCTTGATCCAGATAAGGTTCCTCAATATCTTAAAAAGAATTTTGCTAAATATATGCAACGCTTAAAAGACCCTGAATTTGCTGATGAAATAAAAAAAATTGCTGATGATTTGCGTGCTGGTCTTGGTTTGGCTGGAACGGCAAAAAAATACAAACGAGACTCAGCATTTATAGAAATTGTTCGTAGAAATGAAAAAATTACAAAAACAAAAAAACTACAAAAAAACATTAGAGAATCAGAAGTTCCTGATTTTAATAATGATACTGATGACCCCGATTTTACTCTTGACCCAGAAAAAATTCCTCAATTTTTAAAAAGGGGTTTTGCTGGTAATGTTAGGCTAGCAAGAAGTCCTGAGTTTGCGGAAGAAAGAAAGAAAATTGCTGATGACTTGCTCCTTGGTCTTGGAATTAATGCCGTAAGATTAAAATATAATCGCGATACTTCATTGGTAGATGTAGTTCGCAGGCTTGAAAAAATTCCAAAATCAAAAGAACTCAAAAAAGTTGATCCTAAAATTAGACAGGATGTTGTTGACCTTGTAGATAAATTGATTAAAGATGATAATCCATTCATGTCGGTTGCCGAAATCGCAAAAGAATTTAAAATTACTGGAATGGATGCGCGTCGGATTATTAATGCTGCAAAATTGGAAAAATATTTTGATTTGCACAATAAATATACAGACGCAAAAAGAAAAAAACTTTTTGCTGAAGTTGCTGAACTTCATAAACTTGATCTTACATATGAAGAAATAGGCAAACGCTTAGGAATTAGTGGTGATGCAGTAAATCATATTGTAAAAAAAATGAAACTACCCCTAAGACGACCTGGCGGGGGAGGTGGTCTTCCTGGAGTAATAAAAAGAGGTGGCGTAATGATTCCTCGTTCATTGGCAATGAAACAAAACAAGGAAATGCTTGACTTGTATCAGCGTGGCTATTCTCTTACAGATATTGCTAAAGAAATGGGAATCGGTGTTGCTACCGTTAGGGAAATTATTAAAAAATTTGCAGACAATGACAAAGTTCGTATTCGTGGAAATAATGTTACTGAAAAAGAAAATCAAATAAGAAAACTTTTGAAAGAAGGTTTGCACCCTCGTGAAATTATGCGAGACATTATAGGTAATGTTACATATAGTAGAATTTTAGAAATTGCAAAAGAAGAAGATATTAAAATTCCTCCTATGCGTAAATTTAAATCCGACAATCAAAACTTCAATTCATTTGAGAACAATGATTATTTTTACTAATATTTAACAATTTTTGTAATATAACTGTCAAAAAGTGCGGTGTTACACTAGAAGCACTTACATATCTGTTATTGTAAATTGAGACGCGGTAACTGGGTGCTTACCTGAGCATTACTGGTCAGAACAACCAAACCAAATCAACATTCTCAAGGAGAGAAAATTATGTCAGTAGACGAAGGTCGCCTCACAGAATTGCAGTCTGCACTGCGTTCAAAAATGGCTGATAACAAGGCTATCGCTGATTCGTTCAGCATTGAAGATGGCGTTGTACAGGTCACCACCCAGCAAAAGTCAGCGTTTGACAAGAACATGTCAGACATCAAGGAAATCAAGAGCCTCATTGAGGGTCTTGAGTCCATGCGTCAGGTTGAGCAGTGGGGTTCCGCCCCTATCAGCGATTCAATCGCTGCTACTGCCGCTGCTGCAGGATTCCACATTCCCCGTGGCGCTAAGAGCCTCGGTGAATTGTTTATTGATTCGCCTGAATTCAAGTCGCTTGCTGGCGGTAAGAATGGCGCAAACATGCCCAGCCCGTTCCAGTTGAACGGTAGCGTTGCAGGACTCGGTTCATTCAGCCAGAAGGACTTGTACTCGTCATTGCCGAGCGGTACCCCTGGTTCGTTCGGTAGCATCCAACGCGACCCGATTGTTGTGCCCCCCATGCGTACCAAGCGCGTTCGTGACTTGTTCCCAACCCGCACCACCACTGCCGCCGTTATTGAATACTTCCGTATGACTGGCTTCACCAACGCCGCTTCAACCGTTGCCGAGCGCAATGGTGGAAACACTGCATTCGGTGCAAAGCCACAGTCGGGCTTCACTTTCGCTGGCGCTCAAGCCCCCGTTCGTACCTTGGCTCACTGGGAAGCCGCTCACCGCAATGTTCTTGCCGATGAACCGCAATTGCGTTCAATCATTGACAACGAATTGATGTACGGTCTGCGTCTTGCCGAAGATGACCAAATCCTCAACGGTGACGGAACTGGCGAAAACCTTGAAGGTGTTCTCCAGACCTCGGGCATCCAGACATACGCAAAGGGCGACAGTGGCGTTGCTTCTGACAACTATGCTGACGCGATTCGTCGTGCGGCTACCTTGTCGTTCCTCGCTTACTACGAGCCAACGGGCGTTGTCATGCACCCGAATGACTGGGAGCAGATTGAATTGTCCAAGGACGACAATGGTCAGTACCTCGTTGCTGTCAGCGTCGCCCTCGGTGGCGAACCCCGCTTGTGGCGCATCCCCGTTGTGGAAACTCCAGCAATTGCTGAAGGAACCGCTTTGGTTGGTGCCTTCGGTACGGGCGCACAGTTGTACGACCGTGAGCAGGCTTCAATTCGCATCAGCGAACAGCATGCTGACTTCTTCGTGCGTAACGCCATCGTGATTCTTGCCGAACAGCGCCTTGCGCTCGCCGTCAAGCGTCCTGAGGCATTCGTTTCTGTGGACTTCACTTCCTGATTCTAGAACGAATCAAGTGATTAGCCCCCCAGCAATGGGGGGCTTTTCGCTGTTCTGGGGCAGGTTTAGGTTGTATAATTAGGTAGTCGTTTTAGGGAGAGTTTGATGGCAGTTACTCAAAGTGCACGCTTACAGGTTTATAGGTGGACTGAAGATACCGATGAGTTCACTCGCGCCTACATGGACACCAGTCATGAAAATCTAGAATCTTATGCTGCCAAGTTAACAACTGGCATTAGTTTGCCCGCTGTTTCGTCTGCATATGCTCGTTCTTTCTTTTTTAACACCGCCACAGATAAACTTTATTTTTATGACACAGGTGACGCTTCTGGGGATTGGCGAGAAATCACCCTAGATCCGTCAGTTAATAAGTCAATCTTTACTGGCGCTGGTCAGATTCTTTATTCAACTGGTTCGGCTACCCCAGCGGTACTAGCCTCTGGGACTAGTGGGCAGTTTTTAACAACCAATGGCACTGCCCCAAGTTGGACTAGTGCTGTAGTTACTCCTACGGGCACTCAGACTCTTACTAACAAGACGCTGACATCACCAACGATCAATACCGCACCAATAAACCGTTCTGTATTGGGCGCTCCTTTTGAGAAGTGGGCAGTCTCTACTTCCGCAATTAGTACAAGTCTCAATACTGGCGTAAACCTATACATAGAAAACAACTCTGGCGCTTTTATGTATACGGGAAGCGCAACAAATACTTGGATTCCAAACATTAGTTATAGTGCTGCTCTAACGCTAAATAACAATATGGCAATTAATAACACTTTAACTGTCTCAGTTATTGCAAACATTGGCTCTACTGCCGCTTTTGCAAGTACTTTAAAGATTGATGATTCAACAGTGACGGTTCAATGGCAGGGAGGACTCGTGCCCTCAACTGGCAACTCAAGTGCTTATGATGTTTATTCATACGCAATTGTTAAGACAGATACCTCTACTTACACTGTCTTTGGCTCAAGAACCAAATTTGACACGGTTCCGTAACTATGCCTCTATTTTCTAGTTTTTCCGCGAGTTCTGCTCGCTCGTTAGGCTTGACGAGTGGAGCGCCTCCTGGTCCCCCAGTTATTACCAGTAATTCTTCAACCGCAACAACGCTTACTATTGGTATTACGCCAGTTCTTGGTTCTTTTGAAATTTCAAGATTTGAATACAGTCTCAATGGTGCGTCGTATACGGGTAATATTTCTGGCTCTGCTACCACATTTCAATTTACTGGACTAGTACCAAGTACTTCATACACAGTTCGTATTCGTGCCGTTGATGCTTCTAGTCAGATTAGTGATGTGTCTAATCAGATAACACGAAGTACAACTGCCGAAATTCCACCTTCTGCTCCAAGCGTTAGCCTTACTCAAAGAGAGTCGGCTGTAGGTTCTGGTGGAACTGCAATTAATGCAACAAAACTTAATTTTTCGTATGGTGTCGCCACTGCTGGAACTTATCCAGTTACTTCCTATGAGTACATTCTCTATCGGGGGGCAACGCTCATAACTGCGGCGGCGGTGCCGATGGCTCCGAATACAAATCACATCATTGAGGGCTTGACTCCAGGATCTTCGCATACTGTTTATGTCCGCGCTATTGCTACTGCGAATGGGACAACCCCTGGGGATTACGGTTCTGCAACTGCATCAACGGATACAGAAATTGCAAATAGCCCCCCTAGTCTAACTATCACGAGCCAAGATACAGTTAATGTCACATTTAGTGTTAGCGGCAGTACTGGCGGAACATACGGCGTAAGGGCATATCTTTGGCTTGTTGTCCGTAACTCCGATGGAGTGTGGGTTAATTCAGGTGAAACAACAAATACTTCAAACACAGTTAACGCTGGAACTCCACCTGATGGTAGTTTTACAATATATGCAGCCGCAAAAAGTTTAGTAAGTAATCTACAAGGTAATAATTCATCTGTTGGCGGTCAGTTGAACCCACTAGTGCCAGCCCCCCCCATTATTTATTTCTCGTCTGAAAGTGCAAGCGAGCGAGGTACTGCCTATTTAGCATGGAATGCTGTTCCATACGCAACGCAATATCAGGTATTTAGAAATGGAGTTCATTACGCCACAACTGGTTCAACATCGTACAATGTCCCAGTTTCTGCTGGCAGTAATTGGAACTTTTTTGTTAGGGCAGGCAATAGACTAGACCAGTTCTCTGGTAATTCCAATACCAAGTACATGACCACTGGCGCTACGGGTGTTCCGTGGTCCAGTACGGTTTCAACAGCAAGATACATTCAAAACTATGGTTCTTGCGTTCAGGGCGACTCAATTAGTAGTCTTGTTATCCAAGCACCAGCGTCTGCCAGTAATGAAAATGACGCTGGGCATTACTTTATTGAAAAAATCGGTTTTGAGGGTTTAAAAACTCCAGGTGGTTTTAATTTTATTCGCTCTTCAACCCGCCTTCTTTATATACAAAAAACATCAGGACCTTCACCAACCGTTCCTGAATGGTCGGCTGGGAAGCACACTATTAATAACTTTGCATTAAGTGAAACAACTGGGTTCATTTATGAATGGGGCGTTTATCAGGGTGGTGCAGACATTTCAAATGTGGTTTTTAAAGTGACTACAACACTGCAATACGGAGGCGGATGGGGTGCCTTTAATAGTGGTTGTTCACCACAAGCAGAATATTCTGTTATTGGTAGAAATATAAAATTAACTGGAACTGTAGTAACAGCAACTACATATGGTTAAAACTATCACTATAAAGTAAATACCTATGTCATAATATAGGTGTGAAAACAATTCTTCTCCGCATCCTAGCAACATTCGCTGCTTCTGGTCTTGGCGTTATTGGAGCAGGCGCAATCGCTAATGTACCCATTTGGCAATCAATGCTTATGGCTGGAATTGGTGGAGTTGCGCTAGTCGTAGAAGGTCTTTCACGGGCATATCTGGATGACGGCAAATTAACTAAAGATGAAATTAATGCCGTTTTCAGTAAGGTAGACAAGAAGGCTAAGTGACATGACGGGCTTTTTTGACCGTCTGAAAAATATAGCAAAAACGCTATTTCGTCATGGTGGGCTTATTTATATACCAGTAGCAATCCTTGGCTTCTTTGCCCCTACTAACGCTAAAGCAGAAGTTCAATATGGCTTATCTGTGACTTTTTGGGATAACTACACGGGTCAAAATGGGCAGTTTAACAATGCTCCGCCAATTCCTCCAACAACTCCCATCTGCTTAGAAACTACATACTTTTCCCTAGTTCATAACTTTAGTAACACCCCTGTCTGTGGAATTTATGATGATTTTGTTATGCGTGCCGAAGGGTACATAACAGCACCCGTTAGCGGAACATACAGGCTATATCTGCACGGCGATGATGGTGTAAAACTTTACCTAGATGATTCCATAATTATTGATGCTTGGTACGATTCTGGCAACGCTGGATACGCCGTAGATGTTGAGTTCACCGAAGGAGTCTCTAAGTCTTTGACGGCTTGGTACTACGAAAATGGCGGCGGCGCACAAGTAAGGCTTGATTACCTAGTTGATGGTCAGTGGATTGCAGTCCCAGATTCTTGGTTTACTCAGAACATTCAAACTCCCCCAACAACTACAACCACACTTCCCCCATACCTCAATCCAGTAACAAATTTAATTGCTGTTGCAAAACCAGATGGGAGCGTAGACCTAGGTTGGGACGCACCAACATCAAGTAATGTTGATATCTACGCTTACTCAGTTAGTTTTTATGACCTTGACGAGATTGGTGGAACCACATCTGGTGGCTGGGGAGTTTGGACTAATCAAGGAACAATTTATTCACTTGCTGAATATATGTTTTCTGGAAGTAATCCTGTCACGACTGGATACGGACCTGTACGCTTTGGTGTCAAAGCGGGAAATCAAAGTTGCTTTTCTAGTGAGGGCGTAGGTCCGTGTGTGTACGGTCCTGAATTAACTGTTGATGCGACTGTTTTTGACCCAACTCCACCCACAACAACTACTCCAGAAATTCCAGAAACGACGACAACATGGGTTCCAGATACAACATCCACAATCCCTCCGATGACGAGTACTACTACTGTCCCCATAGAGACTGTCCCTGTAACGACGACAGAGCCGACGACAGAGCCACCTACAGAAACGACAGTGGCGGAAGAACCAGAGACCACACCGACAACTGAAGCGGAGGTTCCAGTTGAAACCAGTGCCCCAGAACCAGAACAAGAGGGACCCGACTCAACGCTACCTGAATCAACAGAACCACCCGAAACAACGCCAACGACGAGTGAAGCGCCGATAGATGTCCCTGAGGATGTTCAAGATGCCGCTGAAGAGGCTGTTGATGAAATTCTAGCATCATCTGAAAATATTGAAGAACTATCTAATGCTGTTGATGAACTGGTTGCTGAGGCTGATACACCAGAAGAACTAGTAGCGGTTATTGACGCTCTTCTTGGGACTGACCTGACAGATGAGCAGTTTGACGCAGTTATTGACTCTGTGTTCTCTGAGCCTTTGACGGATGAAAACTTCTCTGCTGCCCTTGACGCAGTATTTGAAGAACCTCTTTCTGATGAGCAGTTTGATTCTGTTATCACTGCAATTTTAGACGAGCCATTATCTGACGAGCAATTTGAGGAACTTGTTAGCGTTCTTGAATCAGACTCCGTTACTGAAGAGCAGGTTTCATCTGCTGTTGATGAAATCATTGCTAATGAAATTTCAGAAGAGCAAGCAGTTGATCTTGCCACTAGTGCAAAAGTTTTGGAAAGCATTGATGGCGAGCAGGCAACAGAAATTTTTGATGCGGTTGAAATTTCTGCCGTGTCAGAAGAAGAAGCCGCCCAACTTGTAGAGGCTGTTCAAGATGCTCCAACTGAAGTAAAAGAAGCATTTGAAACTGAAATCAATATTTTCCAAGGCGCTATTGATATATATGTTCCGCTTGGCTCAAGTATTTCAGTTGGCGGACGGCGTGTAGTCGTTGCAGTCAGTACCGTCATTGTTATTGCCCCTGCCCCAATTATATCTAGGAGACGCTAGTGAAAAAGTTTAAATATGTGTTTGTTTTAGTTGCTGTTGTTTTTGGATTGACTGCATCTCAATCTTTTGCAACAACAACTTCAATTGGCGATTCAGATTTTGAAAATGGCTCTTTGTCTGGATGGGAAAAAGGAACACAAACTGGTTCGCTTTCTAGCGGTCAAGTTAGCGGAAGCGGAAGTGGCGTTACATTAATCAATAGTTCTGTAACTTTTTCTGCTGGATCTAAGAATGCCGTTGGAAGCCCCACTATTGGAGGTTTGCCCAACCCTTATTATGCTCCTGCCGTTGAGCCGACTACATGGACATTCTCCCCTTATGGGACATACGGGGTTGCGCTTCAGCCTAATGGTCAACAAACATTTGATAATGCAACATCAGCATTGGGATTGAGTTCATCTGAAAATACTGCTATTAAGTCAATGCTTTCAACGCAAGCATCACAATCAGGAAATGGCAGTGGTGCGCCAACGGACGCTTCGTGGATTACAAAAGTAGTTACTCTTAATGCTGGAACGACATACACAATGTCATGGAACTACATTGGTACGGACTATGTTCCATTCAATGATGGTTCTATTACTTCTCTTGTCTACCAAGGAAGTGGCACGCCTCCAGTAGTTACAGTCAATAACGGAGTATCAAAGTATGCCCTATTAGGTTTTACAAACCCAGGTACTGGAGATTACTCAACTGGAACCTTTGGTTCAACTGGGTGGCAAGTTTCAACATATCAAGTTTCTATTACGGGGACTTACCTTTTAGGATTTGTTGTATTCAACCTAGATGACAATTCACTTTCTCCTGTTCTTTTGGTTGACAGTCAACCAGGTCTAACTTTAAAAAATGGTGAGAATTTTGGCGCAGTAACGCCAAATAATCCAGATGCACCTGTCGTCACGACATCCCCTCCAACAACTGTTCCCGCAGTAACAACTGCTCCGCCAACTACGGTTCCAGAAACCACGACCACAACACCGACTGTAACGATTGCTCCAGAAACAACAAGTCCTGAAGTTGTAGTTACCCCTGTAACGGAGCCAGTGGTAACCGTTCCTATTGAATCATTGCCAGTTACTGGAAATAGCGTCAATTTATTGTTTGTTTTTAGTTTGATATCAACCTTGATTGGACTCGGTTGTATTTGGATTCGCAAAGAAGGGATTAGTAAAGAAAATGTTTAAAAAATTTCGTAGAGAGATTGCCGCACTTGCATGGACTCTTGGCGGAACCGCAATGGTTCTCATTACGCTGAGCGGTCAAACTTTGAATCAAGGTTTGTGGATTGTGCTTTTTTCATTTATTTTGCACATGATTGGCGTATTATTTACCAAAGATGATAACGATAAATAATGTATAATATATAAAACACTTCTGGAGAAAAAATGACACTTCCTTTCATTAAACTCGTCGTACCAACCGCTCTTAAGCAGTATAAGAATGGTCAGTTGGCAGAGAGTGTGCTTGCGCCAGTTAAAACAGGCGGAAAAATGTATGCACCTGTTGCTGCTGAATTCAACAAGATGTACGACGCGGCGCTTGCTGCTGGGTTCAAACTGAAGAATGTTGGTGACTATCGCTCTTTTCAGGGTCAGTTGTCAATGTTTATGGACCGCTATGTCACGACAGACACTGGCACTGGCGTGACTCGTCAATATGAGGGTAAGACTTGGTATCTCAAGAAGGGCAAGGCTCCTTCAGCCGCTCCAGACCCAACTGGTCTTAAGGGTTCTAATCATGGCTGGGGACTAGCAATTGACCTTGGTTACGATGTCAACGGCAAACTCACCTCAATGGGCGGTGCTTGCTTTGATTGGATGTGCGCTAACGCCCCTAAGTATGGTTTCTACCTTCAGGGCAACAATAAGGCATCCAAGGAATTTGAGGCTTGGCACTGGCAGTACTGCCTCGGTGATGCATCGCCAGACGGTTCAGTTCAAGCCGCTCCAGCGTCCGCTCCCGCACCTGCCCCTGCTGGCAGTGGAATGAAGTTTGATTACCCCGGCACGCCAGTTTCGCTAGGTTCAAAAGGACCAGCCGCTTCTCTTGTTCAAGCAATCATTGGTGCAAAGGCAGATGGAGACTTTGGTCCGAAGTCTGTTGCTTCACTGAAGGCTTGGCAAACTGCAAATGGCTTAACTGCCGATGGTTCAGTTGGTCCTGTTACATGGAAGAAAATGTTCGGCTAAGAATCATGGAACCATCTAAAATTGCATTAATTCAAGCACTTCTTAATGGCGCGCAGATCAATGTCGTTCCAGATCAAATTCGTTTAAATCCAGCAGAAAAGGATTTGGCTGAATCTCTTCTGCGCATTGCTACAACTTACGGAAAATTTGACGAAGTAGGCGGAGGAATCTACGCGGCTTATGATTCTGGCGCACTGAATGAAACACAAAACATTGGCGTTAAATGCTCAAATTGTGTTTTGTATGCTGGTGGAGATCGTTGTAAAATTATTTCGCTAGCAGTTGAACCAACTGGTAAATGTAGATTTGCTGTTATCCCCGATGGAGTGGTTAAGGGATATGGCAAAATATGAGCGACAGGTTCTTCTATCAAGCAAAGGTTGTGAATGTTGTTGACGGTGACACTCTGGACCTCTTGGTGGACCTTGGTTTCAATGTACATCACAATATCCGCGTTCGTTTGCATGGCATCAATACGCCTGAATCAAAGACGACGGATATCAAAGAAAAAGAACTCGGACTAAAGGCAAAAGACTATACAAAAGACTGGATTGCTCGGCATCCCGTAGTTTTTGTTAGCACGGTTAAAGATAAGAAAGAAAAGTTTGGTCGCATACTTGCAAATATCTATAGCGACGAAACTAAGAATGTTTCACTAAATGATTCTTTAGTAGATGCTGGCTACGCTCGCGTTTACAATGGCGAGAAAAGAACTGGGTGGTTTGATTGACATGGGACTCCAAAACCTACAGAAACAGTGGTATTAAATCATGGCAGATAGAAATGGTGACCTTATTGTTTATCATCGCTCAGACTGCGGTTCTGGCTATGTAAGAATGTATGGCTTCGGCGGAGATGGCACAGGTCAATCTTGCGGAAAATGGGGATTAGAAGATTGGCAAATAGACATCATTCATCAATATGACTGGAACTTCAAAGCGGAAGACCTGAACCAATTGAAAATCTATCGCGATGGTGATTTATTTGGCAACGGGAAGTTATCCCCAGAGCAATTTCAGTTGGCAGTGAATTATGTAGCAGGATGCCATACGGATGCATATGGTCACCTACTCAACGACGATGGGAGTAGGCAGGATGGACAAAATCCTCAAGATTCCCAAGGTTTCTATTTGGCATTTAATGTAAACAATAGATGTCCAGATAGCACAAGAAGGGAATGCCCTGAGAATCACGCCCGTTGGAAAAGTTTAGAGGCATCAATGGGAGGGGACATGAGCGCTTTTGGCGGTGGACCCGAGACTTGGAAATTAATTCCGTACAACGGATAATAAAAGTTTGGATTGATATGGGACTACAAGAAGCACTTATTGGTTTTGCTGTAGCATTTATTGGCTTATTGACGGCACTTGTTGAAAAAGGTCGTCGCGAAAATTCCCGTGATCACAATACGGTTCGTGACCGCCTAGACGACATCAAGTTAGATGTTCGCGAGGTTCGCACTGTGTTAACCGACCATCTTCAGGCTCACTCAGAAGATAAAAAGTAATTACTTTTTAGTTTTCTTCTTTTTCTTCTTAGTAAATTCAGCATCCTGCTGGCGCTTCCACGCCAAATATTCTGGCGGATACTTTCTTTTTTCTGGATGCATCAAGTATTCGTGAATATCAAATGATTGCTTTGTGTCCTTATTGCAGTGAGGACAAATTTGAGTACTGGCAGGGTAGTCGCTAGTTTGCCAAGTCACTGGTACTCTCCGCAGGATGGGCACTTATCATCGCCCCATTTTAGCGGCTGACCGCAGTCATAGCAATACAGGATTTCTTCTTCGGCGTTATTGTTTTCTTTACTGTCCACAGTTGGATTGTACCGCATGATAAGTTTTACCTAGGTGAATGCAGACTATGTAATAATAGGTATGCATGCCGAATTGAGCAAGATGAGCCTGTATTTTCTAATTTATATGGAGTAAAATGAATGATGTAATTAGTAATGATGTTTTCTGGCATAAAGACAATCATGTCATTCATTTGCAACTAAACAAAAGCGAAGTATCTATCGTCCATGTTCACTGCCCTCATACTGAAGACAGAGAATGCCGTATTGGGAAATTTGAATGTATCGTTTCTTGGTTCTTGGATAGGTACGGACTTGAATGCAATGTTGGCATTTGTGAGATTTCGTCCGAGATTGAAATAGCATGGTCTGCGGTCGGGGAAGACTTTGACGATCCAGAACTATGCCAAGTTTGGGTAATCCCAGTAAACGATGAAGCGTTCTCCGCTTGGCTGATTACTCAGGCGTAACTTCAGTATCTGTATATCTTTCGGCTTCTTCCACATACTTCTTAACCTCAGGCATAAGCGTGTCTAGGAACCTACTGATATCAGGGTGATTTAAGCCCTCTTTGAAATTGAACGAATAAGTGTTTCTGTTTTTGACTTTTGTCTTTGTTATGAGTTTACTTTTCAAAAGCAGTTTCACTGAGTGATTAATATTTGATTCTGAGACTCCGATGTATTTTGATAATGCTCGTTGAGTAATTCCAGAATCTTCAATGATTGCTATGAGAACTCGCCCATGACTATTGAGTAGTTGTACCTGATTAGGTTTGGCGTAAGTAACAAGATGATGCCTGTCCAGTAAGTGCATGATCCTGTCGGTAACTGCTTCAGCAGATTCACCTTTATCCATTGCAATTTGAATAGTGATCTTAAGTGGTTCAAAAATTTCAAGTTTACTATTAATTGACACTGGTTCAGCAGAATTAATCATACAAATGCACTATAGTACATTGGACAACCACGGCACGCCCATTGAGCCTCAATTTATGGAGACAGTAAATGAGCCTTGAAAACAAACTCAATAGCCTCAAGCAAATTAGGGATCTGAAGAATGTGTGTACCGTTGGCGGCATTATCAATGAGTTACCAGAAGTAGAGAAGAAGGCGCTAGTCAGTGCCCTTAGTTCTAAAGCCTCAACACGAGGAATCTACGATGCTCTCAAATCTGAAGGTTTCAAGATTGATAGACAAACAATAACTCTTCACCGTAAGGGCTATTGCCGATGTAAGGAGCAAGAATGACCGATCTATCCAAGCGCCTCGCTGCTGTAGAGAATCAAGCAGAACTTGAGGACGCAGTAAAGAAGAAGAAGTCACCCCAAGGATGGGAACCTGGTGTTGTCTGGGAAGGCACAAAAGGAACTATCACCACAAGTGCGGTATATGAACCGCCGAAGGAATGGTCATCACTCCTGAAAGAACGAGGACTAGACCCCGACCTTTACGAGATCGTCGGAGACACAATTCGCTGGACATCTTTTGATGGATGGAAGCGAGATGCACCTGGCGACGAGGCATATAGCACTATTTGTTATTCTTACAAGGCTGATATACGCCTGAAGTCCCCAGAACGACCCAATTTGGACGAGATATATCAGGCTATAAAGAAGGCAAAAAAGCCCTCTAAAGAAGCACCCTCTGGAGACACCACTTTTGTCATTGCTCTGTCGGATTGGCAGACAGGAAACCGTGATGGTGGCGGAGTACAAAAGCAGGTAGAAGAGATCGCCGCGCTTCCAGATAAATTAGTTAAAAGAGTTCGTGACCTGCGCAAATGCGGTACGAAAATCAACCATATCCTTATTGTTGGCTTAGGCGACCTAGTAGAAGGAACTTGCGGACACTACCCAGCCCAGCAATTCCGTATTGAAGTAGACCGCCGAGAGCAGATGAAGATTGTCCGAAGGGGAATCCGCGACATCATTATGGCTCTAGCCCCCTTAGTAGAGCGCGTCACCGTTACTGCTGTTGGTGGAAACCACGGTGAAAACAGAGGATTGAGCGGAAAAGCCTTCACCACAACTGGAGACAACGACGATGTTGCCATCTTTGAGCAGATTGCCGAAGCCTTCCAGATGAACAAAGAAGCCTTTCCCAATGTCAGTTGGCGTATTCCGCTAGAACGATTGACCACTTCTGTTGAGATTAACGGCAAGATCATCGCCTTTACTCACGGACACCTTAGTAAGCCTTCTGGGAACGCCGCACAATCTGTATGGAATTGGTGGAAAGACCAGGCTCACGGACGCGCTCACCCAGGTGTTGCCGATGCCGACATCCTCGTAACAGGGCATTATCACCACTTCAATGCCAAAGAACAGGAAGGGCGAGCACTATTCGTCTGCCCAAGCATCGTATCTGTTGGTGAATACTTCCAAGATACCTATGGAGTCAAGACTCGTGCAGGCACTTTGACCTTCTGTGTCAATAGCGTCGGATGGACAGAAATGTCAATTGTCTAAGAAGTTCATATAAATCTAACGGAGAATTAGGGAAGTATGACAACTATTATTGGACTACAAGGTGACCGCTGGTGTGCAGTAGGAGCGGACAGCCTCATTACATCAATGGACGAAAGCGGGTTCATTACTAGTCAACAAGTCCTGTCTAGCACTTCATCTAAACTTATCTCAAAGAACGGTTACATCATAGGAGCGGCAGGAGATGTCAGAGCAATCAACATCCTGCATCATGTCTACGAACCGCCCACTATACCTAGAACACTAGTACCAAGCAGAATAGATCAGTTCGTCACTAAGGAAGTCATCCCAAGCCTAAGAGAGTGCTTTGACAACCAAGGCTACAGCCCTCCAGATAAATCTGACCGAGAACACCAAGCCCAACAAGACTCAACAATCCTCATAGCAGTCAAAGCCCGTATCTACATTATTGACAACGACTACTCATGGGCACAAGACGAACGAGGCATTTACACCATTGGTACAGGTTGCCAGTATGCAACAGCAACATTGCATCTACTTACAGGGAACACAACCAAAGCCCTTACCCAAGATAAGGCAATCTCCCATATACAGAAAGCCCTGTCCATCGCGTCTCACCACGACCCGTACACAGGACCGCCACACCACATCCACACCCAGACCACATGAAAGCCACACTTTTACCACATGTTTCCCATAAGCCAACCAGTGTTCTTCAAGAAGGCTAACTGCCTAGGACAGACACACTTAATGTTCCCCCAACACCATAAGGACATTACTTACATCCAACAAGCACGAGAACTCTGTAGTACTTGCAGTGTGAGCAAACAATGCCTAGAATATGCTCTTGAGTTTCCAGCAGCAGACATGCACGGAGTATGGGCAGGTTTGACAAGTAGGCAGTTATCTGCGGAACAAAAGCGCAGGGGAATCAAGGCAACACGACCCACATTGGCTCAAATGTGGGGAGATAAGTAAGTATCCCAATAAGTAACATAGATTTTACACAAAACACTACAAATTCATGTAATTTACCACTATACAAACAATAGAAGGATAGTTATGTCTACAACCCTCACCTACAACCAGTGGATAGCAATCGGAATAGAACAAGGATGGTGCGGACCAGCAGTCTGCTACACCCATGATGGACTACCGACTACGGCTGATGAGGACGACGAGTTTCAAGAGAGCGACCCGTGCATCCATATCATCAGACTGTATGAGGATCACGAGACGAGACTGGCGATAGAGAACAACCATTCGGCTAGCAACTGGCGCAAACCGATATGAGCATCCTTGACGACCTCAAGGCGAGGATAGATCAACTCATGAAGGACACTGAGGCTCTTGATGAGGAGTTGGATGAGTGGCAGATCACCAACAACAAGAACTGCATTGCGGAGTTGAAGAGTGACCTAGTGAGGTTACAGAAACTCATTGACGGGCACTTGAGTACTAAGCAACCCGAATCCGACACTCAGGGCAAAAACTAGCACCGCCGAAACGCTCAGGGGAATCTGTGCCAGCACACCCCACGCCCTCGCGTCCGCACGGGAGCAGAATTTTGTCGCCAGTGAGGTAGGCGTGAATCATGTCGGTCTGAGTTGGGATCGGCACTCGCGCTGGCGGAGGCTCTGGTAATCCCAGTTCCTCGTCCAGTGCGCGCATCAGCGTCTGGATGCACCAGTTCGTGTAGGCTACACCTAACTTCTCTGCGTGCTCTACAAGTCGGTTCTTCTGTTTGCCCGGCAAGCGGAGAACGATTGTTGCTGGCTGGGTCTCGTTAGACTTGCGGGGTTTGGCGGGCATCGCGCTCCACTAGCGTCAGCAGGTATTCGGTGATGGTCATGTCGTATCCTTCGGCTAGGGCGAGGATCTGGTTCTTCGTTTTGCCAGCGATCTTGAGAGTGATAGTCGTCTTAGGGGAGGCAGTTGGTTTTGGGGGTCGTCCGATCATGTTGGTAGTTTACTGAAAGGAGGTTGCTTTTTGGGGATGGGTCCTGTATAATAGTGTTATACCGAAAAGTGTTCGGTTTAAATTACTAAGGAGTATTACTATGAACCGTTTAGATTTAGGCGACTTCAAGTTCGCAGAGAGTCTTGAACGACTCGTCACCCGACCGAAGGCATTGAATGGCATCGCCCTTCCGACTGTCCGTAACCTAGTTGAGTCGCGTCTTATCAACGCTGACTTTGACGCAGTGATTACATCAGGACCAAAGGAACGCGAAGTCAACTGGGATCACCCCAACCATCGCGTCTGGGAGTTTGACGATTCGGAAGATAGTTACGGTCCTAAGTTGGAACAAGTAGAAGAGATGATCTTTTGGGGTGCACAGCAAGACGATGTTCTCGTTCACTGTCACGCAGGGATGAGTCGCTCTACTGCTACGGCTTGGGGTATCTGTATCGCTAAGGGCTTGGATGCCAAGGAGAGTCTTGTGGCTCTACTGGATGCTCACCCTAATGATGATGGATACGACGAGAAGCGTTGGTTCTGCCCGAATGGACTTCTTGTCCGCCACATGCAGACCATCTTCAATGATCCGACTCTCTTGGATATCCGTGAAGAAGTGCTACGCGACGACAAGCGCATCAGCCACTGGCTGTGAGAGTGCGTATAACTGTTTCTCATATTCCTTGACAATCTTGTCGTAGGTAGAGAGGAACATCTCTCGGTCCCCATTCGTGTGGAGGTTGTAGGAACTAACTCCTCCTAGAGCCTTCACCGTTTGGGAGACTAGAGCGTGGATAGATTCAGATGAATAGTTGCCAGAGTGTGCCGCATCAGCAGCACGCCTGAACTGCTGCCATGCTTCTCCGCCACTGGGTACTGATTCGCCGTGGATCAAATCAACAGTTCTCCGACGCACTTCGCCTACGCGAGGCATGTAACTGTTTTCTATAACAAGGTCGTCAAGCACGAGGTCAACATCATCCTTGTTTAAATCTTTGAGAATGCGCCACCACGCTTCGTACGCCTGCTTCTGATAGACAGGGTTAATCTGCTGGTTCCAACTCAGATAAATTCTGTCAACAATTTGACACAGTTCTGTTTTAGTCATCTAAGAAGCCACCCTTGCTGTCATCCGCCACCGTGAGGTTAGAGAACCGCTCAATGTGAGCCGAGTCCCGCAGGATTAATTCTAGCGAGTTGTAAACCGTTCCGCTTGGATTTTGTCCCATGTGCCAAGGAGATAGGGCACAGCCCCGTATCGCATCCTTAACAATGTCCGATCCAAATTGGTTGACTGCCACTGTGATCAACTTCGTCCGCTCGTCGGAGAGGCGGGGCTTCCTACCTTTACCTTGGAAAAAAGTATCTACATAGGTTTGCCAGACCTGAAGAATGATTGCGGGGCTAACAGGTTGTAGATAGTTAGCGCGCTTCTTCTCGGTGCGGGACTGTTTAGTTGGTTCATCTAAATCAAATAGACTTGGTTGTTCTGAAATAATTTCAGGCATAATTCTCCCCTTAACTTTAGTAATTCTTAGTTTACCAACAAGGATAAACATATATCAACTTATTCCACGGAATATTTAACAAGAAGAAAAGAACACATTACCCTGGAGTAATACGAAACTTGTTTCGTTTTACGACACCAGTAAAGAGTGCAACATAACTAAAGAGAGATTAGGTAAGACCTGGAGGGGGGTCTGGGGGGAACCATCGTCTTTTGCTGTCGTACTTTGGGGTACGCTCAAGCAAGCCCTTCGGACTAGAGTATGTTGTTCTGACGGGTATGAGGCCTCGTCGTGTTTGTAAGATACTGACTATAGCGCGAGTCATACGCCACCGTCGCATATAGGACATTTTTTTTGAAAAAGTTTTGCAACTGTAACATTCGTTGCGTGTTTTAGTGTAATGTAGTTACGCGGGGAATGTTTCGCCCCCTTATATTCACCGCATGGTTGAGGTGGTGGAGGTTAAGTGCGTCATGAGCGTTCTTTAACCTCCACCAACTCCCACTTAGATGATGGGGAGATTGAACTCTCGTCGTTCTACCATGATGCCAAGAGCGCAGTAGTTCACTAGATCTAAGAATGTATCTTGCATTGCTTCGTGATTAGGCTGTCTTCCGTCACCGTCAAGATTTTCTAAGCGCGCCACTTTGTCGTGGATGCGTACTAGCAATCCTTGTCGTCCAAAGCGAGTGATTGCATCTGGACCATAATCTTTTTGCTTTGATACAAGAATATTTACACATTCTTTTTTGTTTAGATCTAGTTCTCTCAATCGCGCTACTTCAATTGCTTCCGCACCAATCTGTGAGAAGAACACACAGGCTTGGATGTTTCCACCTCGTCGGTCGTAGAGTGATTCAATAAACCCATCTAGATACTTGCGTATCATTGCTGGTGATTTATCTTTCCTCTTTAAGACGAGTGAGAAGATGGCATCAATTGCTGACTCTGCTGATTCGTTCCATGTTTGTGGCATGAATCTATTTTTATCACAGAGTCATACACCACCGTCGTTTGTTGAGATCAGCCCTGCCAGATTTTTTGGTATGACAGTGGCCACTGAGACACTGGTTCGCATCCCTTGTCAAAGTGATCCTTGAGTGCTTCGTCGGTACCGCATGCGGAGCAGATCTCCGTCTTGTTATCCGCTCGCGAGATCGCGCCAGGGTATGCGCCTGGTGTTTCATTGTTCGGAATGTGGTTATTCACACAGCGCGGACAGATCTTGTGGACTGTTTTAGTATTCATTTTTACTCCTAGTTAGTAGATTATTTATTGTTAGTAGATGATTTATTAGATAAGTTTATCAGGACTCTTCAAAGTAGTCAACAATCATTTCAAACTTGAGTGATGTCAAGTGTGCGATCACTGTGTCGGTTAGGCATATCCAGAGTTCTTGATCCTCAAGGATCTGCTCTCCTAATATTTCTAAATCCAAATCAGTGAGTTCATACACAAAGTCATACAGGCTGTTTGGTACTACTGGCTCAAAGTTGTCGTTAACAATGCTTCGTATTAGTTGTGGGGAAAGAACAAGCGCGTTAGACGGTGGTGTCCGATCCCTCTTCCACCACCGTCGCTTGTTGAGAGTCACTCTTCTCCGACCCAGCGGGCGAAGATGTCATAACGCTGTTTGCCGTCTTCCGATTGGATGTATCGGCAAGTTGTTTCAATGCCGGGGTAAGCAATCTTCAGTCGTGTTGAGAATGTTGGCGATGATGCTCGCTTGAACACTGCCCATGACTTCGGCTTTTGCTTCAGTTCCTCCACGAATGGGAGATACTTCTTCATTGACTTTTCGGATGTGTCTTTTTTTTCTGTGCTCTTGCTGTGGGAAGGCTTTGGGTCTTCCCATTGAATGTCAATCATTTCCTTGTTTCCTTGTTCTGTGTAATCCCCATTAACCATGGGGTGTATTGGCTTGCGTACATTGACGCTTCAAAGAATGTTCTGAAGCGTCTCACTGTATCACTATGAGGAAAGTCTACACACCAATTGCGTGTGTCGCCATCCTTCTGAGTGATTTCTTCGTAGTAAATCGTAACCTTTCTCACTTCACCCCTCTTCCCTTAAACCTGTCGTGGGCTTCACGGATACCTTCCATGAATGAGAGATTGTAGGTTTCCCATAAATCGTCATCGCTCAAAATCCAACTACCTGTCTCTTGGAGTTCTTCGTCAGTTGCGATACCAGCAACCCACAGGAGTGCGTCCTTGGTATCGGGGAATAAATCATAAGCACCAATGCCAATCACTTCCCGTGCGTTCTCACGAAGCGCAGAGGGAGAGAACAGCATGGCATTGCCGTAGGTGACATCTGCTGGTACAGATGTATTGACAGGGCGACCGAGCCGTTCGGCAAGTTCGCACACGACACCATCGTCAAAGTAGTCGTCGCCAGTAATGCGAGCCTCGTCGTGGTCGTCAAGGTCGTCCATATCTATGATGACGCATTCGCTAGCGTCAATGATTGTCTCAGTTCCTAAGTGAACAATAAACTTTGCCATAAGTAATCCTTTGTTAGTAGTTGCGTGTGTAATCATTATAGCAGGGTTATGTAGATTACACAACCCTGCTACTTAGATTTATCAGATTATTTGTTCTGCTCGCTCTTTTATTTTGACTAGAGCGTCGTCAAAGAAATTATAGAACTGTTCATAACCGTCATCGTCATCAAGGTCAATGTCTCCCGATGGTGATGGCTCTTCGCTTTCGTCAAACATGACATCGCCATCCATGACGACGACATAGCCGACATAGCCCATACCCGTTTCGCTGTACGCAACACTAAATGTAAGCGTCGGATACATCTCGGAGATTTTGACGAGGAAACCATTTGAGAATGGACTCCAAGCAGTGTTGTAGAAAATCTCCAACTGTCCGATTGGGGTAGCAGTTCCTATGGGTGCGTTTGTAATTTCAGTATCGTAGTCGCCCCACTTAGTTCCCCAGTTACTATTTGCCCAGTCATACCAGTTGCTGTAGCCAGTCTCGGCTAGAGACTTCTGCCCAGCCTCGTACTTTTCCACTGTGTCTTTGACTAGGTGGTCGTACCATTCCTGAGTCATCTTGCCATCGTCCAGCATGACCTTCCAATTTGGGTGAGGTTCAGGGGATGTTGGGGTTGGTGACTGCGTGCCATCTAGAGCACTAGGCATTGGGACTAATGAGGCAATTTTGACAATTCGGTTGCCATCCTTGTCGGTAGATTGGATATCGTTCCAAAAACGAGATAGTAGGGCATTGTCACCCTTGACTGTCATAGTGTTATCGCAATGGTTAGGCATTGTGTGTCCTTTCGGTAGTAGTTGATTGTATAAGTATACACTGTATTTTGTGTAATGTCAACACGCAGAGTTAATAAAATCCTGAGCGAGGACACTAAAATCTTGATTGTCGTGCTTGAAAAATCTTTCCCAATCGCTATCCCCACAAGCAAGCAATACAGCAAGCCCTGCTAAAGCGACGGGGAGTGAGTCATATGTTTCGGTGTAATCGTTAGCAACGAAGTCTGTCCACCAAAGCGAATACTTGCCATCGTTCTCGTGGAGTTCTATGCCGATATGGTACTTGTCCACGATGAATGAGTAGAGGGAAATACCGTTCTCATTGTCTGTGCTGAAATCTTTGAAAATCTTCATTTGTAGTTTCTCCTTAGTGAGTTAGTACGGCTTTTTGCGTCCATTGCTTCTTTGCCCCACAGACTGTGGAGTGTGTAATGTTGGATAAGTAACCCAACAGCCTTCCAGATATCCTCTGCTGTCCATTCACTGTCGTCGCCCATGTCAGGGTTATCAAAGTCAATGTCGTAGATAAATCCATCTAAAGCAACTTCAGGAGTGCTGACAAGCGTGTAGTAGTGCTCGTCAATAATCTCAGCGAGTTCGTGAATTGCCCGACTTTCGTTGGCAAGTTCTTCCATCTCTGCGTGCTGTTCCCATGAAATCATTACTGTGTCCTTTCGTAGTAGGTATAGGTGTAAGTATACACGCTGAGAAGCAATAAAGCAACCCAGCGTGTAAACTTTTTAAAAAATCACCAAGATGATGAGTAGTTAAACTCCCAGTCTTCGGGGAGTGTCAGCAACTTCCCAATAGCGTCGGCGGTGTATTGGACATTGCCCATATACCACTCGTCGTATTCTGTGCCCCCAAAGAAAAAGCCCTCTTGGACTGGCAGGAGTTCGCTAGCGAGAGAGTTGTCAGCGAGAACCTTTTTGCAAATGTCCACGAGTTCCGTTAGTTGGTCTCGTGACACATAGGAAGTCTGACAGTTGTCTAAACCGTCTTGACAGTTCTTGACGAACCAGCCGTGAACGGCATTAGCCTTTCGCCAGTAGGCAACCTTAACTTCAATAGAAGCAGATGGAAGTTCGTCGCTAACGAAATCGCCAATCTTGGAAAGTTCCATAAGTGACTGATAGAGAGCATTGCTCTCAGGTGTGCTCCACTTCGTTCCCGAAGCGTATTTGCGTGCGTATAAAAATTGGTCAAGTCCCATTGTTGTGTCCTTTGTTAGTAGTTGTGTGTGTAATCATTATACAGTATCTGTAGGGGTTTTGCAACCCCTACAGAAAGATTTATCAGAGTGACCGAAAGTAATAGCCGTCTGTTTCCCAAAAGTCGCCACCTTGGAATAGGTCATGGGCATACTTGGCGAAATCAAAGTATCGCCAAACTCGCTCGTGAATGCCATCCATAAAGCAACTCTCATAAGCATGGAACTCTCCGAACTCTTTATGCGAGCCGAAGTACCCATAATAGGAGTCGGTATAGTCACTGATTTCGCCCTCTGCGTCCTCGGCAGAAATATGGTAATTGAGACAAAACTCAGTGAATGAATTGACATCTAAACCGTTGTCCTCGGCAATGCTTTCATAAGTAATGGTGTCCATAGTAATCCCTTCGTAGTGGTGTTAGATAAGTATAGCAGGTCTGTGTAAGGTTTACAACCTTATCATCAGATTTCTTTCTCAGAGCCGACCACCGTAGTCTCGCTCGTTGTAGTAGCGATTTTCCCACTGTGCTTGCTTTTCAGCATCAGCGATTTCGGTTTCCAACTCTTCAAAGATTTCCTTCATTGCTTCAATGACGAGTGAGTGGATATCGGCAACAGTGCCGTGGTTTTTAATTCCGATACCGACATTCTGTGCTTCTCGCACTTCGTCATACCAATTGAAAAGTGCTTGCCACTCTCCAATGTTGCGAGCGTTGTATTCGTCAGCAATAAGTTGCTTGATGACTTCCGTAAAGTTAGTGGTGGTTTCCATAGTTGTCCTTTTCCGTAGTAGTGGCTTACCAGATAAGTATAGCAGATATGTGTAACAATTACAACATCTAAATAGATATTTATTAGATTTTTTTTTGCGCCGTAACCTATAGGACAAGTATAGCAGATGGGTGTAACAATTACAACCTATTTATAGATAAAGTTATCCACAAAGTTATCCACAGACTTATTCACAGGCAAAAAATAGGGGGTCATCCGCCACCGTACGAAAAAGAGACACACAGTCCCGTACCCCAAATCGGGGAGCGGGGCTATCAACCTTCATGACAAATTCTGTCAATACTTGCAAGCATTAGCCCCGCAACCGAACTAATGTTCGTAGCATGATCAACCAGAATAAGTGGACAACCCACATCACAGCACTCCGCTCATATGCGGAACGAACAGGAACTACGCGAGTCCCGCGGACTCATGTAGAAAATACAGAAACAGGTGAAGTGCGCCTCGGCGCTTGGGTGTCGTATGTTCGTCACCGCCAGCGCAAGGGACACTTGTCAGTTGTGCAGATTCAGGAACTTGCAACACTCCCGAATTGGCACTACGAACCACTGCCCGCAGGACGGACAGGCGACTCTGCCCGTGACGCTCTCATTCAAGCACGGTCTGAAGATGGCGCACGAGTCCGTGAACTCTCACAAGAGTTTGGTCTTACTCGTCAGCGGATTCATCAAATTATTTCAGCCAAGTGAACAAGATGAATGAGTCATACGCCGAGTGGCAGAGAGAGTTTAGGAAGTCACAACAGGTGAAGCCGAAGAGTGAGAAAGTGAAACCAAAAGGTTTCGTACTGTTTCTCGCAATGATCTTCTACTCGCTCATAGTGTCTGTGATTTTTTTCGTTGTCGTCACTCTTGCCCTAAGTATTGCAGGGTGGTCAGACTTCCTGTCTGCTCGTGAAGTGTTCGGTATATGTTTTGGCATCTCTTCACTCAGGGGACTTGACAGAGTTTTCTACGGTAGGAATCCTTTTTAGATATAGCAAAGAGCGGTAGGTGATAAACACCTACCGCTCTTTTGTGAAGCAGAGAGGAAAGGACAAGTAACCCTCTGCTAAGAAAGTCAGTCGTCTAAGTTTCGTTCTTTCCAAACTGACGAGTTCTTGATTTCACCAACAGCGTTAGCCTTAAGTCTCTTGCCTTGCTTGACTTGTTTCAATGCCTTGATAGCACCTTCAACATCATTAACTTGGTGAATACTGTGCTTAATAACAAGGTTCGCACACTCATCAGTCAGGTTGGCAAAGTTATTGTCGCCCTTGCCATCGGTAACATAACCATCGCAAACCCAAATGAATGGTTCGCCTTGCTTACGCTTGGCTTGTGCGAAACGAATAGCAGGACCATCAACGCCGTTACCGCCGTTGCCAGTAGGAACTTTCTCAACAACCTTGCCTCGTTCTGCCATTACCCAAACATTCGGGATTTCCTCAGAACCAACTCGGTGAGAGTAACCAATGATTACGCAACCGGGCGCTTCCTCAATAATCTCCCACAAGTTTTCTGTTTCCAAACGCATTGAACCTGATTGGTCAATAAGAACAACACCGCCTCGTCCCTTAGCACGACGATCAAAAATGCGTCGCTCAGGGTCTGTCAACATTCGTCCAATGCGACGAGGGTTGCGACCAATGTTAGTAGCAACTCTTTTTCGTCCAAGGTTTCCGTCAACAGCACGAGGCTTTGGAAGTTCTAATTCAATGAGTCTAGCGAACGCACCAGCGCCTGATTTTGCAATGTTCTTGACATCAGGAATTTCCTCGTTACCAAACTCATCAGGAGTTCCATCGTTACCTTCAGGCTTTAGCAAACTTTCAAGAAGTCGTGCGATAGGAACGGTCAACTTGTTGAAACCTTGCGGTAGACCATTCTCATCCGCCACCGTGGAAGCAACAGCAGGTGTTTTTTTCCATATCTTGGCGAGTGCTTTTTGCAATTCTCGTGCTTGCTTCTCAAACTCAGGATTCGTTGTCTTGAGTCCTCGTAAGAAGTTTGCACCAGCCTTAGTGCCAGCGACAGCAGGAAGGAAACGAACAACTCCGTTCCAATCTCCGTTCTCGCCAATGATTTTTCCTGTCTGCGATTCAGAACCGTCTGCTAGTGCGTCAATAGGGAAGCCCTGTTTTGCAACCAACATATTCACACGAAACTCCTCTGCCATCATAAGCAGGTCAGTTTCAATTCCTAGTGCCAGCATTGCTTCAGGATTCGTTGGCGAAACTTTTGCGTGCATAAGTTCGTGAGCACGAACGACACGAGAAGTGTCGTCAGCGCCGTACGGTACTCGCATTTTTGCCGCTCGCATTTCTGTCCAAGCGTCACCTCGCACGGGGTTGCCCTCTTGGACTTCCCACGCACGAGGCTCAATGTCACGCCTGTTGATAAATTCGGGCATTGCTTTCATAACCTGCATATCAAGAAACTCCGTTCACTAAGATTGCGTCTAATACGGACTGATAGTGTTTTCCGAAAGTTAGGCGTGCCGCCTTCTCCACAGAAACTGTTTTGCGTAGAGTGTCAAACGCCATAAATGCTCGGATAGAGAAACGCCTATCCTTGTCAGCGTCAGCCGAAGCGGCCGCCGCTCCTCGCAAATCAGGCGAGAGCATTGTCAGAGCGTCAGGGTGAGGCGTGTTGATTCGCACAGCAACGGGAAAGCGGTCTTTGAGAGCCTGAGGCAACTCACGCATATCCTCAATGTTCGTGGTCATAAACACCGAGAAGCCTTTTTTCGGCTTCAAGATTCGTCCTGTCTCAGGATGTTCCCAAGAGGCAGATTCCTCACTGTCAAACATCGCAAGTAGTTGCGACATAACATCGCCTGACGCACGGTCAATTTCGTCAGCGACAACTCGTCCGCCGTTGATACCGTCGCCTTGCCACGCCTTGATAACAGTGCCATCTTGCCATTTCCAAGTGCCATCGCCTGATGGCTTGAAGTGACCAGTAACATCGGCACTCGTCATATCCTCGTTACAGATAAGACGGTGAGCACCTGCCGAAACATTGCCAAATGTAAGACCAGCGAATGTTTTGCCCGTTCCTGGCGGTCCGAACAGAATTAGTTTGTTGATTCCTGAGTCAAGAATGTCGTTGACATCTTGCCAGCATTCGGGGAGATTAGTAGTAGTCATAGTTTGTCCTTTGCTAGTAGCGGGTTTTCCCGTGTTTGATAAGTATACACCCTGTGTGTAGAAATTGCAACTTTATTTCAGAAATTATTTGACATTTTTTTTAGAATGTAGTGGCAGGGAGATTTCCCCCCTGCCACTCACTCATCAGGCGACCTGAGAGATATTGACTACATTCTCAGTGTCGTTGGCGATTTCCGTGACTCGTACTTGGTCGTACTTAGTGACGGTAGTAATCGCCTCAGCAATATCGCTGGGGATAACGCCCAACTCAACGGCGGACTTGAATTTCTTACCGTCCACTTCAAGTTTGGTAACTTGCTTGAGAACGATAGGCGAGACAAGTTCGGTCAATGCCTTCAGGTTGTACTTGGGTCGCTCACCATTGACGATGAGAACCTTTTGTCCGTCCACGACATTGAAGTTGAGTCCCTTTTCAGCGTAGGCAAGTTTCAAGTCTGCCTCTGCTTGGGCTTTAGCCTTTTCAGCATTTTCCAATGCTTGCTTGGCATTCAAGTAGTTGAGAGTGATTTGTGTGAGATTCATAATTTGTCCCTTTCAGTAGTGGTGTGTATTCATTATACAGGTTGTGCGTAACAATTGCAACCTTATTTCTAAATTATTTTCAGAATTCGTATTCGTCGCCTGTTGATACCCAACAGATTTCGCCATCTTGAAAACCTTGGCGGTAAAGTTTGCCAAGAACAACAAGTAAGCCGTTAGAGATACTCCCCAACTTGCTTGTGATGTATTCCTCGGCGGTAGCGTCGGTACTAAACAACTCGTAATTAGTGGCAATGTAATCGCCGTGCATTTCTCCATAAAGAACCGCTTGAAAGAAATTCGTACTCATATTGTGTCCCTTCGTTAGTAATTGCTTGCGGAAATAAGTATATCAGGTGGGTGTATGAATTACAACATTATTACTTAGATTTATCAGATATTTTTCAGAACCATAGATAATGTTCCGAGTAGGTATAGACCAACGAATAAGAGTCCCATAGTAATCCTTCTGTAGTAGGTGAAATATAAGTATACAGGTTGGGTGTAAGAATTACAACCTTATTTATGTTACAGAATGATTACAATAATTGTAACAGAAATGTTATATTAAAATGTTGTATTTGTTACACAGAAGTGCTATACTTATATTCGTAAGTTACTACTACCGAAAAGGACAAAACTATGGAAGCGAAATGTTGCGCCGATAAGCCGATGCTAGAAGTTTATGGTTACGAGGGTTGTGCGGATTGTTACGATAAATGGTGCGAGGGCGAACTTATCGCCTATGAAGATTTACGCCGTGCAGAGTTCGCAAACTCTTGGGTGATTGGTGGCGGTTACGCCTCAGACGCTGATCTCGCTTACGAACAGTTTGCGTGATGGCGAGTCCCACTGCTGAAAGGCGGTGGGACAACCACTTAGTCCCGCTTGGGCAGTCTCATCCGCCACCGTCATTCATTGGGAGCGCGCGTGCGGGGCTATCTCGGTATACCCCACCCCTAAAGCCCCGTATCCCCCAAAAATTTCTGGGGGTTATCCACAGGCTGGGGATAACCTGTGGATAACTTTGACCCGTCAGCAAGCCCCCTCACAATACTCGCAAGTGGTCTCGTCAACTTCGTGACAGCCATTCCAGCCTTCGTCAACTTTGTTGTTGTCGGCGCAATACTGTATGCGACACCAGTCAGAACAGAAAACAATTCTGTCAACGATGTCGCCACTCTTATCTTCAATCAAAAGTAGGTGAGCCATTATTTTGTCCCTTCGGTAGTAGTGCCTTACCTTATCTATTATAGCAGGCGGGTGTAGAAATTACAACTCGATTTGTTAAATTTATTTAGAACTTTGGGGGCGGACTTTCGCCCGCCCCCAACGCTCATGATCAGGCTTCGCACTCGCAGTCGTAGTGGAGTTCTTCGCACCAACCGCAGTGGTCACGATCCCACTCTTCGTCTTCGTCTTCTTCGTCCTGAATGTCAAAAGACACCCAAGCCATGACGGTACGAAGCAAGTGGTCGTAATCGCCAGCAGTGGCGTTCTGAGTGAACTCAGCGATTACTTCCCGTGATACGCCGTGATTACGGAGCGCACCACAAACTCTTGCGATAATGCTGAACGCATTACCGTCCTGCCCGACGAGCAGAACCGAAACTTCAGGATACTTAACCATAATTTGTCCCTTCGTTAGTAGTTTTTCCTTACCTGATAAGTATAGCAGATAGGTGTAACAACTACACCATTGTAGAGCGTGTCATTTGTCACATAAGATTTATTCGTAAAAGTGTGTAAATGCTACACCCACCTGCTATAATATATATATCACCTACTACGAAAGGAAAAAATATGATTTGGAAAGCAAAAGCCTCCGACATTATTGACCACCTTGTTTACTCAGGGGCAGACACCTATGAGTGGTATCACGAACTCACCGAAACCAAAGACGGACAAATTGTCTGTACGATGGAAACGGGCGAGTACGACGATGAGTCTGAACCGTTGACAGCGAGTGTTGCGTTCTCCCCCACTCACGCCTTGACAGTCGCCAATGCGATTATCAAGGGACAGGGAGCGGGTTGGCGCACCGTTCAGTCAGCAGTCGCTAATGACGACTTTGACTCCGATGCCGCGGACATCGTTCTCCAGCACATCGTGCTGAGCGACTTGGTGTTCGGCTGAGACTTCAGGGCGGGGGAGGGAAACCTCCCCCAAGACCCTGTGGATAACCTTTTCCACAGCCTGTGGATAACCCTGTGGATAACTTTCCCGATAGCCCCGTATACAAAGTGCGGGTGCGGGACTGTCACGATAAATAGTCGTGGAAATTCTTGAATTGAAAAAACGGGAAGCGGGGCTAACAAACTAAATAGCAGGGGTCAAGCCCCTGCCACACTAGTCACTCGGTCCACGAGAACCCGCAAATCCAACAGAATGTCTGTCATTTTGCCCGCCTCGGCAATACTGACTCCCCGCAAATCACGGAGAGTCTCGTCAATGAGGTTATATATTTCCTCGGTTGGCGTGAGTAAATTTAACTGACTCATACTGTCGCCCCTTCCTTGATCTTGGCTAGTTGTTCGGCACGAATTGCGTTTACTTCCTCGGCTGAGAATACCTTACCGAACACGCTCAACATGGTACGAATGTCGTCGTCCACGCCCGTAGTGTTACCTTCCTCGTCGTACCCTGCGATAACAGCAGGTCCGACAAGTCGGTAACCTTCGCCAGCCAAAGTAGAAGCGAACTCGTTTAAGGCGAAGTCAGAACGGAATAAACCTTCCTCGTTCAACCACAAGTCAAGACCGTTCACCAATTGAACGCTCTCAATGAGTCCCTGAACGAGACTCTGGAGAAACTCCAAAGACTTTTGACCTTCGGGCTTCTGAACAATGTACGGCGAACCGTCTAAATCGTTGATGTAAATGACTTGCATAATTAGTCCCTTTCGTAGTAGTGTTTATATATTATAGCCTTGTGGGGCAGGAAAGTCAAATCCTGCCCCACAATTATTTCATTTCTTTAGGCTCAGACCGTGACCTTGCGTGCCTTGCGTCGCGCGCGGACATTGCGGATCTCTGCGCGAAGTGATGCGGTGAGTCCAGCCTTGATCCAAATGGCGGTTATCAAAGAAGCGTTGATCATAACCAGCAAGCCTCTGATGACTTCCAAAGTGTAATCCGAGAGAGTGAAGTTGATAGTGTATTGAGCAATCATTTTGTGCCTTTCGTAGTAGGTATGAGATAAGTATAGCGACTTTGTGTAACTTTTACAACCTTCTAGTAAGTGTCATTTGTCACACTACTCAATGTTGTAATTTCTACACAGACTCGCTATAATATACTTGTACACAACTACTAAAGGAGAAAATATGCTCAGCACCAAAATTGGAAATAGTGACTGGTACTTCGTTCTCAACAACGGAGCGACTCGCAAGTTCTCAGTTCAGTTTCTCGGCAGACGACGAGGAGACGACAAGCGAGACATCGTGACATTCCGTGAAGGTGCGCCACACTACGAGGCGTACACGACCGAGACGGGCAAAGCAATTCCGAAGTTTGTCGCAAAAGCAATTTGGGAAGCAATGGAAAAGTCCCCCGCCTGACAAGCGGGGGAAACCCTTTAGCCCCGTTGGATATATGCGTGCGTGGAAAGTTTTGACGCTTCTCTTCCGCCACCGTCAATAGTAGGGAACACAGGGGCGGGGCTGTCACCCCTAAATAGGGGTGTTCAGGGGGCGTACCTCACGATACGCCCCCTTCGGGTGGCCAAACTCGCCACTCGCCTCACTCCTCGTTGAACAAGTCGTTCAGCATTTGCGTTTCTAAGTTCCGCATACTAGAACTTTCCACGATGTCACTAACCATCTTGCCTAGGTCAAAGCCCGCTTCTGCGAGTTCTGCTAGAAGTTCCTCAGACGGTTCTTCCTCAACTTCGGCGTAGTGTTGTTGCTTCTCGTCGTCGCTCATCGCTTGGATACTGCGGTCATAGCCAACCCAATTCCCAATGTTTGAGTACTCGTCTAGTTGCTCGTGAGTAAGATTGAACTCACGCATAACACGCTCGGTCATGACCGATGAAGGTATGCCTTCACCTAACTCCACGCTTCGCTTAGCGTTCTCTATGAGAAGGCTCGTACGGTAGTTACAAAGCCGTACGAAGTGGTCAGGGTAGTAGAACGATACTCCATTGGGGAATTCGCTATCAGGGAAAAAATCGGACTTGGTAATCATTAGTAATCCTTTCGGGTCAGAGGTCTGGTAAGTAATCAAATTCTACGGTTGTCTCCCAAGAGATATCTTTCATTTCCCAACCGTAGTGGTAGCGAAGGTTCTTGGTTGCCATGTCAATGGCGACTTCTGTTAGTTGGTCATTATCCAAGTTGGTGAATGACGGCTCCTCTAAATCTATCTCAACAAAGTGAGTCAGAGAAAAGAAATCTCCAACAAAGGTGACATTACAACTTGCGTGCTTCATAGTAATCCTTTCGGTTGTAGTTGGTATGGGGTGAAGTTGGGGGTCAGACCCCCAACTCCTCGGCTAGTTGCTTCTGAGTCTTACCTAGGTGCTTCTTAGCGCACACAGGGCCGACTCCGACACGATGACCGTAGCCATCCTTGTCGTCTAGTTCGGCACTACAGAACAAACAAACGCCCGTACGCACGCCGTACTCCATAGCGACGAGTGCGGTGACCTTTTCGGTTGGCGAGAGCAGGGAGATCGCTCCACGCTCGTAAATCCAACCGCTTTCGCCACGACGCATTGCGTAGAGATTGCCACCTTCGGATTGCTTCACCTTGTAGATCAAGTGACCGACGAGGTAGAAACCGACTTCGGTAACCTTCTCGGCAGGCTTGACTTCCGTAGCAGGCTTAGCCATAACCTTGGCGAACATTGAACGGATAGCCTTTTCTTGCGCTTCGCTCAATGCGCCCTTGTTCTCAAAAGTCTTAGCGATTGAGATTGCGAACGCACTCCACTGTTGGGCTTTCGCCCATTCAATGACGGAAGTAATCGGGGTCAATGTGGTAGTCATAATTTCTCCTTAGTAGTAGTGGTGATAAATACAAGTATACAGCAGGGGTGTATGAATTACAACCCCTGCCTCGGCTCACCAAGTTGGTGGCCGACCGATGAAGTTGCCATCGGAGTCGTAGCAACCATTGTCGGGGTCAAGGTAGCCCTGAGCGTCGTAGCGGTCAGGATCGTTGTAGTCGTCATGATCGTTATTCATAATTTCCCCTTTGTAGTAGTTGGTATTTAATAAGTATACAGGCTTCGTGTAAGAATTACAACCTTATTCGCAAGATTATTGGTGTGACATTGGTCACAGGCCAGTCGTCTGGGGGCTTGGGGGTCGTCGGCCGGGTTTGGGGAGTTTGGCCACCCTGCTTCGGAGGCATTTAGTCCCGCTTGGTTATGGCGAGTTTCCCGTGTTTGTCGCAAGCCCCGCAGGTGAAAACGGCAAAGCGGAGATGCGGGGCTAGTGGTGGTTTTCGGATTAGCAATTATATGTAAGGGGTGGGGCAGGGTTTCCCCCGCCCCACCATGCCCCTGTCACCACACAGGAGTAAATCGTCGCTCGTCGGCGTTGTAAGCGTGTTCGTAGTGAGTGCCTTTATTCTCAAGGTTACGAACTTCAATTTCTTGAACGAGACGCTTGGCAATTGCGCTGAAGTTCAAGCCATCAGTGCCTGCCACCATTCGCTTGCGTCGGTGGGCGATAACCGAAGCGGTAACCAATTCCGAACGCTTGAGTGCGTTCTCGTCGGCGTACACCTTCGTTACTGCGTCGGCTACTTGTTGGTAATCCCAACAGGCGTTGTACATTCCGCCGAGCAGTGTAATTAAATCAAATCGTGACGGAAGTGAATAGTAATCGCCCTGTAATTTGGTGGGCTTATTCTTATGCCATTTGGTAAGCATATTTTTTCCTTTCGTAGTAGTGGTTATGAATATAAGTATACACCTTCTGTGTAGGAATTACAACTTCTAGCGTCAAATAATTGTGTGACAAATGACACTAGGCAGAACTGTGTAAATGCTACACCCACCTGCTATACTTGTATATGTAAGGAAAACCTACCGAAAGGAATACTATGAATAACGCAGAATTGTTCGTGTGGAATGAAATTGAAGAGGGCTTCATTCGTGAGTATGGAATTGAAGACGGTATACGAGTGTGCGATTACGCACAGCGTGTATATTACAGGAGTGGCAAGATGACCCTAGCCGTCAAGGCGGCAACGGAATGGGCTAGCAGAATGAGAATGGGAGTCTGATATGGCAAGTGTTTCAGTAAGCGGTGTCGCCCTACTAGGTAAGACAACGGCAGTAGGTTCTCATATAGATTTACGAGAACGCCTAGCCTACCTAGAGGGCGTTCTCAGCGGGCTAGAGAACGCTGGAGTAGTTCTGCCTACGGGAGACTACGAGACGCTCTACAGGACGCTCAAAGATACCAAAGAATTTCTTTACGAATAACTTGACATTCCTACACCTAGGGTGTATAATATACCTATAACGAAAACTAACCGAAAGGACTACTAATGGCTACCGTTCCCAACTACGAAATTGAACGACTAAATGAGTTTGTCGCAGAAATTGAAATTGCGATTAAGGAACACGGTTACGCATATGCGTACGGTGCGACAATGTTCAACTTGAAGTCTTTGCTCAACCAAATTACCCGTGAGCCAGCACCTTGGGAGAACCTATGAAATACAAATGGAATGAACTAGAAAAGTTCGCCTTCGCCACGCAGAAGTTGCGGGCGAACCGAATTCCTGACAAGAAAAAAGAGTCAAACCGAAAAGCGTGTAGGAAGCGAGACTACTGAGTCTCGCCAACTACTCCGCTAGCCCCGCCCTCATCTTGAGCGTGCGGGGCTTTTGCTTTCCATAAACCAATTGGACATTCTGCATTGGACAGGGTTGTCTTCAATGGCATGAAGCACCCGCAAATTCCGCAAGTGCTTAGACGCTTACTGAAGTGGTCACAGCCCCGACAGATGTCTAAGCGTTCTTTTCGTTCCAAGCGGGTCAAGCGGGGGATTGACGGGCGTAGTAAATCCGTGAATTGCGCAGGAGATTGTTCTTCGTTCATACGCTAATTGTATCCACGGAAGTATACCTAAGGGGTATGACATAGTTGCCCATGCCATACCCCTTGATTATCACAATTGGATAAACCTACCCAATTTGAATATCTGCTGGATAAGTGCGCCCCATGAGCAGTAGTAGTGCATGACTACCAATTTCTTGCTCGCTGGGTAATACTTGCCCGTACCCCAAGTATCTGTCTTAGTGGGGTTCTCGCCTTGATTAACAGCATACGGTTGATTGAGTGCCACTCCGCAACAGGAACAGGGTAGTGAACCAAATTCGCCATCAAGGGCTAAGTGGATCATCTGCATGTTGCGCTTACGCTTCATGCCTTGGCGGAGTGCTTCAAGCGTGTCTGCTTCGGCGTATGCCTTAGCACCGTGTTCCCACGGTTTACGGTAAGCGGGTTTAGTAATGGTAGTCATTAGTAGTCCTCTCAGTAGTTGTAAATATAAGTATACAGGAGAAGTGTAACAATTACAACATTGCATAGTATGACAATTGTCACTATCGGTATTGCGCCTAATTACTTATGAGTATATTATACACGATAGGTGAATGAATGTCAAGTATTTACACAAAATAATTTATTATATTTAGTTTTATAAATAATATCTATAATATATAAATGTCTTCCGCCACCGTCAATAGTAGAAGCGCTTAGCCCCGTTCATTTTTTGGCAAATTTATATCATTTCTACCAATTTCATATCAGTTCGGGTGCGGGGCTGTCAGCCTTCTGAAATACTTTGTAATACAAGGTGATACAGGGAATTACTGCGTGCGGGGCTAATAGTTTTCTTTCCCGCCAATCAAGTCGCCCCTCATTCCATCAAATCTTTAAAATCATCCCAAAACAGAGCGACAATAATTCCCGCAACCATTCCAAGCGCCCCAAGTCCAATCAAAAAGTCGTTTAGCAATTCCATAATTTCTCCTTTGTAGTAGTTGGTTACATAGACAATTATACAGGAGGGGTGTGGCAGAGTTTCCCCTGCCACCCCCAAGCGATCAGTAGACCGCTCGCTCTCGGCGTTCCCACTCAATCGCATTGGCGACTGCCTTGGCAATCCCCTTGGCGGTTTGGCTATGAGTACGACTGGCTCGTTCACCAATTCGCAACCCTCGCTCTAACCCGTACTGGCGGATTAGGTTTTCGTGGATCTCATCCCATAAGAATTTGGTATTCATATTTTCTCCCTTAGTAGTGGTGACTTCCTTACATATATAAGTATACACAAGGGGTGTGGCAGAGTTCCCTCCGCCACGCCCCCAGCGATCAGTAATCCTCATCCTCATCGTCCTCGTCCTCTTGGCTGAGAAACTCCTCATCGTCCATCCATTCGCCCTGCCCGATGAGACTCACGAAACCTGCGTTGGGGTTCTCGTGGTTGGTTGTGACTGCGTTGATGAACTTCAGACCACACGACTCGTCCCACCAAACTTTGAGCGTGGTGAGCATTTCCTCAGAAGTGCCCTCAAAAGTGCGGTCATCGCAGTGAACGCCGTTATAGTTCTCACGGAACCAGCCCGCCTGCTCCTCGTCCATTGCGAGGTAGATTTTGTGGCAACCGTCCCAAGCGATAAGGAGAGCGCCCTCAAGAGCGTCCTCAACTGGGTCAAATAAATTGTCTAAGGTTTTCATAGTTTGTCCCTTTCAGTAGTTGTTGCTTACTTAGTAATTATACACAAGGGGTGTGGCAGAGTTTCCTCCGCCACCCCCTGACGCTTGAGATCAGATCTCAGCCTCCCACATACGGCAGATCTCCTTGGTGATATGGAGACCCTGAACAAGTGCCAAGCCAATGGCTCGCTTTAGTTCGTTGGGCGTTGCCAAGGGGAGGTAGTTGTCAATGTCCTCCCAAGCCTTGAGACCAGCAAGGATTTCCTCGTAGGTCTTGCTGGCATAAGCCTTGTCATTACTAGTTGGGAACTTGGTTTCGGTAGTCATAATTTGTCCTCTCGGTAGTGGTTTTCCTTACCTAGTAAGTATACACCTTGGGTGTAGCACTTACACCATTATTCGTGTTACAGAATGGTTACAGATTTATGACGGAAATGTAATGGAGAGCCAAAATGCCGATATGGGCAATGTGTCACCATTACACGCTAGAACGCCCCCTAAGCGCCTGACCCCCCTCTCCGCCCCTAGCACCCAATCCTGAGCCTGAAACGGCTGAGAGACGATTTCCACAGATTTATACACAGCCTCTGAGCAGGGGAAATGTGGCAAAACCCCAGCGTGAGGGCACTTTTTGCATAACCCCTGCTAGTGGGCTTACACACGGTGGTTATCCACAGAAGTGACCACTTACCACCAGATTTCACCAGTAGTTATCCACAGGGGTGTGTATAAAGTTGGGGATAAGGTTATCCACAGGATATCCACAGGGTGTGGATAAAGTAGTTGTACTGTGCAAGTAAGTTATCCACAGGGGGTGTGGATAAAGGTGTGGATAAAGTTTTCCACAGGGTGTGGATAAACCTGTGGAAAAGATAGTTGTAGTCTACAAGTAAGTTTTCCACAGGATGGGGATAAAGTTGTGGATAAAGTTATCAACAGGGCTGTGGATAAAGTTGTGGATAACTTTTTGCTCTGTAAAAAATTCTCTTCCGCCACCGTCAAAGTTTTAGAAACGAGGGGGCGGGGCTAGTCCCCTACTAACAAGAATTGAAAAATCTGAACTTATAAAAAAAAGCATTAGCCCCGTTTGTTTTTTCAAGAAGCATTAGCCCCGTTTGTTTTTTGAGTTTTCCACAGGTTTTTCCACAGGCTGTGGATAAGGGGGTAGGGTTTGACCCCCACCCCCACTCAATCACCAAGGGCACTCGTTGTGTCCTTTTCTCATTATCCATCGCGATTTCATTTCGCTGACGAATCGGTAGGCAACTTTGTGCGGACTCCATAAGTAAGCGAGTCGCCTGATGCCTGTCATGTCCTCAGCCTCGTCCAATTCGCAATTGGCGGGCATGTAAAGCGAACCGCTCCACTCTAGTCCTTTGAGCCATTTCATATTTTCTCCTTCTAGTAGTTCCTTACATATACAAGTATAGCAGACTTGTGTAACCATTACAACATTTATCAACAAATATCTTTGTGACAAAAGACACGCCGTACAATGGTGTAAACTCTACACCCTCATGCTATACTTATGGAGTACGGAAAACCTACTACTAAACAAGGGAGACAGTATGAAGTTCATGACCGAAACGCTAGTGACAGACACGCTCTGCTACGAAGTAATTGCCGAGACAGCCAAGACGCTGACAATCAGGTCAATGGCACGAGGCGAGCAGGTGTACACCGATGGCGCACCATTGCCAGTAATCGGACTCCGAGCGATTTCTGATCCGAACGGAGACACCAAAGTGGTGAGACTCCGTAAAGACGGAACTTACCGCAAGGCTCAGGGATACAACCCCCTGCGGTTCACCGAGACTCCGATCTTCTACACGGACTACAAGTACTGAGAGATGGGCGGGGGGCGAAAGCCCCCCCCCCCCCAGTTATCCACAGGGCTGTGGACAACTTTGCGCGGAAAATCCGTGCGGGGCTATGGGCTTCCCGACGCGCCCGCTAGCCCCGTTGCTTCAAAATCTGGAGACTCACGGTATGGGCAGAACCCCGCAGGGCTTAGCGCCCCCTCAATCGGGGACGCTTGCCCATGCTTCGGCTTCGGTACTGAACTCGCCAAACTCGGAGACGGTACGAACTTCGGTCAGGCTTACGGCTTGACGGACAGTAAAGCGACGCTCGCCGTCCCAAGCGAAGCCGTTAGGGTCTTGCTCAGAAGTGACAAAGTAGCCATCGCCGTAGATATCTCCGTGAACCCTTGACGCAAACCAGCGCATAGTGCTATCGGAGAAAAAGTGGTAGCCAGCGTCTTTACTAGCCTCCACGAACTCACTTAGTGTCATGGTTGAAATACTCATAGTTATCTCCTTAGTAGTTGATGGATAAATTATACCGAGGGGGTGTGGCTCAGTTCCCCAAGCCACACCGAAGCCCCTCAGAACCGAGGTAGTTGGCTTAGGACATAATCCTCGGCACGGGTGATGTACTTAGCCGTAACAGCGCCTCGTGCTTTTCTATAAGCGAGGTCATAGATACGGTCAGCAACTTCAAAGCCATGCTTACGGATAAGAGCCTCGTAAAGTTCATTTTCTGAGAATGTCATTATTTTCTCCTTAGTAGTGGTGACAGATATAAGTATACACCCGCCGAGTGTAGAAACTACAACCATACGGTGTGTCTCTTGTCACACTACCTAACCGAACAGGTGTTCGCACGGAGACACCGAACAAGTGTTCCCCGAACGGGTGTTCGTACCGAACAAGTGTTCGCTTGATAAAAATACGCACCGACGCATAAAAATACACCGAACAGGTGTTCTACGAACAGGTGTTCGCTTGACAAATGTAGCCACATTACGGAGGGAATGTGGACACAATAAAAGCACAGAACTAGAACCGATAGCCCCGCTAGACTAAAGATATGAATGGGCAACTAATACTAGGAACGGACACGCTTGTTGCCGTGTTCCCGTACGATAAGGCGCAAGTTGCGCGGATCAGAACCATACGCGGGGCTGTATGGGACAACGCATCTAAAACATGGCGGATACCCCTTACTCAATTCTCCAAGGCAACAGAATTGGCGTTGGAACTCGGCTGGTGGATTAGCCCCGAAGTAGCAATGCTGAACATACCCAGTGAACCCGTGGACATGATGACGGTGAACAGCAAAACCGTGAGGCTTTCGTTCTCGTTTGACCCAGTAAAAGTGCGTGCGGTTAAGCGGATACCAGGCATAACTTGGGACAAAAAGACGGCATCGTGGGAAGCCCCGCTCTCGTCACTATCGGAATGTGCTGACTGGGCGAAGCAGTTTGACATGGAAGTAAGCGAAGATACGCAGACGCAAATATCAGAAATAACCGAAACCAGGTCAAAACTGATTGAGCAGTCAAGGCAAACCGATGCTGACCTTGAAGTGGCGGGACTACCACTGCTTCCGTACCAAAGAGCGGGCGTGAAGTACGCTGCTGAGGCACGCAGATGCTTCATTGCTGACGACATGGGACTTGGTAAAACACTCCAAGCAATCGCAACTCTTGAGTATGTTATGGATAGTTACCCCGCAGTTGTTGTCTGCCCACCCACGCTGGTACTGAACTGGAAGAACGAGTACAACAAGTGGCTACCAGGTAGAAATGTTGTCACGGTGAAGAACCGAAGCGAATTCCCAGACGGGGCTTATGATGTTGTCGTTGTTGGTTACTCAAACATCAACGCATGGGCGAACAAACTCCAAAAGCACCGAAGTTATGTGTTTGACGAGTCGCATTACTGCAAAAGTGCTGATGCGCAGCGCACGAAGGCTGCCATCAAGATGGCGAAGTCGGCACCGAAAGAAGGAATTGTTCTTTGTTTGACTGGTACGCCCGTAACCAACCGCCCCGCTGAATACGCCCCGCAGTTGGACATGCTTGGAAAACTTTCTGATTTTGGTGGCAAATGGGGCTTTTACCGACGATATTGCGCGGCTTTCCGAGACAGATTTGGGCAATGGAACATCTCAGGCAACTCCAACTTGGAAGAACTCAACGACAGACTCCGAGGAAACTGTTATATCCGAAGAACTAAGGACCAGGTACTGGAAGAACTCCCACCCGTGCGTCACAACACGATCCTGATTGAAGGAACTGATGCGGGGCTGAAGGAGTATCGCAAGGCGGAAAACGACATCGTAAAATATCTAATGGAGCGTGCACGGCAAATCGCTGAAGAACTTGGTGAATCACCGAACTCCGCTGCTGTGCGAGCAAAAATGAGGGCAGAACGGAACGAACATTTGATTCGCATCGGCGTTCTTCGGAAGTTAGCCGCTAAAGCGAAGATGCCCGCTGTTATTGAATGGGTTGATGGGCGCATTGAAGCGGGGCAAAAGGTGGTTATCGCCGCTCACCACCGTGAAATCGTTGATGAACTTGCTCAGAAGTATGGGAACATAAAGATTCAGGGAGGCATGGATGTCAATGATGTGGAAGCAAACAAGAAGATGTTTCAAGAGAAAAGTGTCACAGAAAGCCCCGTTATCGTTCTTTCCATCCAAGCAGCGAAAACAGGTCACACGCTGACCGCTTCTCAAGATGTTCTCTTCGTGGAACTTCCATGGACACCGAGCGATGTGGATCAAACTTACTCAAGATGCCACCGACTGGGACAAAAGGGCAGTGTAACAGCAACTTATCTGCTTTGTCAAGGAACTGTTGATGAAAAAATCTACGATGTCATTGAGCAGAAGCGTGGAGTTGTGAACGCTGCGACTGAAGGAACCGAAGTGAGCGGGGCTGGTGGAGAATTGTTTGACCATTACCTCCAACTGTCAATGAAATACTGAAATCACCCCACCCGTAGTATTCATTTGATAAACTATAGGGGCACAGAAAAACTACTACTTGCTATCGGCGTATGCGCCTGACCTTATCCACCGAACAACGGAGCAAAATTGAAACCATCAACTGTAGCGAAGCATTATCTAATACCAATTTCTATCATCGCAAGTGCCATCATATTCATCTCAAGTACATTTGGAAGTAATCCAAGTAATCAAACATCGGTCTCTATAACCCCAACAGAAACACCAACAACTACTAGCGTTTTGACAACCGAAGCCCCGTCAACTACTACGACAACGCTTCTTCCCCCGAACTGGACTCCACCGACATTGCCGTCTGATGTTCCATGTCAAGAGTGGACTCAAACAGCACTTGATGCTGGCTGGCATTGGGCGCTCCTACCCGACCTGCTCCGTATTGTATGGCGTGAATCTCGCTGTCAGAATGTGATTGAAGGTCACCCTCAATGGAATGGACATGACCGAGGACCGCTTCAGATCAATCAGGTGTGGCTTGACGAGATTGAGGCGAAGTATGGCACTTGGGAAGTGGTTGACGATCCCCACTACAACTTTGCTTGGGCGTGGGAAATGTACATCTGGTTTGAGGCTAATCGTGGGTGTGGATTTGACCCGTGGTACAAAACACATTCGTGTAAGTGAGGAGCAAAAATGAACATATTCAACAAATGGATCATCGGAGTCACCCTCTCCTTCGCAGTCATCGGCGTTTCCTTATGCGGGACTGCGGACAACAAGGCAAATGCTGAAAAAATAGTTCCAGCAACAGCACCGATTGACCTTTCGGGAGTGAATTGGACTGAACTCGCTCGTTTTATGTATGGAAGATGCGGGGAATACCATGACCTCGCCATCGCAGTCGGCTGGACTGAAGCGCATTGGAAGAAGTTGAGTTTCGTCATGTACCGCGAGTCCCGCTGTAACACGATGTCGTTCAACAAGAAGGACCCAAACGGTGGAAGTCGTGGACTTATCCAGATCAACGGTTTCTGGTGTAAACCAAGCAAGTACAACAAATCTGGCTGGTTACAGGCGCAAGGAATACTTAACACTTGCGAGGATCTGTTCATTCCCGAAGTAAACCTCCGTGCGGGGCTAGCGATGTGGAACTACAGCCAACAGCGCAACAAGTGCGGCTGGCAGCCATGGGCAACACGGTGCTGACCCCATTGTTCTGATAAATCTAACGGAACACAAAAGTGCTGGTCAGAGGCTTTTTTGTCGTATGACTTGCTTTAGATAAATCCATACGCTAGTATTTCATATAAATCCAAACAGATACTAAGGAGAAATAATGGCACATGAACTAGAAATGAAGGCAGACGGAACAGCGAAGTTCGCTTATTCGCTCAAGGGCGGTATCCCGTGGCATCGCCTCGGAGTCCCGCTTGAAGGTTTACAGACAGTAGACGCAATGCTCAAAGCATCGGAAGCCGACTACGAAGTAAAACTCACCAAAGTGGCGGCAGTTGATGATGATGGCAACTTCATTCTTGATGGCAATGGAAAGCCGATCATTATTGAAGATACCCGTGCCACTATCCGAGACAACGGAGATGGAACGCTTGACGCACTTTCTTCAGTTGGAACTCGCTATGTGGTCAAACAGAACAGGGAAGTAGCAGAACGCGCGCTCGCAGTAGTCGGGGCTTCTGAGGGAGAGGCAGTTGTTGACACCGCTGGCGTTCTTCAGAACGGAAAGCGTTTCTTCATGACGCTTGACTTAGGATCACTCATCATTGATCCGATGGGTGTGAATGACAAGATCGCTCGCTATCTCGTTGTATCCACGGGACATGACGGAGTGTGGCCAGTTCGCTACGCAAATACCGACATTCGTGCTGTTTGTAACAATACTGTTCGCCTTGGAATCAAGGAAGCAGAACGAGTGTTCGTGGCACGACATACAAAGAACATGGACTCAGCGTTTGACGATGCGAAGGAAGTCTTGCGCATCAGCGTTGACTGGGCGAAGAACTTCAAGGTCATGGCAGAAGAGATGCTGTCTATCGCAGTCCCGAAAGATTCAGGCAAGGTGGACAAGGTTCTCAACCGAGTCTTCCCCATCAAGAAAGATGAGACGGATCGCCAACGAACGAATCGTGAACGCACCAACATGATTATCCGTTCACTCTACGAATCGGACAAGAACGCTGGTGGTTTCGGACATAACGGCTGGAGTATGTACAACGCCATTGGCGAATACCTTGACCATCACCGAGACGCAGAGTTAGATGAGCGAGCATTTGCTTCACTTGACGACAACTCATGGGTGACACGCATCAAGTTGGAAACCCAGCAGGCTGTTCTTTCACTAGTCTGACAAACATCAAAAATAGAGTCATAATGGGGTGGGACAAAATAGTCCCGCCCCATTCTATTTGGAGAAAAAATGAACTACGAAGGTATGGACCCTGACAAACTTCATAAAATAGTTCAATCCGCAATCAACCCGCTTGAGGTTTTTCGGAGGGCTTTCTGCCAACGAGTAGTTGAATCGGTGAACAGCCAATTCGGTGACGAAGGTTTGTACGACTTACTTCTTGGAATAGATGCAGTGGGCAACTTTGGTTCAGTAGTTGTTATCAACCGAGATGAAATAGATAACTATATGTTTTCAACATTCGGGACTTTTGACGAGTACATGTACGACAAAATCGTCATGTCAGAAGAATGGGCGGACTTCTTGGGTCATGTTATGGCGGAAGCGGGCGCAACCTTAGGTAAAATCATTGACGACGCAATGGATAACGACTAACTCCAGCCGTTGATGGGGTGGAACTCAGCGTAAGCAGTGTTATCTGAGAACGCAGTAACTACTAATCCAAGTTCCGTAACGAGAAGGTCTGCGACTTGACCGAAATGGTCCCGCATCACTTCTAAGTCAACATCTTCTCCGCCGTCATTCGCCAAATCAACGAGCAAATCACGAATGTAGTTTGTGATGAAAAGTTGAGCAGTATGAGTTTCTGAAATTTCTGAATTCATGTTGACAATCTAGCATGATGCTGGTAACCTTGTCGGTAACAACCCCACAGGGGAACACGAGGAGAATACGAATGTCAGCATCACCGACAACACTTACAGGAAACCTTGTTTCAGATCCCGAACTCAAGTTCTTGGATAATGGAACAGCGAAACTATCAGGCTCAATTGCCGTTGGTCACTATTGGACTGACGCATCGGGCGAAAAGCAAGAAAAGACTTCATTCATTGACTTCGTTGCTTGGCGTTACCTTGCCGACGACGCAGCACGAGTGTTGGAAAAGGGCGTTCGTATCATTGTTACGGGTCGCCTTGAACAGCGTTCGTGGGAACAAGACGGGGCTAAGCGAAGCAAGGTTGAACTTATCGCTGACGACATCGCAGTCGCAGTGAAGTCAATTGAGTCGTTTGACCGTCGCCGTGCTGGTGAAAAGGGTGCTGTTGCGCCGAAGCCAGCCGCTGCTAGGCAGGCACAACGCCCTGTACTTAAGGCGACACCAACGCAATCCGTAATGGAAGATGCCGAGCCATTCTGAGCGAATTCTCGTTCTTCATAGTGTGTCTACTAGGGACATACGCAGTAGTGAAATTGGTTGATGGTCGGGGCAAGAAATAGCCCCGACCATTACCATTTCTGATGTATGAATTCCCACACTTCAACTGGCACAGAGTCCTCGTAGTACGGATCAAGGATTGTACCGATGAGTTCCGAAGCAATGTCGGGTCTGACCATCGCAAGGAAGTTTGATATCGCCTGCCCTAGTCGTTGACTCTCCCTATTGCGTTCAAAGTAATCGGTTGAGTTACTAAGGAACTCTATGTAGTTCACTCTGTCCACTCCCAAGTTCCGTTTTGGTGAAGCGTAGCATTTGACGGAGCGTCACAGTTCTTGATGTCCACGAACATTTGCCCGTCGTTCTCCCAAGTAAAGTTAGCGTTGAGCACTACTGGGCAGGGATTGTCATTATCGGGGTCTACGATGTCTGCTAGGCGTGTTATACCAAGCATAGAGAATATTCCTAGTCCACCCCAAAAAGTGAAGCGGACTGCTGTGCGGATAGAGTAGTAGAGTGATGTTTTAGTAGTCATAGTTACATTATACAAAACCTATCCATGAATGTCAAGGATTGTTATGGCAGATAAGATAAACAAAAAATCAGCACCAAGACAGAAAATCTTAGGGATAGAACGGGAAGGCGCATGGGGAAGGGTTGAGTATCTCCATCGGTTGGCGTGCGGGCATACCGAGCGACGGAAGCGACCAGCGAAAACTGAGATTATCTCTTGTTCGTGGTGCGTGGTTGCGGAAGAGCAAACGGAAGTTCTACAGAGTTTCGCCACGAAGAGACCACAAAGCCCCGCTGAAGATGATGTTTTTGACAGAATGGGATCGCTGATTGCTGTTTCGGAAAGAGAAGTTTCCAAACTGAAGGCAGAAATTGCGTCTAAGTTTGATGTTCCTGTGGACTATGTTGATGTTGTCGTGGAAGACGATGACGGGACTCTTTCGGTTTCGTACGCAATTATCTTCTTGTCAGCGCAAGACATCAAGAACATTCTCGTGGACTCTAAAGAAAATACTTGACATTCACCCACTCACTCAGTAGACTATGGCTAAAGTTACTACTAACAACAACAGAAAGATACAATCATGAAGCGACTTATCCCAATTATCATCGCCACCCTCGCACTTACTGCGTGTGGAACTAAAACCGTGTATGTCACCAGCACCGAAGCACCCGACACAACTGTAGAAGTTACCGAGACGACTGATGCGCCAATTGCGACTCCTGCGCCTACAGTCCCGTCTTACACTTCAGAAGATGAATTCATCGCAGACATCTACAACGAAAACACTGGTCCCATCTACCTTGAAGACCAAGACCTGATTGACACAGGATATGCGGTTTGTGATGGTTTGCGTAGTGGTATGACTGGCTACGATGCACTTGATGCAATTGTCTCATCATCTGAAGGTGATACCGCTGTAGAGGAACTGCTTATCAATGTTACAGCATCGGCGGTTGTGAACTTCTGCCCTGAGCAGGCATACAAGTTCGGAGAATGATATGACCAATAGAGACACTTACGACATTTTGTCATACGAAGAAGAACAGAAGCAATCAAAAAGCGGGACTAACATTCAGATCAACACCCTGATTGACGCAATGATTGATGCGGAGAAGTGTTTATTCCGTAACAAAGACGAAAACCTAATGCCTGTCAGTGAACAAGAATACAAATTAGGAGAATGAAATGAAGCGACTCGCCTTAATCGCACTACTAGTCCCGTTACTCGTTTCATGTAGCGCAGCCATGAGCAACGAGACAACAACTCTTCAGCCGCTACCAACAACGATCAACATTCCCGTTTTTGACACAATTCCCGCACTAGATGGCAAGCCATACACCGACGAAGAGTTCGCGTTTTTTGATGATGTAACTTTCTTCTACGGGGCTAGTACCGACTTGAGCGATGAGAAACTTCTTGAGTTGGGAGTTACATGGTGTCAGTTAATGATCGGAGGCATGAGTGCCGAAGATGTTATCGGGCGGATCAACGAAGGATCAAGCGATAACGCCGATGCTCTTCTTCACTTCTCTGTTGTAAATGCAGGGATTGAGAACTTATGCCCCTCGCAGTGGGATAAAGCGGAGTATATTGCTCTCAATTCGTTCTTGCCGTGATGTCATACGGGACTATCTGAAAGTGTGAGAAACTTTGTGATGGGGAAAAAAATGAAATTAGCCTCAGTTGGCATCGCCACAATTACTGTTTCGTATGTTTTTTCAGCACTTCTGTTCATGCTTATTGCCATGACTCTCATGAACCCTACGCCTCGTGTTCGGGAGATATTCCTACAGCCCCGCACTACGGGTCGTCGGCGTGGTTCGTTGTCTGACTTCACTTCATAGGTTTTTCGGTGAGTCTGATGTACGGACTTGCCATCGCCTTCGCATAGGCGCGCGAGTGGCTTAGTCCTTCTTGGTGGCGCTGTAGGACATACTCCATAGAGAACGCCCTACTCCACCTATTCGCCTTCATCGTTCTGAGTGTTAGTAGTTGGTAGTTCATTGTTGCCCTCCGTTCTAGGGGAACAGTACAGCGGTCACCACCCGCTGTACTGTTCGTATTCTTCCCGTGTTGGTACTTCGTTCAGCATACGCTGGTAGGACTCAACGCAACTCTCAAAGTCGCTGGTCTCGTGCCAATCTTCTTCGGACTTGCCTTCGTTGGTCTCTAGCCAAAAGCCGTATGACTCGTGGTAGGAGTCGGTTCCGATGAAACTCTCTGATGCCTCATCGTAAGCGTCTTGCGCTTCGTGCCTGTCTTGGTATGGCTGTTGTAGCCAAGTGTCGTAGTCAACGCCCATTGTCTTGCTCCTTTGTAGTAGTTGCTTCCTTATGAATACAAGTATAGCGAGAATGTGTAAGGTTGTCAACCTTTTGTTGGAAAATATTTAGAAATATATTTTTGGGAAATAGTTGACATTCTCTCACTTATCCCGTATAATGTATCTATACACAAATCTACTAAAAGGAAAAATATGAAAATCTTAGAAATCCCCGAAAACGAAACTATTGAAATCATCTCGGCTAATGTCATAGAGTTTTGGCGAGACGGGCAACTGATGGGCGATACCCACAAGGGTCTAGCCGATACCATTCGCCTGACGGGTATCAAGGGGCTGACAGTAGTCCTGACCGACAGACTCCCCAACGAGAGCGAGCGGTGACAGCCGCTCGGCAAGCGGGGCTAGTTGAGATACTGGGGTAAAACCCGAACGACCTGAGTATGTCGTAAAACTACTCTTCTTTGCTATCTCCCGATAGCCCCGTACTCGCCACGAACTCGGATTTTTTTGTGACGGACTTTTTGCTACTGCCGTTTTTTCATTTCGTGCTTCGGATTTTTTTGTGAAAACTTTTCGCTACTGCTATTTTTTCAGTACGGGCTTTTATGCAAAAAAAAAAGTTATCCACAGGCTGTTGATAAACCTGTGGATAACTCTCATTGCTGACTCGTGGAAACTTTTGTTCTGTTCCGTAACCCAATCATTGCGGACAAATAAAATCCTGCCGCGTGACGCTCCATCTCTGTTTCTCCGCCCCACACGCCGTACTCGTGGTTTTTCCTGCCGTACTCTCGGCACTCTGCGGATACAGGGCATTGCCGACATATAGCGACCGCTTGTGCTTCACGCTTTACCCGTCTCTCAGGTCGCTCGGCAACCTTAGGGAAGAATAGGTCTAACTTGCCACTACAAATTCCCAACTTCTGCCATTCGGTATCTAGAGTTTGAGTGTCGTTGTCGGTCATACAAACTCCATAATCAGAACTGAGTCGTCTTCCATTGTGTCTCTGCCAAGCACATGAACTTCCGTGCCTTCGCTATTCCATATTGCTCGCACATGATGATGACCGCAAATGTGAAAGCGAGGCTTCACCTTCTGCTGGATCTCAAGTACTAACTCTCGCTGGTACACAGATACGGGAATGTCGTCCTTGTATGTGAGTTCAACTCCGTAGGGTGCGTCATGAGTAATGAGCACATCTACTTCCTCGTCGCTGAGTGTGTCAATATGGTAGGGGCTGATGAGTTCTTGCTTCCACCAAGTACGACCTAGTTCCCTATCTTTCCAATCCACGCTATACGCTCCGCCATACCCCATAAAGGTATAGCCGTTCATATCAAAGCGACAGCCACGAGGTATCCACTTCACCCATTCGTTGGGCGTAGGGATAGGTCTAGTGTCTCCGTGCTGAGTGCGTAGGTCGTCTAGTAGGTCGTGGTTCTCGTGGTTGCCATCTATCCACATGAGTGGAATATTGTTGGCTTCTGCGAGTGCCACACAGCGTGCTAGGAACTTCTTACCAAAGGGCAAATGTACCCAGTAGCCAAAGTCACCGCAAGCGATAATCGTATTCACTTCGTTCTTGTGTGCGTGGGCGTATAGCCATTCAAGGTGCTGAATGTTTCCGTGAATGTCGCCTGCGAATAGTACTTTCATTATGTTCACCTCCAGGGTGATTAGTAGTTATGTGTATAGTATATCAGAATTGTATATAGATTACAACCCCGATGAGCGTGTGATTAGTCACACGATTACTTGACATCTCCCCAACCTCGCCAAGCCTTACCCCAACGAGGCGAGGTAGTGCGTAGGTAGCACGCCCACAAGGGGTGGCGCTCTACGACCATCTCGGGCAAGATGACATGAACGAATAGGTCTAGTCGCCGTATGAACCTACAAGGCGAACCTAACCTATAGCGAGACACAGGGGCGCTCTCATGAGCCTCCACGAACGCTCTAAGGCTCGTAGGGTCTATATCCCAAGGGTCAAGCCCTACTCTGTCTGCGAGTGTGCGTATCAAACTAGTTCGTACCACTTCATGATATGCGGACCACAACCCCCATAGTGGATAGCCATGATCTCGGCAAGCACTAACTCAAACTCTTTGCCTTGTGAGTAGGTCAAGGTAGGGTCGTTGCCTAGCACTTGCTTGACTCCCTTGTATGTGTCTGCGATGAGTTGAGCCTGCCTAAGTGACTCAAGGCGAGGCGTTGTATTCTTTGATACTGCCTTGCTTCTGACGATCTCTCGTACTTGCTCTATGTTGCTGAGTAGGTCGTTCATCTCATTTCCCCTTCGTTGTTTGTAGTCGTACTCGTGTGCTCGTGACTTTCTTTTGCTCTGTTGCCTTGCGTGTCAAGCGACCCCAACCCCAACTAGTAGGTGACTTCACTTCGCTTTGCTTTGCCTTGCGTGTCAAGTAAAAGTGTGCGACAAGTGTGTCATTGGGATTGAACTCTGACAGTTCATCTATGAGCATTTGTACTGTCATTTTTGATAATGTATTGCGTGTCATGCTTTGTCCTTTAGTAGTAGTGACAAGGTAATCATACACAACTATCAAACAAAAAGCAACCTTTATCAAAAGAAATATTTATTATAGTTATGTGACATAATCAACAACTATCATAACAATAATGATTACATATATAGCAATTACATATCAGTTATACACAACCTGTGGATAAGGTGTGGATAACTTTGTACACAGGCTGTGGGTAACGCTGTGGATAACGATGAGTGCTGTGGATAATGCTGTGTATAACCTGTGTATAACCTGTGGATAAAGCGAGGCATCAACTGTGGATAACTAGCACCATCTGTGGACAAAGATGTGGATAACTGTTGCGAAAATGAGGATGCGGGGCTATTTTTCAGACGACCTCAGAACAGGGGGGTAGAGACACACACACCATATTGCATTGTTTCCATATAGATTTATCCAAAGTCGTCGTAGTGCACTACCCTTTAATCTCGGTGTAGTGCACTACTTCAACTTTTCGTGATTACAGCGACGCGATGAATTCGCGTGATGCGCTGTCGTACGCTACGAGTGACAAGCCTGCATAACCCAGTGCGTCCAGTAGGAGGCTAGGTGTGAGTTCGCCACCGTCATCTTCATACGGCATGAATTGCGCGAGTTCTTTGAGGAGGGCTTCTGCATAAGCAGTTTGCTTACCATCCGCAAGTTTTTGTAGTGTTTTTTCTTCTGTTGAGTTAAGTATGATTTCCATAGTTGATATTCTACCTTCCAGTTTCAGTATTGTCAAGTGTTTGTTTGATTTGTTTTCTTTTACCATTTTTGCTCGTGGATAGTCCGTTGATGCACTTGTGGTTTTTATGCCAGTCTTCAACATGTTTCCATTCGCCCCATCTGAATGATTTTCTATTACAGAGGGTGCATTGACCCCTGTGATTTTTACCAGTTGTTATGTTCTTTAGGGTCAACATTTTTATTTACTCTGCGTTGTTTCTGTTTAGATTTATCTAACTTTTTCTCATACTCGCGCCGATCTTGCTCGTAATATTTTTGCATCTCTTCTTCGTAATATTTTTGCAATTTACGATGAGCGAGTTGCGTTTTGATGGCATCTCTCGCGTAGTCAAAAAACATAAGTGCGTGTACTGTCAGACTGATTGTCAAGATTGTTTTCACTTGAATATCTCCTCTAATTTTTGCATGATGTCTTCAGGTAAGTTTTTTTGCGTTGTGTAAATTTGCTTCAGCACTTCGTAGTAATACTCTCGTTCTTCTACTTCACAATGATGACAACCTTTTACAGAGCATCGTACAAGTGCAAGATTTTTTACTATCGGTTCTTTGTCTGTTTTTTGGTAATAGTTCATGGGGTGCCTCTCAAAAAAAAAATCGGTTTTGTTCTGTGCGTTTAGATTTATCTGATATTGCATGTGGGCTGTTTCTAAATACGAGGGGGTTTTGTTTCTAAACACGAGGGTAAAAAAGTTATACCCTCTACCATCATTTTCAGATCGCAGAGGGTACAACCCCGTAGTTGGTTTAAGTTGTCAATGGCAATTTTTGCCACCGTCAGATTTCTCTGCACCAACATATTATCTGCGCCCGCTATTTTTGTCAACCTAAGCAACAAAATTTTCAGTCCATTAAGGATTCAAATTCTTCATAAATCTTGCCTGTGATATCTGCGATCTGATTGTTCCACCAGTGTTCGGGTGGGCAGGTTGGCGAGATGAGAACTTCAATTGACTTGGAAACTTTTTTTGCTTCGGGATGGCTCTTGAAGAACTTGTCAACTTCTGTCATGTTCTTGAATGGACCGAAGAACACTCGGTCAGTTGCTCGGACATGATGAAGGATGAGTGAATAGTTGGGCGTTTCGGGCTTCTCGGGTTCGTTATTCTCCACGAAAAGCATTTCTCCTCGGTAAATCATTTATGCGCTCCTTATAGCAGTTTTGATGTATGTGATTGCTTTGCCAATGTCTCGGGCGTAGTTGAATATCCAGTCATTGGCATTCTTGTATGAATTGTCTTTGATTGGGTGCCAAAAGAAATGACCCTCATCTATGGGTGTGTGTAAAAAATCTTTGAGTTCAGAGACAGCCAAAAAGTTCTTATTGAAGTCAGTCAATTTTCTAACGATTGACTTGCCTGTATCTATATTGTATGCGTGTCGGTCAAATTGACTTGAAGATAAATCAACAAAATGAGTTCGTGTTACCGTCACTAGATGGGCATTGAAATCGCCTGTAGTGCTTTTGATTTCTCCGACCCAGTTCGGTCCAACACCAACACTCCAAGCAGTCTTAGACCATTTATCCCGTGGTACAGAGGTGCTGATGCTCTCTACCATCTCCTCATTGCAAACAAACGCAGACACAGGTATCACTTTGTTCTGAATATTGAAGTAGTTGAATACTTCTGATGTGATCCGTGCTGAAAGTATGCAACAATTCTTTTTGACATTTGGGGCTACTTCTGCTTGCCAAAATTCGTTGAGTTTCTCGGTTACAAATGCTTGTTTAGTAGTCATGAAATTTTGATTTTCTTGATTTTGATTTCGTCTAGCGGAAGCCAACCGAACCATTTGTTATTGATGCTTTTCAATAGAACCTGATTGACTCTATTTGGATTGGGCATCATAAAGAATTCAGGTCCGTGTTCTTTGACTCGGTTGCGTGTTCTCTTTGATGCAGTTTGACCGTTGATTGTAATAAATACTTCTTCGGTAATTTGAGGGTCAGGCGCTGTCACTTCTCTGCCTTTCTCTCTTCTTTCGGATTACGAACTTGGTAAAGACCTTTTTTGATCTTTCTAAAGTACTGAGGGTTTGATTCAATAAACTTAAGAATTGTCGGATATGACATTTCGGATAAGTCTGTCAAAAATTGAGTAGTGACGGTTGCTTCAGCGTTGTCATCTAGCCACTTGTAGATTTCGTCATACTTGTCAACACGCTTAACTTTTGGTTCTAGACCATCAAACTCGGGATTGACCTTGGCAATAATGCTCGGTGGGAACATATATTTACTGAGTGTTTCAGCGGTGACTTTGCCTTCGTATTTTTGCATGGTGTAGCGAAGGCGAATAATCTCTGACGGCTCCCGCATTTCTTCGGGTGGAACGCTTGTGGCATTACCATACTTAGCAATGAGATTTTGAATTGCGATGCGGTATTCGTTTTCGGCGGTTTCAATAGTTGTCATAATTGTCCTTTGCTAGTAATCGGTTATGTATATTATGGCATGTCTAAAAGCAAAAAGCAAATAATTATTAAAAATAGCCTCTGACCAGCGGTTTTAGTCAACTATGTTTTTGGTGAATTTGCTTTCTTTTACCTTTTTGACAATTCTTGAGATGTCATCTTCCGAAGCATCGTCAACAATGAAGAGTTCTGCCGTGGATGTTGACCCAAGGTTCATCTTGTAACAATCCTTGATAAATTCATATGAATCACTAGCCATACTTTGTTCGCCATTTTTTGTGTAGCGAACAGCAGTTTTCTTATCTTCTAGGAGAACGGCGAACGGAATGTTCCCATTTTTGTTTTCATAGTAGAAAATTGCTGGATATGTGAATTTTTCTTTCAGATTCTTCTTTGCTCGCTCTGTTACATCAATATCTTGCTTCATCAGAGTCCGCCAGTGGAATTGCTTGCGCCGAAGCCCAAGTCACTAAATGTCTCCGTAAGAGCGCCGGGGTTGTCTTCTAGATATTTAAGTCGTGTCATAGCAAGTGTCCTCATCGCATTCATATGCGCTTTCTCAGTAGGTGTCAATTCTATACCACGACCACTAAGCCTGTCAAGTGAAAAAATCTGGTCAAGTTGGGCACGAATTCTTTCTACGGCAATTTTTTGCCCATTATTAAATCGTTCCATTGCTTCATCATCACTAAAAACCCTAGTTCCAAAATCGCCCAAATAATTAAAAAATATGTTTCCCCCACTACTTGAATAGTTTGTCGGAGTCATATCTTTGCGATATAGGGCATGTTCGTCAAATTCGGTGCCTAAGACTTCTACATCGTAACCTATTGACATAAGTTCTGACGCTCGCCCTCCGAACATTAAACCATTGTCAATCACGCCGAGTCGCTGGTCGCCCTTTTCGTCATATGCAACTTTTACATTAAACTCATGGCGGTCAAGATTGTCAAAAATATAATCAAGCGCAAGAATTTGGGCAACATCTTCAGGACTTACATTGTCTGCGTCAATTCCACCAGCATCGCCAGAGTCACGCCAAAGTACAGTCTCACCCTCATCGTCCATTTGAGTTTTTAGGGGCACTGTCGTTTCCCATGACTCAATACTCCTCATTGCTGTCCAGCGAACACTTCTTCCCTGTGTGTTATTCCAGTCTGGTGATTGAGGGTTAACAACTGGAACCCTTGTCCCTGTACGAATTTCCTTGGAATCATTCCTAGCAGCGAGGTCAAGAACGGCGGATGCTTCCATCCCGATATTTTCAAGAAGTCCATCGTTAGCGCCAAATGTTGAAGCCTTCATGTACCAGACTTCGCCAGTTTCTTTATCTTCTACCTTAAATACAGTCCAGAGTCCGCCATACTCATGACCACCATTTGACTCTTTACCTTGATTACCCTTGAGCGCCTTGAATTTAAAACGCTTATTTTCAAATGTTGTGTCCTTGTCTATCGTGTCTGGTTCAAAGTTCCCAGTCATGATGTCCTCAAATGTGATGTCAACACCCTGAGGATTTAGTAGACCTAGCCCACTATTTTCATCAATAATAATATTTTCGTCAAAGACTGCGGCTGCAAAAATATCATCATCAAGGTCAGCGACATCGCCACCTCCATAGTGAATATCGGCTACAGCATTGCGATACTTCTCGTCATCAATTGTACTAATGCGGGTTGGACCAATAAGTTCAGCCTTTGCTTCTTCTGCTCCAGCAAATTGGACCTTGGGCTTTCCGTATCGCATGACTTCTACGCCATCGGGTACATTTCCAGATCCGCCAATTCTGTTAATAAAATCGTCGTAGTCTCGCTTTGAAAGAACTAATATTTCCTTATCCGTCTCAACAACATAATGGTCGCCCGAAGTAAATGCGAGTTCTTGTGCTTTTTCGTCAGCACGCTTAAATGCGCGATTTCTATTGATACGAATAGGGACACGCTGGTCCTGAGGTAGACCTCGCGCGAGGGCACTAAATGCATCTTCAAAATCTTCTGCTGGCTCTTCTGGAGCACTGGTATCTGCAATGCTCGCATCAAAACCAAGACGATCTTGTGAAATTTCACTAGATGGCTGTGGAGGGTCAAGAATGTTCTCAACCGATGGAACCCGAGTTTCAAGACCGGGGTATCCAATTTCCTCAAGCGATGAAGATCCCAGCGATAGCCCACGCTCTGAAAGTGATGGGTATCCAAGTTTTCCTAATTGAGAAGGTTTCCCGCGCTTTTTTGCAGACGCAGCCGACCCATAGGAAGGCTTGTAGGAAATATCCGCACCGTCAGAACCGACCACCCTCATTGAGGGACGGTTCATTGAGGTTAATCCCCGCTGAACCTCATTGCCAATTTCGTCAAGTAAGCGACTCCCAGCAGGGCGTTCCCATGCTGTACCTTCTTGGACAATGCCGTCATTGTCAGCATCTATGGCATCTGGGTCATAGGGTTCTACGCGGAGTTTTAGTGCCATAGGTTAACTATTTTACTCTTTTTTCTGTTGACTGACAGGTTCCCAACCTTGTTCACAAAAAGAATGATGAAGCGTTTTGAAATGACCGTGTTTACCCTTGCGCATAAGTTCGCCAGGTTTCCCTGTTACTTCACAAGTTAAAAGGGAGATCCGTTCTGCATTTCGTATTAAGCCATCAATTCGTTCGCTGAATTCAGGATTTGAAGGTGCGTAGTAAAATCGTAAACCACCAAATTTTTCTTTAATTTGGTAGATCTTATAATCTGGGTCTATTTTGAGAATATCATTATGTAGTCGCTCAATCAGCGGGAACCAACCCTCATCACAACTAACTGTTGCGGGAAATGTTGGGTGGAATCTTAGTAAAATATCTTCCATAAAATCCTTATCGTTTATTTTGCTTAAAAATCATATTGCAAAAAATACCCTGCTGTCTCGTGTAAGCCAACAGAAATTGCTAGATGAAATGTATCTATGTCTTCTGGAATTATACCAGTTTCCATATTTAAAATTTCTTGCGCTTCGCTAATATATTCATTATTTCTAAGTACAGTAGGGTCTTCCGAATGGACCAAAGCGCCCCATGTAACCTTTTTACCTAATTTTATCTTAAATGGTATAGCGCATAAATCTATAGTGTCTACATCAACATAATTTATTGTTAAGCATTCATTAACTCCGCTTTTTGGATCAAGAAATGCCTCTACTAGGTTTTTGTCGCGGGTTAGTTCGGGGTTTTTAGACATATACCCCTCTGCTAGGACGGTGAATGAATCACAATGCCACCCTCGCCTGAGTGCATTATATGCATCGTGCGTGCGCTCAATCTTTTCATCGTCATCGCTCATAAAAGATGTGTCCATTTGCGCCACGCAAACAAGTTCATCATCGCGCCATCCAAAAATATTCATGGCTAGTTCTTCACCGATACCGTGGTCTTTGACAACTTGCGTTTTAGCAGCCTGACCAACAGCGAGTGTCAAACTAATCTTTGAAATAGAATCTGGATATTTTCCCTGCATATAGACAACTTAGTAGGAAAATAGTATGGGTGGGGGGAACCTTCCACTAGCGGTCAAAGTAATCCACTAATGTTTCGTTTATGACACAGAGCAATAATCCCAAAAAGAAGGCAGTAGCCAAAAAAACTACTGTCCCCAAAAAAGCAACAGCAAAGAAAACCAGTCCTTCACTAGCCCCAGCAAAGCGTGGTCGCCCACCGAAGAAGAAGGCAGAAGAAGTTGTTGAGGAAATCAACAATGCAGTAGATTCAGCACAAGATACTGTTACTGAAATTGTTGAAGAAAAAATTGATCAGGCTTTTGCCTTGATTGATGATTTGGTTGAATATGTTGTTACACCAGAAAACATCAAAAAGGCAAATCGGGTACAACGATTTTTCCGTTCACTTTTTAAGCGTAAGTAAAACTATTTAATATTTTTCCCGCACTTCATACAGCGCGTTCCCCACGGAAACCATTTTAGTGTTTCCGCTGGGTGACCACACTCAAGGATGCCTATTGCCATCTTGTTTGCTGCGTTGCGTAAAAATTCACTGAGAGTAATGTTTTCTTTGTCTGCAGCGCGCTTCCAGTAAGCGTGATCTTCGTCTGTTGTCCTAATTAAAACTTGTTTTGTAGCAGTAGAACCATCTTCTGCTCCAGTATTAGGCTTGCGAGTGGGCGTAATTGTTTCAGCAACTTTAGCCATGGCTGCTTCTACATTGTCAATATTTTCGTCATTCATAAACTGTTTCCTCATCGTCGTCTATATCTGCTGTCTGCGCTTCAATTTCCGCAAGGGAAGGCAAAGCCCTAACATTTTCTCCTAGAATTTGCTTAACCGTATCAGATGGAAGTACTCCAGATAATCCCATAAGTTCAAGAAGTGCTCGCGCCTCTGTCTCGGGGTTAAATTTATTGATTTCTGCTGGTCCAGCATTGGAAGTACCAGCAAGAATAGCCCGTGGCAAACTATCTATTGTCTCCACTGTCAGGTTGACGGTCTGTTGCTCCATGCCTAGTAGTTTTGCTCGCCTGTCCATAATTCCAAGTACCTGTTGTATTGCCTTCAAATCTGGCTCTACGGTAATTTCAGTACCATCATCTAGCGTGGTTTTACGGTGCTGGGTTAGCGGCCAGATTGCTTGTTGCAATGCGTCTAGTCGCTCTAATTCCATGCGAAGCACTTCGGGATATGCCATTAGTGCTTCTTTATTCATTTTTTCCAGTTGACGCTTAATAGCAGCATTAACTGATTGGGTCGTAATATTGAAACGCCGACCAATTTCCTGCGGAGAAACACCTGCTTGACGCATCTTGAAAATACGCAAATCGCGTTCAGCCAAAAATTCTTTTGTCAAGCCTTTGCTACTCATCAGTCACCTTCTAGGAATTCTAGCACTTCAAACGGAAATACCTTCCCACGCTTCATTTTAGTCGGCCATCTACGCTGGTCACGGGCACCTCGGAAGTGTCTGACCTCGTAAACATAGCCATCAACTGATGTTGGATCTGGCTGTAAGGACAAGCCAAATTCAGGCCAGCGTGACCATACGGCGGAACCAAATGGTCGTAGATCTCTTGATGCCATGGCGCTACCAAGCGGAGCATGATGCTCAAACCAAAAGGCGCACTTAAAATACTCACGAAGAGTGTCAAAGTATTTAGCAATCTCAATTGCTACCGATTCGCTTGTTCTTCCGCCTGGGTCAATAAATGACTTATAAATAGGACCAAGGAATACAATGTCAGGCTTAACTATTTCAAGTTTTTCCTCAATCATCATCCTGTCCTGCATTCTCATCAAGTCAATACCGTCAGGCTTGATAAGTAGATGGGCATCAGGAACATGCTTATTGCCGTAATGCAATGTCGCATTATAGATATTTCGCGATGTTCGCCTAATGATTCTTTCTGGGTTTTCCAAGTCAATCATGAGAGTACGCATAGGTGGAATTGCCTCAAAGGTAAAAGGATGCAGACCAGAGGAAACGCAAAGTGCCACCTGTCGTGCAAGCATTGTTTTTCCAACACCCTCGGCAGCAACAACCATAACTCGCTCGCCACGCTCTAGGAGACCAGGTATAACCCAATCGTATGTATCCGTCTCTGACTCATTAACGAATTCTCCCCACTCAACTAATCGTCCCTCGTTCTTTACTGCCACCACCTGAGGGTCTAATTCAAGAAGAATTCTTTCAGCACGCTGGATTTTTGCTTGATGGGATAAATTATCTTTCTCAAATAATTTGTGAAGTTTGTCTAAGACTGGCGCATATGGATCGTGAGCCTCAGGCTCATCTACCATTTGATCAAAATCACGCAAGTCCTCAAGTTTCCCGCCACCCTTAAGAAGATCAGTTACATCTTTTACCTTGTCGGCAATTTTAACTGAGACTTGACACTCTGCTTGGATTAATCTATTTGAAACATCAATAGCGTGCTTTTTACCAACTTCATCGTTGTCAGCAACTATGACGATCTTTGCACCAGCAAGTGTCTCGGTGTGAATGTCTAGCCATTTACCAGCACCGCCCGGCATTGTTGTTGCAGGTATTCCCATTTTAATAAGGGTATTTGAGTCCTTTTCACCCTCAACTACCCAAATTGTTTCGTCTGCATCACGAGCAGCACAAATCATTGGCAAGTTATATAGGACTTTTTCAATCCCATCAAGATTCATTACCCATTCGCCACTTACTGGGTCTACACGGCGTTGACGGAATGTTTTTTTACCATCCTCATCAACAAATCTTTGTTTTTGAAATAGTAATTCACCCAAAGCATCACGATAATCGTAAGTTTCTACGAGGGTTAATCTTTGTTTCTTTTTTGGAATATCTTTCGGTGGCATTAGATCAGAAACTGTCATTCCAACCGACCCACAAATAGTTTCCACATCACACGGAATTCCGCGGTGACATGTAACTAGGACGCGACCATCAGTACCTTGACCAATTGAAAGGGATGGGTTTTTATCATCATTTCTACACGGGCATTGTGCTGACCAATTTTGACCGTTTTGTTTTACGCCATTAAGTTTTGATAGAAATTTCTCTACCTCTGATGAAGTATTTTCCCTTGCCATAATGTCCTCTTGTTTAGCATAGAACTACTAGAAGGACGCAGATTACGGCGCTTTTCTTCCATTAGCAATAAATGAATTATATGTCGCTGGCATTTGTTCGGCAAGGATTTGCTCTAATGCATTGGCATAGTCACGAATTTCTTTTTGTGCATGCGAGTCTGCCCTTAGTTCAATGAAGTTCATCAAAGAACGAGCATTACATGTTGCGTAGAACTGAGTAAATGTCCCTACAGGAAGAACAACACGAGCAAGTTCCTTAGCAACACCAAGTTCTAAAAGTAAACGATACGAATCATAAGCATGAAGCATGAGTCCGTTCATTATCTCTGACGCATCAACCGCAATATCCTCATTTAGTGGTTCAAAAGAGTAGCGACCAGGTACGCCAACTTGCGTACGAAAATCTTCAATTTCTGGGATAAAAAACTCATCGGTCATTTCTGCATACCGCGCTGAAAATTCGTTATACGACCAGCCGATTCTGTGACGGAACCATTCTCTTGTTACAAAAATAGGTGCCTTGATATGAAGTCTAAAAAAGTTATGTTCAAATGGCGTGCCGTGCTGATTTTTTAAAAGATAGTTAATGAGTCCAATGTCTCCATCGGAAATTTCCTCTACGCGCTTTCCAAAAGACACTCGCGCACTATTCACAACACTTCTGTCATCAGCCATTACTGCGTCTAGGCGTACAAAACCGCCACCTGCTATTTCAATCATTTTGATATTGCACTCACTCTCCGTGAAACACCTCGTTCTATCGGTGTTTTTCCTCCCCAAATACCAAAAATTTCTTTATTCTCTAAAGCGGACAACAAGCATTGTTCCCTGACTTTACATATACCGCAAAGTGTTTTTGCCTGAACCATCAACTTACGACTTTCGCGACTGTTCATTTCTTTTGGGTACCACCATTCTTGTGGTTGCCCCTTGCACATGGCATCTTTAGCCCAATCGTTATTTTTGAATTCCATTTTGCCTCCTTGGAAATGAAGAATTGATCTTACGCACAATGTTTTTCAATGTCAAGTATTTGCGATTTAAATATTTACTTTTACTCCGAGAAGGCGCAATCCAATTTTTGTATTCAGGATTATTCGTAAAATCTTTGTACCTGAAATACTGATTGCTATCGTTCACAGTTCCCCAAATAAAGATAACTGTTCTTGCTTTTCGGAATGAGCCTTTACTGCTTCGTTGACTCGCTTATCAATAAGCGTTAAGTATTCAGGGTTTAACTCTATGGCAACGCCTTTTCTGTCATTCAAAATTGCAACAGCAACAGTTGTTCCAGATCCACCAAAAGGATCAATTACAGTTCCGTCTGGCGGACAACCAGCAAGAATGCAAGGTTCAATAAGGTCTGGTGGGAAAGCGGCAAAGTGTGCGCCCTTGTATGGTCGCGTTGCTACTGTCCACACTGATCTTTTATTCTTGAATTCTCCCGTAGCGCCTGACATGTTATTCATTGCTGTACCACGGCGTGAGTCTTTTCGTGCACCCCTATTATCGCCTGCATAAACTGCTGGCTCTTTGATTGCGTCAGCATCAAAGTAGTAGTGAGGATTCTTGGATAGTAAGAAAATATACTCGTGCGCTTTTGTGCACCTATCTTTTACAGACTCAGGCATTGGGTTCGGCTTGTGCCAAATAATGTCTTGGCGTAAATACCAACCATCAGCCTGCAATGCAAGTGCTACTCGCCAAGGAATTCCTACAAGGTCTTTTGGCTTTAGACCATCGGAAATTCTGTTAGTTATCGTTTCTCGTGGATTGCCAAATCCAGCCCTGCCTCCATTGCTGGCGCGCGAATTATTCCCTGCGTATGAATCACCAAGATTCAACCAAAGCGTTCCATCATCTTTAAGCACTCGTCGTAGTTCTCTAAATACCAAGACCATTTGCTCAACGAATTCATCGGGGGATTGCTCTAAGCCAATTTGTTGATCAATTCTAGTTGCTCCGCACAAATGGCAGTTGTCTGATGCTCCGCCCCTATTCGCCACCTCTGGTCGTAGTACTTGAGTCCCACGCTTTGGGTCGTTCCATTTGGTTGGCATGGAAATTGTATGTTCACAGTCGGGTTCGCCACCTTCCCACTCTGCTGTGCCATAGTCGCGAAGCCCCCAATAGGGTGGAGAAGTTACACAGCAATTAATGCTTTTTTCTGGCAACAGCGACAATACTTCTCGGCAGTCGCCATTATAAATGCGATATTTCTCGCCCTCTAATGCGGGTAAAATGTCCAATTTGGTCTCCAATAGTTAAGATAAATGTGAAAATACATACAAAAGCAAATATGCTGACGCTACCAAGGCAGTAATTTCTTGCCAGTCTCGCATTTTAGAATCCTTGTGATTTTGCTTCATCAGTTAACGCCTTCCTATAGTCCTGCCACTCTGTAATTGGCGAGATATCAATTTCTGACATCAGACTAGGGTCAGTGAATACTAGGCGGTCATAGAGCGCCTGAGATAGGTCTGCAAGCGATTGCGCATGGTCTGTCTCTGTTGAGTACAAAGAAAATCCACTCACCGCCATTGCCATCAATACCAAGAGTGAACGGGATGCCGTAGAAATGACCTGAGCGTCTTCTTCAGACATGTTTTCATACTTGCCAATTTTGCCCAGTAGTGTAGATGTTGCTAGAATATAGTCAACCATGTCTTCATCTGGCGGACGGAATTCAGTATTAAATAAATTCTCTGGAGTATCAGGCATTACTTGCTCCTCGTTTGTAGGGTTGAATCTCTAAATGAACCTATTGCCCTCTGAACTAACGAATTAGAAGCCAAGTCTGGGTATATTTTTACACAATTAAAGAGTGCATCAACTAGTTCTTTATTAATACTAGCAAGATGATCTTGTTCGGTTAGTTTTTTTCTTTTTGCGTAAAACATTCGGCAACAGTAATCAGGGAAGATGCGCTTGTCAAGCATTTGAATGACTGTAAAAATAAAATTGAAAAATATTCTTACAGAAGTTGCATAATTATTTGACTGTAGGTACTATGTACTCGTGGTTAGAACCACAACAACTACAAACATTTAGGAGAAACTATTATGGCAACAGAGTTTGAAAAACTTGCGAGCAGTCCAACTGGGATGCGCCGTGGACGCATTAGTCGTCTTACGGCGGAACAGAAGGCTGAAAAACTTGTTGAGACAAAGGCAAAGAATCGTCTTCGCAACGAAGCGCGTCGCCGTGCTCACATCGTCTTACAGTATCGCTACCAGAGCGAATTTGAACAATTGATTGAATCAGAAATGAAGAATTTGATTGCTAACGATCCTCGTTACGCAACAATTTCCTGAAAATAAAAAATATGTGGCGGGAGGCACCCTTCGGGGTGTCTTTTTGCTTTATAAGGTCTAACGGCAAAACCCCGTTGTGATGTACCATCTTTAGATGAGTTATGAAGCCGACAAAAACACAGAATATGTTCTCGGCAACATAAAAGTCCTCAGGCAAAGTCATGAACCGTGCATTGTTTGTGGACACCCAACAGGAGACTGCTCAACTAGCACATCTCAGCCTCATCATATTTGGGGGATGACGGAAGTGCCGTCGCTACAAGATACAAACATGATGCTTGTAGAGCATGATGTTATTGAATGGAGACAAATAACGCCATTCACAAAAGCGAAAGTGATTATTGTTCGTGCTGGACAACAGATACCAGTCTCACGAGCAATAGAACTCGGAATCATCTAGTCTGTCCGTTAAACCAACGAGCAGACGAAAGATTTTTTGACTCTGCTTTATAACATCAACCAAAAACATAGAAAGAAAAAAAAGTGGCTCACATTAGCGACCAATTTGTATCAAAGTACGCAGCACAGCAAGCACCTTGGGGATTCGGTGGACTTGGAGAAATTGTTTATCTCCGAACCTACAGTCGTCGTATTGAAGAAATTGATCGTAATGAAATGTGGCATGAAACAATTCAGCGCGTCATCAATGGTGCCATTGAAATTGGAGTTCCATATACGCAAGAAGAAGCAGAAGTTTTATTTGACCACATGTTCAATCTTCGTTGCTCATTTTCTGGTCGCGCATTGTGGCAACTAGGAACGCCATTAGTCAAGCAATTCAACGCCGCTTCGCTTAACAATTGTTACTTTGTAAACATTGAATCTGTTAACGATTTTGAATTTCTTTTTGATCACTTGATGCTTGGCGGTGGAGTTGGTTTCTCTGTTGAACGAGCAAAAATTCACGAATTGCCAAAAGTTAAAAGCAATGTGAAGATTTCGCATGAGCGAACAAACGATGCCGACATCATTGTTCCAGACTCGCGTCAAGGATGGAGCAGACTTCTTCATTCCGTATTGAAGTCATACTTTGAAACAGGAAAATCTTTTACTTATTCAACAATTCTTGTTCGTGAATTTGGCGCTCCACTAAAGAAGTTTGGTGGCACAGCATCAGGACCGGGCGCTCTTATTGATGGCGTTACCGACATCTGTAAGGTCATGGAAAATCGCGCTGGCAAGAAGTTGCGTTCAGTTGATGTGTTGGATATTTGTAACATCATTGGTCGTATTGTTGTTTCAGGTTCATCGCGCCGTTCAGCGCAAATTGCAATCGGAGACCCCGACGATGTTTTGTTCCTTCGTGCAAAGAACTGGTCATCAGGAACTGTTCCAGCATGGCGAGCAAATAGCAACAACAGTATTTATGCCGATGCGTGGGACGAAATTCTTCCCGAAGTATGGAAAGGCTATGACGGTTCTGGTGAGCCGTATGGTCTCGTAAATCGCAAGTTGGCTCGTACCGTTGGTCGTTTGGGCGAGAAGCACGCAGACCCATCAATTGAGGGATACAACCCTTGTGCAGAAATCGCACTTGGCGATGGTGAGTCGTGCAACCTTGCAACACTTTTCTTGCCCAATGTTGAATCACTTGAGCAGATGAAAGAAATCTCTCGCTTGCTTTACATGTGCCAAAAGCAAATTACTCGTCTTGAGTACCCATACGAAAAGACCAATAAGATTGTTGCAAAGAATGCTCGCCTAGGTCAGTCAATCACTGGAATTCTTCAGTGTGATGAAGAGCACCTTTCATGGTTGTCGCCAACATACGACTATCTGCGTTCAGTAGATAAAGAGTACTCAAAAGAGCACGGCTTCCCCGAGAGTATTCGCTTAACGACTGTTCAGCCATCAGGAACATTGGCACTCTTGCCTGGTAATACGCCTGGTATTCACCCCGCTTATGCCCGTTACTACATTCGCCGTGTTCGTTTCGGTGCATCAGATCCACTAGTTGATGCCTGTCGTCGCCGTGGATATGCCGTGAAGTGGGATGTCGGTCTTGATGGACGCGAAGACCACACTCGTTATGTGGTTGAGTTCCCAGCAGAGTCGCCAGAGAACGCTGTCCTCGCTAAGGACATGACTGCCGTTGAGCAGTTGGAATGGGTAAAGAAGATGCAGACCGAATGGGCGGACAACGCCGTATCAGTAACGGTCTATTACCGCAAGGAAGAACTTCCGTCCATTAAAGAATGGCTTGCATCTAACTACACGAATTCAGTGAAGTCAGTTTCATTCCTTCTCCACAGTGACCACAACTTCCCACTTCCCCCTTATGAGGAAATCACCAAGGATGTTTACGACAAGATGCTTTCAAAGGTTGATTATTCATTACCCTTGGTTTTGATCGCTTCGGGAACCGAGTTGGACGATACTGACTGCGCTACTGGCGCTTGTCCAATCCGCTGATAACAGTTTCAATAAATGTGTTGACCACTTGCTCAATTGCTTGTTCTAGCGGTTGAAGCAAGTGGGATACACCTTTTATTTGCGTAACTGGCTTTCCCCAGACATGATTGTCTGCCGTAATAAGAGAAACTTCTAGTTCTTTGGGGAATTCTTCGGTATCTAAAACAAATGCCGTTGAGTTTGAGTAGCAGATACCAAAAAGGACAGTTCTTTGCGACATTAGTTTCTTAAATTTGTCATCTCTAATATCGCATTTGTTGTGCGTTTTCCAGTGCGTTTTCAGATCAGTAACTAATTCAAGATTTCTTATAAATTTATTAAATCCAAATGTAAAGTCTGCACTTGAACTAACACTTGCACCTTTTAGAAAAACACGATTTTTATCTGCTCCATGCGTTCTTAGTGGAAGCCCTGCGTCCTTGAATTGTATGGCTATTGCATCCTCGCAGAGCCAACCAAGAGCAATGTCCGTTGCGTACTCCACTGGCGTACGAGTATCCCTATTATGAGAAAGACTTTGCGATCCAAGTATTGAATCTATATAAGCCTGTGTTTTTTCGCTAACTTGGCTATTGACAAGTTCATAAAATACTTCAGACTTGATAATGTCGCTATTTGGAAATGTTTCATTTTCGTATTCAGATAATAATGAAGACATATCTATTTGAGAACGCTCAAGAAATTGTGTAAAAATTTTAGTACTGTTCATTTTCTACTCTCGTTCGCCCTTAAATCCAGTCATCCTTAAGATACCCAATAGCAATAGGAGTATCCTCGGTCATATCAAGGATTGTTCGCCCAACGGTCAAGGTTAGCACATGTCTTAGTTGCCCAATCCAGTGTTCGGCAAAATATCTATTTATATATCCAAGTGGAGAGTTTAGTCGGACCGCATCACATCGTGCCCACCAATATGTTCCACCATAAAACATATTTTCATCTGGCGTTCCTCTGGCTACCTCTAGCCAATGACATCCTGCAAGGTACATACCATTAACTAGTGCCTGCCTCGGTATTTCCCAATTTACAAAGTTGTGGTATTCCATACTTCGTCGCCACGATGTATTAATTTCTGACGGATGAGCGGAACCTTTTGAATGGGAGTAAATTACTATCCCATCGTTTTCTTTACTAAATTTATGTAAATGCTCTAGCGTCACTTGTTCCCAGCCAGATTCTTGCTCCGCTATGACGGTATAGGTTAAATTTTGGTCATTTAAAAATTGTTTTACTGCTTGAGTATTTTCTACTGAACCAACAAGCCCAATATTTATTGATGACAATTGTTGGTCAAATGAATTCCTTCTTAGTGCTGTGATATGCTCGGATACAGGTTCATGCCAACTCCCATCGGCATAAATATGGTAAAAATGATGTAACTCCAACTTGTGAGGTCCTTTTGTCAATTGAAACATACATAACAGTTCACGATTCAACAATAGTTGCTGAATGCGAGAATTCGGGGAGGTTCAATTCGGTTAGCCATACATATTTATTTGTTGGACCGAGGACTGTTGATGTTGCGGATGATATTAAAATAATTGTTTGTAAAGACATACAGCCAAACTATGAACACCTACCGCATTTTTATGATTTCACTGGATGGTTTGTCCTTGGAAAATACGAATTATTTTCAACAGACAACGCCATATTTTTACAGTATGACCACCTCATTAACTCCGAAAACTTAGAGTCTCAGACTGAATCAGCATTGGCTGATAATCACATGATTGGGTATGCGCCAGCAGGACCAGAGTTATGGACATTGCAATTGCCAAACTTCTACGAACGACAATTAGATGGCATTAGGGCGTGTGGCAACGACTGGGAAAAACTGCTGACTGAAGTTCCCTTTACAATTTGGCCAACGACTCAAGGTACGGCTTGGCGAACAAATGAATTTTGCCAGTTTATGAAGTGGTTTGAACCAGCCTTTGAATCCTTTAAAGACCACACATTTGCTGGACATCTTGCTGAACGAATGATTCAGCCATTTTTGATGGCAAACGGCATGACTGCTGGTTATTTACCAGGCTTAATTTCTCATGAATCACTTGACTGCCATGGAACTAAGGATTTAATTTTGGGGAATATTGATTCCTACAATAAAAAAACATCAACCTTCGGATTATAGAATTTTTTTATTGACATACCAGTCTTCGTAGGGCTTCATGTAATACAGGGGATTCGTGTCAAGACATGGCGCATCTTCAACAACTCGCTCAAATCCATTATTTGACATAATTTGGAATATTAAGTTTTTATTTACTGGACCATCCATGTATAGATTATGCTCAATTGTTGCTGAGTTAATTTGATATTTAGAAAAATCAAAAGACAGCAATACATCTGGTTCCATGCCCTCAATGTCCATTGACATGTAATCAATCTCATATGGGGCGTTTGCCAACTCAAGAATTGTCTCAAGTTTTGAACAAGGAACTAATGGGGCATTTTTATCTGATGTTGATGAAAATCCAGAAAAGTTTATTTCTCCTTCAAATGAAGCAGCGGCTACATTTAAATTTTTACAGTTAGGGCGATTAACAATAAGCGACTGAAATACCTCTGGGCTTGCTTCAACGCATACCCCAGTCCATCCTTGTTCTTCCAATGCCCATGTATTGCTCGTATTGATGCCATCGTATGCGCCAATATCCACAAAAAATTTAGGAGATTGCTTGTACTGCATTATTTCTAAAACCCACTTATCCTGACCTGCTTGGGAATAGAAGTTCATAAAATCTCCTTAATCATTTTTTCAATATCATTAATAAATAAGTTTGCATATTTATTCTTCAAGTCAATAGCATTATTGCTAAATGTATCGTAACTATTAACAATATCTGCAAAGTTTACATTTGGATATCTTGGGACACTTTCATCAATGTGCCTAAAAAGTGCACAGTCGCTCAATAACATTGGTTTTCCAGATGCAATCAAATAGTCAGCAGAAGAAGATATCCCAGCATTGCTTGGTGGGAGTTCATAAAATAGTGCATTGATATCATTTGAGGCAAGCATTTCAACAATTTCTTCTTCACTTACATAATCACTAGTGTGGTTAAAGCGAATATTGGGTTTTGTAATTTCCCTAAGGATTGATTGAATAATCTCATCTGTATAATCCCCAGTAAAAGTACCAACTGTCATGTGTAGGTTAAAAACGGCATTATCAAAATGTTTGTTTATTTCTCGCATAATGATATGAAAATTCTTATGGGGTAAACCAAAGCCAAAACTGCCTATTCGTATTTCGCCATCACTTAGTTGGGTGTCTACGCTTTTACCCGCGTGAATTGTTCTACCAACTGGGAATATACGATTATCCGATGTTTTTAGTGTTGGATCATTGCATATCATGTAGTCAAACAAGCCAGAATAACCATTCATTATTGCGGTGATGCTTGTTGGATCAAATAGGTGCTGTACTACGACTCTCTTGGCGGGGAAACCAGATATTGAGTCTTTTGATACCCATGGCATAACAAGTTGCATATAATTAAAGAAAACAATAGACGGCTGATGTATTGCGTAGATAGAGGCGTACTCGTCTGCTGAATTACACTCAGCGTAAACAGCATCCAAGAGTGAACTCTTCGCTAACTGATTAAACTGCCGTTTTCCAAAGTCATAAACACCACAGCGAGAACCGAGACCGTGGTTTATATAAAGGACTTTTATCATGAACCAACTATATCAAACACTGGACAAGGGAAAACAAACTTTCCGCCACCATCAAGGTATGACTTTTCGCGGGTAATGAATTCAGCGCGGAAGTGCCAAGGGAGTACAAGGAGATAGTCTGGTTTTGCTTCTCGCATTTCATCTTCTGATTTGATCGGGATATTTGTGCCGATAGTGCGGAGACCAAACTTATACGGAGAGCGTTCTGCAATTGCGTCTACCATTGTTTCGTCAATGCCAAAGTATTGCAACAATGTATTGCCCTTAGTTGAGGCACCGTAACCCCAAACAGTCTTACCTTCTTCTTTTGCCTTCTTAAGAAAAGCCAAAGTTTGCGCTTTAAGGTTTTCAATCTTTACAAAGAAATCATTCCATACTTCTGGAGTATTAACTTTTGTTTCGCGCTCATGAGCAAGAATAGAATCAACTCTAAATTTACATACATCACGATGAGGCTGTGTGCCAAATTTTGTCTTATCAGCAACATCTTTCATCGCGTAAATTCGGAAACTTCCGCCGTTTACATCATTGAGTTGACAGTCCATAATTTTAAAACCGCATGATTCAAATAGTGTTTTGATTGATTCAAGGCTGTAATAATAAACATGTTCGTGGCAAATATTATCAAATGCGACTTGAGCCAACATTAATGGCGTATAACTCATCTGAAGAATAAAAATTCCATCATCGTCCAAGACTGAATATGCATCATTCAAGAATGGACGCGGATTGTCTAAATCATAGAACATAGCAATACATGTAATAATGTCCGCTTTTGGAGCATTTGAAGGGTATGACTTGGCAGAAAAATAATCACGGATAACTACATCGCCGTGCTTTTTTGCTTCTTCCGTAAAAGACTCATCAGCAGGGTCAATGCCGATTTTGTAGATATTCTGTGGGATTTTTTCAAGAAGTGTTCCGTCATTACAGGCAATATCAAGCCATGTTGAAATATTCTTTTGCCCCTTAACTTGAAGTGCAGAAGCAACAATTCCAGCAAGTTCATCTTTCATAGTTTGGTTAGTGCCAGACCGATACCAATAACGACCATACATAAATGAAGGATCAGCAGTTTGCTTAAGGCGGGCACAGTTGAGTTCTGAGTCCCACTCCAACTGAAGATCAACTGGCTCGCATCGCGGTTCTTCACCATTGGCAAGAAAGTCAGACAGAAATAGATTTCCAAGATTGAACAAATCCACAATAAACTCCAAAGTCAAAACATTGTTTATTTTTGTTTATTATAGATCAATATTTTTTTACAAGGTATAAGTCAATTTATTGTCTTTAATTCTTTGAACCTAGCCGTCATATCATCGCGATATAAATTTGCAATATCAGCAACTAATGTTTGAATTTGTTCGTTGCGTACTCGTTGTGCAGTAGATGGTCCAATATGTTGTTTATATAATAACTTACCAATATGAAACATCTTAGTTATAAGAAAAGTTCTAACAATTAATTCATAGTCATCAGCAACAGGATATTTGGGATCGTGACCATTTAGTGCTCTATAAACATCAGCGCGCCAAGCACGAACATGATTAGGTGCAGAAACGATATGACGGATAGTTGCATCATTAATTTCAGGTGCGCTCATTACACTCACACCATACTCCTCGGACCAATACTCTGAACCAAAACCAAAAGCCCAACCCATAGGGTAAACGCCTGATTGACCGTTTGGTAACAGTTCACACCAGTCCGAGTAAACAAATCCAACTTCGGGGTCTTGAAAGGCGTTATGGATTTCCTGCAAACAGTCAGGGGTTAACTCATCATCGTGGTCTAACTCAACAAGAATGTCGCCCTCAGCAACCATAAAGCCTTGACGCTTTAGACGACCAATGTTGCCTGAGTGAACATGTGAACGATGCATGGAAATCTTGTAGCGTTCATCAGAACAGAATCCGTATAGTTGACTCCAAGTTTCAGTATTAGTAGAGTCATCCCAAATAACCCATTCCCAGTCTGTGAAAGTTTGTGCTTTTAGCGATGCCCAAGTGCGAGCAAGAATGTCTGGGTCTGTGTTATAGGTTGGCGTAATAACTGAGATCATTGAAAAACATTAACACGCATCAACATCTAGTTGTACATTGGACATTGGTTATTTTCCTATGGCGTTTTATTAAATGACAGAATTATTATATGATGGAACTACAAAAGTATCTGTTTCGGGATCGTATGTGTAACCAATTCCTGGATAACATCCACGGAAGTTAGCATTATATGATGCCTGAATCCATGTCCCTCCCCCGAAGAGGTTAGTGCAGAAAGCAATACCAATCTCTTCTGATTCATTACCATCTTCATCAAAAATATCAAAGTTGTTAACAACAATAATCTGTACTACCTGGTTAAGTTCGTCTAACTGAGCAAAATGTGCCATTATGCCTCCCATCCGATAAACACTACGCCACTTCCGCCTGAGCCACCAGACCCCGAGTTACCAGCACCGCCTCCGCCACCACCATGATTTGCTAATCCAGCACTTGCAGCAAATACACTTCCATAAGTTCCACCACTACCACCATTACCACCACTACCTGTTGCAAGTCCTCTACCATAAGTTAAACCATTGTTTGCTTCATCTTGTGCGCCGCCGCCACCACCCGAACTACATGCGGTACTTGTTACAAATCCTGCAAAACCAGGACTTATTCCAATACCACCGTTACCACCAGTTCCTGTTCCAGTTGATACTGTGGCGTTTGAACCAGCGGTTAGGGCACCACCTCCACCACCACCACCAAAAGTACCTGTACCAGAACCACTGTTGTATCCTGTTCCTCCACCGTATCCTTGAGAACCTATCCAAGTAATTGCTGGGGCTGGTGGAAATGCGTGACTACCGCCACCACCGCAACCACCCGCTGCACCAGAAGTGCTTGGATGCCAACCTTGACCACCACCACCACCAATAGCAACCGTTAAAGGATCAAGAAGGCTGTTACAAATAGAAGTAGTAATTCCCATGCTTCCACCTGTACTTGAACCAGATGAACCACCAGCACCCCCCGCACCAACAACAATAGTGTAAGTTCCGACGGGTACATTTGTTATATATTGTTGAAGATATCCGCCACCGCCACCGCCACCACCTGCTCTTAGTACACCAGAATCAGCACCTGCGCCACCTCCACCACCACCACACGCAAACACTCTCAATACACCACCACCATTAACTACAGTAAAAGTACCTGAACCATTCCATTTTGCAATGTTGTAGTTAACACCAGATACAGCGACAGTAGTTACTGATGCTGCACCAGTAGTGGTAATTGTATAGTTTGCCTGCTTTGATGGGACAGAAATAGTTCCATTGTTTTGACCAAACCATGTAGACACCTGACTAGACGCTAAAGATTTATTAACTCTGAAAGTCATGGAGTAATCCTATTCACATATCCAGAGATAGTAATAACATTGGCAGTTCCCGCAAAAGCGGTAATTGTTGATGCCGCCGACCCAGTACCAGTAAGAATTAGCCCGGGAGTAATTAATGTTAGCCCTGATGTTGCTGGAATAGATAGTTTGATTTGGTTATCTGGTGCGGTAACGCCACCATATTCAATGGTCAAGACAACGGCACTGCCGCTTGAGTTATACGCGTACAGCCATGCTTCGTCAATTGTTGTTGCTGATGTGCCTGTACTATGTATGGTTGTTCCAAGGGTTGCTGTTGCAACAACTTTAATTGCTTTACCTTGAGATGATGCTGATAAGAGTGTTTTTGCGAATATAGTCATTATCTACCTCCTAAGAAAAAACTTGCATTGCAAGTATAATTTGGTCGTCAACAACTGTTGTAAAGTACTCAAGAACAGACCATGCTGTGGAGCCATTACCAATCTTTAACTTGCCTGTATCTGTTTCAAAGCCCATTTCACCTGAGGCAAGAGTTGGGTTTTTGTCAGTCCATTCAGCGGCGGTATCACGCCGTACTTGGATTAGGTCGTTACGAGGCATTGGTACTCCTAAATAAAGTGTTTAATAATTGAGGCACTAGCCAGGATAGTCCATAGAACATTAAATAAAATGATGGTCGGCAGGGTTTTCTTAGTAGATGACCAAATCAGGGAAACGCTTGAGATAATGGCAAAAATGTACAGCCACCACCATTGTTTCCCTAAGAGCAGACCAGGGAAGATAATTGCGATTTTTGTTGCAAATCCCCATGCCTCAACAGTATTAGGACGATCCCAGTACTGCTTTTTGGACATCGTTTTAACGGCATGAACTATCTTTTGAGTAAAATCCACTAAGTGACTAATCATTCTGACGAGCCTAGAAGTTCAGAAAATGATAGGAGACTAGTTAAATCAAAAACTGCTTGAGATACTTCCTCGGGGGGTAGTGAATAATGAAGGCGACCTCTAACTTCAAGGTAATTCTCATTAGTAACGACCTGAGGCTCCATGCCCGCACGAATGGTGAGTTTATGTGATTCTTTTGTGCAGTAATCTCTCAAAACTTGATGCAGTTCTTTATGCGTTACTTCAGTCATTTGCTTTTCCTTCCAATACTGTCTCTGGCGGGGGAGGGCATGTGCATGGGGCGTTTGGGGGAATGCATCTAATGAAAGATGAAACAATCCACTTATCTGAAGAAAGTGGCATCAAGCCTTCATGAGGGTGAGTCCAATATGAAGGGAATAGTGCAACTCGCCCAGCAACAGCATCTACCGTTGTTTGGTGGAATGGGAAATTCGTCCCCCCACCTTCGCTTACGGTGTTGAGATAAAGAATCAGACCCAAAGTCCTCGTCTCAGAACCACCGAGCCAAGGCGCTCCATCAATATGCTCATTATAGAAACCGCTATTTTGTTTATATTTCTGAACTTGATAACCAGTATCTGAAACCATGCAATAATCAAAACTATCAGCATGGCGCAATGTTGGAAAAGTTTCTTTATATAAATTAACTACTTTCCATATTTGTTCAAAAATTCTTTTGTCAAATTCTAATTCTTTTTCTGAAGGAGAATTCGCTTCAACATTTAAGTTCCAGTCAGTAGAAACTTTTACGCGGAAATCCGTACCACCCATAGTTCTACCAATTTTGGAATAATGCGAATTTTCTTCACAGTGTTTAATTAAATTTGTACAAAAACCTTCGTCAAATACGCCATCAACATAAGCAATGGCAGATTGCCTTCCAACTGGAAAGGTGAGAGGTGAGTTAAAGAACTTTTCTGCGCTTCCAGCAAAGTTAATCACTTCCTGAATATTGTCAGTCATCGGAGTTTTTTCTATTTTTGCGATAACGCTGTCCAACGGAACCATCTAATGAAATGGTTGGTCCATCCGACATTCCGCGGGCGTAAACATATTTGTAGTTTTCCTCGTCAGCAAATTTAATTTCTTGAATATCACCAGAGCGTTTGAAAGGAATGACATGAGCAAGAGGTGTTCCGTAGCGAATAACAAAAGGCTCATCACCCTTTAAGTTCAAAACAACATTCATGTGGTGGTAATAATCCGTATGAACAATCGCTGGGACTACATCGTAATTATTGTTTGGTTCGTAGGGAATCCCACTAATAATTGATGACCAACCCTTGGCGGTAATGAATGAATAAGGATTCACCAATTTTGGATACGGTGACTCTTCCTGCTTCCTATTACGAGTCATTGGACATTCGCCAGTTGTTGACATTGGGAATGGTTGACTTTCAAAAGGGACTAAAGAAAAAGGCATTTGCCCAATCTCTACTTCCCAACCACCAAGGTCAGGTCGTGGGTTGAAGGAAAAGTCTGACCACGCAGGGATAATATATCCAAGATTTAAATAGTCTTGAACCCCAGCGCACTTGCGAATTCCATCTTTTGGAGAAATCTTGAACCATGTAGGTAGCGTTTTGGCGCTAGTGGCATATGGCTTTGCGTCCTCAAGCAGACGATTATCCATTGGGATAATTAGAGTCTGTCCTTCTTTTACGCTTTTGCGCATAGATGAATAAACATTTCGTGGCTTAGTTGTAAATTTCATTGAGTGCCTCCGCGTGGTCTACTAGTTCTTCTGTGAGTCTAGTATTTCTTACATTAGAAATTTCTTTAAGCGCCGAGTCAATTTTGTCAAAGTTCTGCATCATTCTACCAATAGGCTCGGTACTAATAACATTTTGTCCTTGTGCAACATGAAGTAAATGCGCTATTTGGAACATTTCACCGTGATTATTTGATATATGGTCACGAGGTAGTGTCGTTTCTTGCCATAAATCTAAAAGTTCTTGAAGTGAGTCGTTGACTGGCATTTCTGCTGTGGCGCGCCAGAATTCTGTATCTCGCCTGTCTGACATATAGTGAAGCCTAATCATAATAAGGATGTTGTCCATCATTATATTGAAATTCTTGTTTACTGTTTTTTGGGATGCCCAATGACCATGTTTATATGAACCTAAAAATGGCATTATTTGGTCCATCTGTTGAATTGTTGAGCCGATTGATGTTGCTTCCAGTGGTTCAACAAATGAACTTGCCAGACCGACCGTAAGGCAGTTCTTGACCCATGGTGTTTTAAGATGACCAGGGTCAAACTTGAATGTTCGTGCAGGACTAATATTTATCCCTAATGTTTCCGAGGCTTCTTTGATGGCATCTTCTTCGCTAAGGAAGGCGGATGAATACACATAGCCATTTCCCCGTCGTTCCTGTGTAGGAATTTCCCACATCCAGCCTGACGAAAGTGCACGCGCCCGTGTGTATGCTCTAATTTTGCCATTTTCATCTTTTTCTGTTGGAAAAGCAAAAGCAGAATCTGCTAACAAATACTTACTAAATGATTCCCATTCCGTATTCCCTAATGCTTTGCTGAGAATTCTTTGAAATCCAGTAGCATCTATCCAAAAATTAGCAATTACTTTTTTCCCTGACTTTAGGTCAACTGATTCAATATGACCCTGTTCGGGGTTTAGGTTTACTTTTTCAATAAAACCCTCAATGAAACCAATATGCCTGCGACCAGCAACATTTCTGAAATACTCGTTTAATTTAAATGTATCAAAGTGATATTGGTTAGTTGCATTATGCATATGCTTTTTACTAATTTTATCTGTAAATAAACCAACACTTCCAGTATTATTTGTTAACAATTTACCGTCAGCAATAAGTTTGCTATACACGGCATAAAGTCTCCACATAAAAATTTCTTCATCACCAGAAACGCTATGAATATAATCAGGGAATACCGTTGACCAATTCTCAAACCTGATTCCGTATTTGTGAGTTGCTTTTGTTTCTGCCATCATCTCAAGAAGCGGAATATCACATCGGCTCATCATTGTTCGCCAATGCTCAGTACTGCCTTCTCCAACGCCTACAATGCCCACTTCGCTTGAGGAAATAATAGTTATTTTTGCTTGCGGGAAAGCAGAGCGCAACATTATTGAAGATATTAGACCTGCTGTACCAGAACCACAAATACCAAATGACAAAGGTGTTTCATTCATAACTAGATACTACATCAATCAACCTTACGGACGCAAAGGGTGTAGGAAATATATCCTTGCATGTGCATTATGTCAAATTTTTGTGTGTCTTTTAATCTTGCGTGCACTTGATGAGCAAAACCTGTTTCACCAGACTCTTGGTAAAGTTCACCACCATTTGAAGAGTTTGACACTATGAGTAATCCACCAGGCTTGATGGCATTGACTACGGCATCAAAAATATCATTGTCAGCAAAGTAATTAACTACAACTTGAGCAAAATCAATTTGAGGCATGGAAGTTTTTATAGTTTCCCAAGGCAGTGTTGTCACATTATTGATGGATGTCGTATCCATCGCTTCATTGAGCAAGAACAAAGAACTGTGGTTTGCTGTATAAACTGTTTCTAGAACATCGGATGCCAATAATAATTCCGTTGCTGAACCAATAACTAATCCTGTTGAGGCTTTTATTGCTGTAGCAAAGAACTTTGGGAAGTGACTAATAGACCAAAGCATAGGAGCAAGAATCTCACCGTTGGGTGCCCCAGTTACTCCGAAGTAGTGGAACTCCGTTGATTTTGATGCCAAGTCAACACTGCCACCACCACTTGTTTTGACATTTTCATAAATAAGTTTACAAAAATTAATATAATCATCAATTGATGTTAATTTACTATTTTGTGATGATGATAAAGCAAAAAATGTCTCTTCGCCCATTTTGATAAATTGGCTAGGCATATCAGAAGGTCTCTTCTTTAGTTACTACAGAAAAAAACAAAATACTTCTCAATTCATTTAACACTTTGATGTTGTCTCCGCCAGATAAAGAAATTACAAGTGCTTGCCTAATCATTTCATAGTTTGATTCGTCTACAAAACATGGTTCAATACCTATCAAAGAACAAATATAAAAAGACCTCTCAGCAAGGTAACTATAATGGTCATTTTTATCGTAATTAATCATTAGTGGAGCCATCTATAAAAAAAGGGGTATCCAATAAGGGGCACCCGGTATTCGTTGTTTCTTGGTTAATCATCCAATTTTGCAAATGAAGACCTTCTTCAATCGGAATACAATACTTATCTTTTAACTTTTGTTTTTCTATCCGTTGAATAAGTTCTTCTGGTGTTGCCATGAGTTAAACCCCAAGGGCAACCAATTTTGTTGCAATAATTTTCAAACCGTCACAAACTTGCTCAACGCGATAAACATCACCATCAAAGGCGTAATTTTCCATCGCTACTTCGTCTTCAATATCAAATAACGAAGGGTCAATTGCATGACGAAGCAGGATGCTCGTCAATTCTGTTGAGAGTTGTATGCGCGCTTGTTCAAGAAGGTTAACTTTTGTAGAAAGTGGCATATCATCAAAAAAAGACATTATTTCTCCTATTTTTTAACTTTATTTATTGAGTATAACATAGACATTTCCAGCACCACCAGTTCCAGTGCCACCAGTTCCTGCGCCAACAGAGGTGGTAATTTGAGAAAGTGTGGATGTTGATGGTGTAATGAATATTTTACCACCAGCGGGACCAGTATCTCCAATAGCGTATGTCGCCGTACTTGAAAAGGAACGCACGGGACGCACATAGTACGCGGTGGACTTGGCAAAGTCAAAAGTAAGGCTGCCGTCAAAATTCCAAAACGCCGCTTGGCTGGCGGAAAGTTCAGAAGAACTCCAATAGGGGCCAGACGAAAAACTTGTGTTTAAAGCAACTCTGTTGATATGCATCTGTTCTAGTTCATTATAGGACGGCAAAAACCAGTCCGATTGTCCGCCAGAAACTAATTCGCTACAATAAACAGCAGCCGATGATGATGCCAGATTTCCTGACTGGGCAACAATATCTGCGGTGTTCTGTTCGCCTGTACCAATTGCTGTACCGTCAGCGCCACTAACTGACGCAATCTGGTTGCCTCCAGTAGCCCAAGTTCTACCAACTTGAACGCTAACAGGGGCAACCTCAAAATATTTAAATGGCTCTGTGACGACAATAATGGCACCGCCACCGCCATTATATCCAGCCTGACCAGTGCCCCCAGTTACCGCTGGGGCAGCCGCTCCACCCGCTCCGCCTGCTCCGCCTGCATATGAGGAATTTGTGTTGCAGATATGATTGGCGTGAGTGCTGTTGTGGGCGTTGCAGACACTATGGTGGGCATGATTTTGTTGGTGGAAGTGATGGTTGCTTTGTTGGTGGAAGTGATGGTTGCTTCGTTGGTGGAAGTGATGGTTGCTTTGTTGGTGAGCATGATTGACGCAGTGACTAGCATGTCCATGCTGGGTACAGTAAGAGTGATGGTGCCCGTCTCTTACATTCTCGTGGGCGTTGGTCCGAACCTCCTCGTGGGCGTTGGTCCGAACATTCTCGTGGGAGTTGGTCCGAACATGACCGTGAGTAACGCAGTTGGCAGTATTGGCAGGGGATGTGTGGTTATTGCACCCAGCAATAGTGCTAGTGCTGTTTGTTCCAGCATTGACAGTTAGGGTTGGGGCTGTTGCTCCCGTATTTCCAGCAGTACCAGGACTTCCCGTACTTCCCGCACTTCCAGAAGAGCCACTAAATCCAACTGCCGAAATCGTTCCAGTACCTGTGATGGTTTTAGCAATAATAACCGCTAATGCGCCACCATTACCACCTGTTCCGCCAGCCCCTCCAACTCCTGCTGTTGCGCCCGTTGCCGTACCAGAGTTGCCTGTATAGCCTTTTCCACCAGAAGCGCCCTCGGTATTGGCGTTGGGTGAGTATGCGCCTGCGCTTCCTGCTGTGCCTGCCTTGCCAGACCAAGTGTCAGCGTTGGTTAATGCCGCTGTTGTATTTCCAGTGCTTCCTGCTATACCAGCAGAGCCTCCACGAACCGACGCTAGTCCACCCACCTGAACAGGAGACGAATCTAAAACCAATCCATAGATATTTTCTGTGACCCACGATGGGGCGGAGTTTGCTGATGACCCCGCGCCAATGCCACCTAAAACATTAGAAACATTTGACGATGTTGTTACCGCAAATATTGTTCCCGTGGTCGTCCCCGTATTTACGGAAATAGTCCCATTTAGGGTGAGGGTATTTTTGACAAATATTTTATATCCACTACAAGTTAATGTTACCCCGACATTAACTGTCAGGTTATTGTAATACTTATCCGATGTCAGGGTTGTATTTCCAGTAATAGTTACATCACCATCAGTGCCCTGACCATAAATAGCGTCATTGCCTGTTCGTTGAGTTGTTGATGAGCCGTAACTAAATAATCCACTCATGGTTATACCAACTGAATATAGTTATATGTGCCAGGGTAAGCGCCATTAACGGAAGTGTAGACATTTGCTGGCAAGGATGCTCCAGAGGAAATGACGATAATAACGCCTCCGCCACCCCCCCCTCCGCCTTCCGCAATAAAATTTGCTTTAGTTAAAGTATCAGCAGTACAGGCAATGTAACGAGCAGCACAAATAATCACTCCACCACCAAGTCCACCAGTTCCTCCAGCGCCACCTCGTAAATATGTGGGTCCACCACTGGCAGTTATTGAAAAACCACGAACAGCCTGATGAGGTTGTTTATAGTAATTAGCGCCACCTAGAGCACTTGTTGGTGCGGTTGCTGTTGCCGTGGAGCCGTTTCCACCAAGACTATGCGTAACAGAAACTGTCGCCGTGCCACCCTGTTGGATTGTTCCTGCCGTAGACCACCCCGTGCCATCAGCCCATCCAATACGCGATGCATTACCAAGGGTTAATAGGTTTTGAACAAATATACGATAACCGTTAGGTTGGATTCTTACACTGTCACTAACAGACATGTTGTAACAATAAATGTCTCTAGTCAATGAGTACACACTAGAAGAAGGTGCCATACTTAAAATCGTCGTAGTGCCGTCAAAAACAACAGAACCATCGTCGCCAGTTCCATAAACAACATCTGGCGCGTCAAGGAATTGCGCCAATCCGTTTGAACCATATTTGACTACAGCAGGCATCAGGTCTCCTCAATACCGACCACTGTCATATTAACAGATGTTGCAGAAGAACATAATGCCGTCAATTGGTCACTGTTTGTAGCGTTTGCTGTAGAGCCGTTGTTTGTCATAACCAAGGAACAGTTAAAGGAAATTGTCTCATTAGCCGCAATTGTCATTGCACTTAAAATATCGTGCGTAGCGGCTTCCGTGACATTTAATGGCTTGAGGCGAACTGTCACCGTCTTTGCTGCTGCCGTGGTATTTGTCAAAATAATTTGCTTGACGACTGTCGTTGTACTGATGGGGACAGTGTAGTACACGGCAGTTGAAGCCGTAAGTTGCGATGGTCCGACAAGTCTTTTCTGTGTTAAGGGCATTACATAACCTCCATTATAAATCTCATTTCAGCATCACGCACATTCGTTGTCAAAGCAACAGTACCAGTAGCATTGGGTAAAGTAATTGTTCTATCGGCAGTTGGGTCAGTAACGCTTAGGGTTGTTTCGTAAGTATTCGCAGTTGCGCCTTCAAAAATAACTGAACCTGTTAAGGCAATATTGCCGTCAACATCTAGTTTTTCAGCAGGGTCGTATTTGCCAATACCCACACGATGGTTAGTAGCATCAACTTTTAATGTTGTGGAACTTATCCCAGCCCCATCAACTCTTAGGTCTCCTTCTAATACAAGACCAGTTGAGGTGTCATATAAAAGGTTTGCACTGCCTGCGGGATTGTTTGAACTATCTTTGTAAACGACCTGATACGCATCACCAGCAACAGGACCTGTTGCACCTGAGGGTCCCTGCGCTCCAATTGCTCCCTGCGGACCCGTATCACCTTGAGGTCCAGTATTACCATTTGTGCCATTCATGCCAGGATAGCCCTCTGGACCTTGTGGTCCAGTTGCACCCGTTGGTCCTGCTGGGCCTTGCGCTCCCGTTGCTCCCTGAGGTCCAGTATCTCCCGTTGGACCAGCATCCCCCGTGGCACCTGTTGGTCCTACTGGACCCTGCGCTCCCGTTGCTCCCTGAGGTCCAGTATCTCCCGTAGCACCCGTAGGACCCGAAGGACCCTGCGCTCCCGTTGCCCCCTGAGGACCTTGCGCTCCAACATCGCCAGTACGAGCAAAAGTAATAATGATGCTCTCACTATTACTAAACGCCGTAGCAGAACCTGAAACATACGAACAGTCAACATCAAAGAAGCCTGTTTCTTCCGTGACAGCAGAAATGGTAAACAAAGCAAAATCTGATGAATCAGCCTTATTAGAAATACGGAAGTGACCCTTTATCGTACTTGTTGAGTCGTCAATAGTTCTTAGATATGACTGAATGTCAGTTGCGTTGACATCAACATCGTCAATTTTTAGTTCTGAAGCAAGACTGATGTTTGCGTTGCTGAATTTAAGTTTTCCTGTACCAGGATCGGTATGTGCTGTATCGGTATCAAATACATATTCAAATGTGATTCCGCCAAAGTTGCCTTGGGCACCTTGTGGTCCTGTTGCGCCTTGGCTTCCTGTCGCGCCTTGAGCGCCCACATCACCTTGCGGACCCTGAGGACCCGTAGAACCTTGTGCGCCAGTGGCTCCTTGCGAGCCAGTTGCACCTTGGCTTCCAGTTGCGCCTTGCGGTCCGACATCACCTTGTGGACCAGTCGCGCCCTGAGCGCCTGTAGCACCTTGTGGTCCAGTCGCCCCCTGTGCGCCTTGAGGTCCAGCATCACCTTGCGGTCCTGTCGCTCCCTGACTTCCAGTAGCACCCTGCGCTCCCGTAGCGCCCTGTGGACCTTGCACGCCCTGTGGACCCGTCGCCCCCTGAGCACCAGTGGCTCCTTGCGAACCAGTCGCACCCTGAGGACCAGACTCCCCCTGAGGTCCTTGTGAGCCAGTTGCGCCCTGAGGTCCAGTTGAACCTTGCGCACCTGTAGCCCCCTGAGCGCCAGTTGCACCCTGAGGTCCTTCAGGTCCCTGACTGCCAGTAGCGCCCTGTGCTCCAGTACTACCCTGAGGTCCTGTCGCTCCTTGGGCACCCTGACTACCCGTTGAACCCTGTGGTCCAGTACTGCCTTGCGGACCTTGGGCACCCTGTGCGCCCATTTCTGCAATAAGAGTCCAGAATGTTCCTTCTACGGGCGTATCGCCAGTGTTGCCCCCATTTGCATTAATGCGGTACCAAGTCTCGCCGTTATATGTGGCAACATCACCAATCGCATAAGAAGATCCAATATTGTACGCACCAGTAAAATTCCATAAGGCGTTAGCCCCCTGTGGTCCCTGAGCGCCCTGCGGACCAGTACTGCCCTGTGGACCCGTACTTCCTTGAGGACCCTGCGAACCCGTAGCACCCTGACTACCAGTTACTCCTTGAGCGCCCGTACTACCCTGCGGACCAACATCACCTTGAGGACCAGTCGCACCCTGACTACCCGTCGCACCTTGCGCTCCAGTTGCTCCCTGAGGACCTTGCGCTCCTTGAGCGCCTTGAGGACCGACAGCAGTGGTAGGAACAAACTTGGTGCCATTAAAAACTAGGGCTTGAGCACTTGTTGCGCCAGTCGGGTCAATCTCAATACTGTCAACGGTCAAGGTACTTGAAGACAATGCTCCAGTAACTGTAAGTGATGTTGCATTTCGTGAGCCGTCTGCAAGAAGGTACTGAGTATGGTCGTCGTCGCTAAGACCAGTGAGAGAACCGTGGTCAGATACTGGCTCTGTTGGTACGCCACCACCAGAAACAATAGAGCGCACATCCGTTACAGCAACAAACGCTGCACTTGGCGTATTTTCAAATGAATTTTTACACTCATAAATAATTTTATAAAGAGGTCTAAATTCAACAATAGGGAACCCAGCCAAGTCTAGGTCACTATAAATAGCCGCTTCAGCAGCGCTCTTTTGACCATAACTATTTTGACCAAGAATTGAAATTACTGGATAGTTAAGATTGTTAGTAGCAATGATGAATGACACACCAAAATAGTTGTTTTGAACATCAACGGTAGACCATGTACCAGCAGTATTTAAGTTATACCGAGGGCGAGATGTACCCTGCTTTAACGGGAATTGTGTTGGCGCATCATGTTTCCAATGCGCATTAGTGCGATAAAAAACAGGGATTTCAGCAATACCTTGAAGAACTTGTTCCCAAGTATTTGCTGTAGGTGTATTTGAATGTGTGATGTCAACTTGTAAATCTTCATCAAAGAAAGTTCCGTCAGCGATATCTAGTTGAGCGTGAGAATCTAGCGAACCATTACCATCAAGAATATAGTTGTTCGCGCCAAATCCGTTGGCGATAGCCGCGCCACGAGTTCTGTGAAGATACTCGTGTGTTTGCCAGTCAAGAACAATGCCGTGGCGTTCATCAGCAAAGAAGTATGCTTTGTTGTCTACTTCATTCCAGTAAATATATGCGGTAGGGGTGTCGTTTTCCCAATCAAAATATGATGTGCGATACGAAAGAACACCAGTATTGCTGTAATAAATATAGTAAAGACCACTCGTGTCAGGAATGTCAACAGTTTCCGTAGTTGTTTTCGTATATTTGACACCCTTGCACCAGACTTCAAATGATGCTGAAACTGGGGAGATTGAGAATCGTCGGTTGCCTTCATCAAAAGCAATAGTGCTTTGCGACTTATCAGTATGACCAATTGGTTCTCCACCAGGAAGATTGACTGGGGCAGTACCTGGAGCGAACTTAGTACCGTTATAAACAAGCGTGTTGCCTGTAGCCGCACCAGTTGTATCTACTTCAATACTGTCAACATAAAGCGTAGGAACTTTAAGGGTGTCGTCAGTCTTTAAAACATTGGCAGAGTCACGATAAATGTTGGTATCAACAGCATCAGTTCCATTACCCCACGAAATTTTTCCGCCAGCATCAATACTGAGGCGAGGATTAGCATCACCATTAACGCCAACATCTATGGCGGTGTCTGCTGCTGTACTAAAAAATCGTGCGCGGATAGCCGCGAAAAACTTGTTTGCCATTGAGCCTCAACTCAAAATAGGTGACCCCGCAAGGTCTATAATTTTAGCCTGTTACTACTACTCGGTAAGAAGAAGCACCAGGCGCGACACTGAAAGTAACTTGAACTCTGTTGACCGAGGACCGAACAACATCTGTAAAAACAGTGTCGTACGAGGCTGAGTCAAAAACTTGAACTGTGACATCGCGCGTATTGAAGTTGTGGTCAATATCAAATGTTGTCGCAACGCCAGTTACTGTTTGCGAAGCAACACGAGCCAATGCTGGGGTGTTGGTTGTGCCTCCAGTGATGTCGCCAGCAAGGTTAGTTCGTGCGCCACCAGCAGTACCTGAGCCAGTACCACCATCTGCGACAGCAATATCAGTGCCGTTCCATGTACCAGTTGTGATGGTTCCAAGGGTTGTAATTGTTGCTTGACCAACATAGTTAGTTGAAATGTCAATTGCGTCAGACGAAACAGAAATACGGTTTTCTGTTCCGACGGCATCAATTTTGTTACCGTCTTTAGTTAAACCGTTTCCAGCAATACTTTGACCAGCAGATGAGAACTGAACGAAAGTGAGGTTGGTCGTATTGAGGGTGATAGTGCCGTCTGTTGTAAGAACCCAACCCGAGTCAGACCATGCTGTTCCTTGCTCAATAAAAACAAACAAGCCCGGCGTAACTTCAGATGATGCGTTAGCGTCTGATGCTCGTGTTAAGACCCAAGGGTTTGAACCGTCACCAGCGTCAGTGACAGTGTAAATACCGTTATAGGGGGCATTGCTGGAAGTCTCATTTTTGACAAGGATACGAACACCCTCATCAACACCACGAGTCAATGTCGTTCCGTCAACAACTAGAGCGGCGTTTGCCGATGCTGTCAAAACATTAGATAAGAATGTGTATCCAGACAAAACAGCGTTAGTTGCCAATTTTGCTGATTGCTTGACATCTAGACCCGAGCGAGCAGCATCAACATATGCTTTGTTGGCTGCGTCAAGATCATTTTCTGGTGCCGTTACCTGTAGGCGACCATTAGCATCTCGCACTGCCAAGGTTCCGTTTGTATTGGATGCTGTGGCATTATTTAATAGGGTGTAAAAAGCACTCGTTAAAAGACCAGCGTTGCTTCCGTCAGCAAGGTTGAGAGTGAGGGTGATTTCCCCCGCGTTGCTTTCGCCAACCGTCAGGGCGCTAGCGTAAGTTCCAGCGGATGTAACGCCATTGATAAGCGTTTCCCAAGCCGCACCTGTGTAGTATTTTACAGCATCGTCGCCCGTATGGTAAAACATACGACCTTCAAATAGGTTGCTATCAGGATTAGCGCCAAGTTTTTCAAATGTACCATTTAGAATCTGATTGCTATTCAGATCTAAATTTGTAAGAAATTTTGTTGCCATTGAATTTATCCTTTAGGTCAAATACGCATAGCCCGAAAAAGGCGCAGTAAAAGATACACGCACCTGAGATGTACTTATATATGATACTTCCCCAATAACCGTTGTAGATGCAGTATCAACCACAGTTACGCTTGGATACCCACCTAGGGTGTGATTAATGGTCCATGTGGAAGATGCTGATGCCTGAGTATGAACATGACGAGTTGTTGCACCGGGGATAAAAAATGGAGATGCAGGCCATCCTGACGATGTTTTTGGTCCCCATAATGAACTATTTGTAGTATTTACATATATTTCACCAACTCTGCCAATGTTGGAGGTCGGGTTTGTGGTTCCAGTGACAATTCCAAGACCCTTTGACCCCGAAATGCCAACTAACGAAACAAGGACATTAGTAGTTTCCTCATTTACGGAAACAAGGTTGCGTAACTGGTCGGGGGCATTCTCAATATTTAGTTTTGTTACTTCTTGGACTACCGAGACATTGACATCGGTCATCTAGTGACCTCTAATTCAAGTTTTATTTTACCTTTTAAGATGCGAAACACTCTACTTTGTGCGTCAACGATCTCAATGTCGTACACGCCATCCGAAGTCATCAGGGCAGTATCCGCGGCAAGGATAACTAAAGTAACTGTACCTTCATCGCCACCGAGTGTAATTCCACCATTTGCGGTGGTTAGTGATTTGACGATAGTAGAAGAGTCAATTTCTGTTCTAATTTGCATACGAGCGGTAAAGCCCGTCAAATCATATATTGAATCATCGGAATTAGTTATAGTTACAACACGCTCAAAATGAGCGCCCTGGTCAATTGTAAAGTTATAATTGCCAGCAAGCACACTAAACCTCCAAAACAATGGCTACAACTAATTCTAGCCCTAAATGTGACAGTTTTACAGCATATAAGCAAACGGAGCGGTCAGGAGGGTACCGCTCCGTTGCTCTCCTTGTCGGGAGGACCTTATTCTTCGTCGGTATCTTCGTCTAGGTCATCATTATCGCTATAAAAGAATGATGCATCTAATTCTCTAGTCATCATAATTTCTCTGGCACAATCAAGCATTCCCGTACCAAGCCAAGTAGTCATCCCATCGGATGTCCCAAGGTGAAGGTCGCGAGAATCATTATCAAGTACTTCGGCAATAATGATCCAGTTTGTGATCATTTGCTCTGGGAACGCCTCGGATATTAGACCCTGTAGATCTTTATCATCGTAAGGATTTCCCATTTATATATTTTAGCAGTCAAATGAGACTAAAGAATTAAACTAAAATCATGCCTGTACAATGAAAATCTTTCCACCACTAGGTCCAGTATCCCCAACGGTGTATGACCGATAAGCCAAAAATGAGCGTACAGGGCGTACAAAAGCATTTGTTGTTTTTGTTTGACCATTTAGACTACCAGTATCTATTCTTTGCGTCCATGCCAAGGATGAACTGTTGAGGTACTCAGTTGAAGTCCAGTATGCGCCAGTCTGAAGGTCACCAATAGCCTCCCTCTGAATACGCAATTGAGCAAATTCATCCTTTGATGGCAAAAACCAGTCAGAATAACCGCCATAAACTAAATCTGCACAATACGCAGAGGCGTTAGTTGACGCAACACCACCAGTATCAGCAATGATATCTATTGTATTTTGCGCTCCAGTACCAATAGCAACGCCATCAGCGGCAGTCAGTCCCCCAGTATTCGCAACAATAAATGCCTCATCTAATGAGCCATCACTATTTAGGCGAGCAATAAAGTCAGTTATGGTAGTGCCAATTGTTACAAAAGTACCACCAATAATAATTTTTCCACTAGACTGAATTTCCACACCTTGGACACCCGCACTAGGAGTGCCATTGCCAATGAATGATGTGTCCAATGAGCCATTGCTATTCAGACGAACAAGATTGTTTGCTGTCGTGTCATTGAATGCAGTAAAATTTCCACCTACAACTATTTTACCGTCAGACTGAATTCCCATATCATAAACACCAAGAGTTGCAGTAAATCCAGTACCAGCATTTGTAGTAAATGCGGTATCTAATGAGCCATCGCTATTCAGTCTTGCAATTCTATTTACGGTAGTCCCATTGAATGAAGTTATACCGCCACCTACTAATATTTTACCATCAGACTGAATTTGTATTACAAAAACAGTGTTAATAAATCCAGTACCAGCAGCGGCAACGAAATCGGTGTCTAATGAACCACCACTATTTAGACGAGTTAAATACCTTGTAGTAGTTCCATCAAATGTAGTAAAATATCCACCTACAACTATTTTACCGTCAGACTGAATTTTAATTGCTGAAACAATGTAATTAAATCCAGCACCAGTAGCAGTATCAAAATCAGTATCTAATGAACCATTACTATTTAGGCGAGTTAAATAATTTACGGTAGTTCCGTTGAATGTAGTAAATTGACCACCTACAACTATTTTGCCGTCAGACTGAATTTCAATTGCTTCAACAACGCCATTAAATCCAGTACCAGTGTTAGTTGTAAAAGTTGTATCTAAAGTGCCATCAGAATTTAAGCGAACAATACGACCTACGGTAGTTCCATTGAATGTCGTGAAAGAACCACCTACAAGTATTTTTCCGTCAGACTGAATTGCTATATAACTAACGGAGTGACTAAATCCAGTACCAGTAGTAAACGAGTTATCTAATGAGCCATCGCTATTCAGGCGAATTAAACAATTTACAATTATATTATTGAATGAAGTAAAACCACCACCAACAAGTATTCTTCCGTCAGACTGCGTTTTAGTTATATAAACGACCAGATTGGCACCCGCCTCAACCACACCAGAAGATGGTGCCCAAAGTCTAGTTACTTCTTGAGAGGCTGGCGCAACTTCAAAACATGTTATTGGAGTAAAAAATTCCTTACAGATGTGTTGAATCGTAAAACCCATTGGGCGTGATTTTTCTACAGCATTAATCACTGTCTCGGAGTCTTCTAAGACAACCCCACCTGGAGTTTCCGATGTATATGTTTCAAGGGTAATAGTCCACGGGTTGACAATTGGATCTACTATATAATTTACGGTTTTCGTGCCAGTAAGAACAGTTTGAGCAGATTCAATGATTGCAGTCTTTGTTCCAGCGTTGTGACCTATTCTTGCTGTCGTAATCTGATCTCGTCGCCCTTGGACAAAGTTGTTGTCAGAAGTATCGTATGACTCAATTTCATCCCAATCCGCCGTAGCGTTACCGTCAGCAGGATCGTCTATTAATGATACAAAAGAAGCCCATGTAGTTGGCAAGTTACCCCACGGAGTAGAGCCACCAGCAGATTGACTGAGTTTTGTGCCAACAATCTGGGCAAGCCAAGGAAGGAATTCCTTGTTCGCTACTTGTGGTTCAACTAAAGAACTTTTTGTTGAGTTGTCCGTTGCGTCATATCCGCCATCAATATCCAAATAGGGGAATGAGTCAAGTTCGTCAACTGCCTTACCTGCATAAGCCAAACCAACATCCATGAGCCTTAGCATGGGGAAATTGGGCGCTGTTTGCTCCGAGTCTTTTTCTATAAAAAATACTGGCATCCGTTCCATGCACATACGCAAAAAGAGGTTATTTCTAATTGCATAGGTGTTAGTCAAAACTGGGTGGGCTAAATAAATTGCTGAGTTATTGTGATTTACAATTTGGATTGTTGTGGTGAAACCAGTATTTCCCTCAGTTGGGGGGACTACGATCTCTGGTCCACGAACAATTCCCCATGTGAGGGCGTTTAATACTGTTGTGACTGAACTGCTATCGCCATACGAAGAAGTGACAGTTACGGTTGCGGTTACTTTAGACTCACAATAGATGCGACCATAAAATGTAATGAAGTCATTCTTGTACGAAGATGGTAATTGAATCTGTTCGTGTTGTAATGTTACTTGACTAGAGGACGATGGGGTCACCTTTAGCGTATGGTATTGATTTTTAAATCTAAATGAAAAATCAACACTTGATGTTCCATTTGTGGTTTGCCAAGTTCCAGTAGATGTATTGAAATAAAAATCTTCTGGATCAAGTAAATTTCTACAACTACCACTTAGGCTTTCCGCAGCATCAGAACTAGTAGCCATATTAAATGCTTTCTGTGGTTACGGAAGAGACGGGGAGCGTGCCTTTGAAGTTGAAAACAACATTGCCAGAAACATCTACTGATGCAAGTTCACTACTATTTGCATTGACACTCATTGTGAATGAGTCAACATAGTCAACGCCAGAAATTTGAGAAACATCGGCAATCATCTGATTTTTACGAATTTGTGTTGTAAAAGGATATTCAGATGGAGATAAATAATTAGTTAAATATGAATCTATTTCTGTTCTAACATCAAGTGATGAATAGCCTTCAATGACGGCAACTGAAACCGTAACTGAAATGTAAGCAAGAATAACATCGGTAATAGACACATCAAGACCACCAATGCATCTTGAAGCGATATCGTCAGCAATTACGCCCTTTTGTTCTGCCGTTAGACTAGCGCCAGTTGAATCTGATAAGAAAATTGTAATAGCGCCAGTCTGTTCAGCAGCATCAAATCGTACTGTGTCCAAGATCTCCACCTGAGGTGACTGCCCACCTACGGTGGTTAGAACGGTAGTTGCCGCTCCAGTATAAGAATATTCAGCAACTACGCTTCCACTAGCAACTACACTTGCATTAGTGCCTGAGATGCCCCAAATGGTTTCATAATCATTAATCCCAGTATTTGTAACTCGGACCGTTGAGGCTGCGCTCATAATGGGAAATGAGGCTGTTGGTAAGGTATAAAAACTTTCGCCAGTTGAAGTATATTTAATGGCATCATAGCCAGTTCCAGTATTGGCGAAGACTGCCCGTACTACGCCTGCCGAGTACCTACCAAGTGAATCTGCCTCTAATTTAACCAAACGAGTCAAGTCATATGTTTCTACACGGTAGGTGTCAGAGTAATTCGTCAAAATATAGTCTGTTGTCTGCGATGCCGTAGCCAATGAACGACTAAGACTTCCGAGGTATGTCCGTGTACGGCTAAAGAATTCAGCGTCTGTTTCCGTTGCCTCACCTTGAACTAAGGTTCCATCAAATTGTGCGTCAATTAATTTGACAATTGGACTCAAAATTGTCAAAACTGTTCCATCAGCAATAACTGGTTTTGCGCCAGAAGTAATTGCCTTTACCTGCGTTGAAGCCGACTCCGTATCCCCGCTGGCAATAGTTACTGATGCCGTGGTCTCAAAGATATGAAGGACCACTTGGTCGTCAGTAGTCTCGTAGTATCCAACTTGAGTTCCAGCAGGAATCGTCAAGCCAGAATCATCAATTGCCGAAAAGATAACAGCACCAGAAGCAAATGTTGACTCAAGGCGATACATGCCCATGACGCGGAGCATTCCCTCAATGAGGCTATTTGGAAGCCTATTGATCGCCCCTGTGACGAGACCTGAGACATACGCCATTGCCTGAAGCATGGCATCTTCCACGGTTCCTGTTCGTGGGT